AGAGAAAGCTATAGCTGTTGTCACAGCTGATGGTGAGGTTCTGGAAGCTAAACGTACTGGATATGGAACAAACAATGAAGCTGAATATGAAGCCTGTATTCGAGGACTTGAAATTGCTATTGATGAAGGATGGAAGGACATTGAAGTATGTTTGGACTCTCAAATAGTTATTTACCAGCTAATGGGCAAATGGAAAGCCCAGGATAAGTTTCACCATTATATTGACCGGTTTAACGATCTGTCCAAGCAATTTGATAGTTTACAAATTACTTATGTCAGGAGTAGAGTTAATTTAGCTGATGCTGAGGTTAAGAAGCTCCTGGATATAAATGAGATTCCCATGTTTAAGATCACTAAGGAGGAATTGTCAAGTGGAAAGAATACTTGAAGAGTTTAAAAGGAAATACTGGAGGAAGATAAGGAAAAAGCCTAATGTATCTGGATATTCAGGTATCCTACATCCCAGAATAAAGGATGGTAAGGAGATATCTGGAACTAAATGTATAAGGATCTATGTAGAGAGGAAAGTTCCATTATGCTCTTTATCGCCTAAAGAGAGGATTCCTAGACAGCTAGAGCTAAGTGGATCATCAATAGAGACAGATATAGTTGTCCTTCCAAAAATAAGGTTCATGGACGGTGTAGTCCGGACTACACCTGAGGATCATCAGAAACGTTACAGACCAGCTCCAGCTGGAGTATCATGTATCCATAAAGATGGGACAGCATGTACTCTCTCTTGGTTCTTTAAGAAGGACTGTAAGGTCTATGTTGCTCTCAATAACCATTGTGGGAGTTTAGAAAATACTGCAAAGATTGAAGATGAGTGGCTACAGCCTAGTCCCGATGATGGAGGAGAGTTTCCAAGAGACATCATAGCTAAGCTAGCTTTCTATATCCCTACAAAGTATAATGGATACAAATGTCCATACAGGAACTTTGCTTATAAGATCTATAAGGGGCTTTATTATTTGACACACTTCAAGCCATACGAAGCTATAAATTATGTGGACATATCATTTGGAGAGCCTACTAACTTAGAGGACTTGTCATTCACAATCTATGGGATAGAAGGTAAAGTCGTAGGTAAAGGGGAACACAGGAAGGGACTCAAGGTCTACAAGTCAGGTAGAACCACAGCTGTTACTGAAGGGACAATAGACGACCCCAGCTGGAACGGATATGTCTATGGTAGAAGGGGAACAGCATGGTATGAAGATTGCGTCCTAGTTAAGGGGAAATGTGCAGGTGGGGATAGTGGAAGTCCCATTGTCTCAATAGCTCATAATGGTTTGCTTTATCATGGAGCTTTATTTGCTGGTAGCGATCAGGGAGTTTTCATCTACTGTAAGGTTGAGAATATAGAGAAGATAGCTGGTGTAGAGCTAGTAACAACTTAAATATCTCTTAATTTAAAGAATTAGAGGAGGGAAATGTATGTCTGAGGAAGAGGAAATAGTGGAGAAGACTAAACTGGACATGATAGTGGAGGCACTGTCCAAGGCTACAGCTCCAATAGTGGTGTTCTTCCTGTTATTCTGTATCTTAGCTGGTTTGCTATATAGAGGGGCATTGTCAGCTCAGGATTTTAAGGAGCTTGTACTAGCTGATGGAATAGTGTCCGCTATACTTAAGCTGGTTAAAGAGTGAGATAAATGAGGGTCATCAGGAGAAGGAGAGCTCCTCCTGTAGAGAAGGTCTCTATAGAGAGCCTAGCTGCTAGTCCTGAAGAAAGGACTCAAATGTGGTCTACCCTAGAAGAGAGAATAACCTCCACAGTAAGCAAGGAGCAGCTAGAGAAGCTCTACCACGTTGACGGTTTGATATTTGCTCAAGTGAATGACTACGTAATGTACATTGTTAGGCCAGGATTCTATTTCCTGTCTGACAATACGGACTTGGTAAGGGAATGCGAGAAGTGGGCTGAGGACGTTAACTTACTAGCCCTAATGGAGGAAGTTGTGAGAGACATATTTGTGACCGGGGCTGGCAATGCGTTCCTTGAGCTCGGATATACTGAGGATAGTAGAGACATTCTTAAGCTTAGGGTTATTAATCCTAAGACTGGAATAGGCTATATCAGGGATAAACGTACAAAATCCGTTAAGCTAGATGAGAACTTTGAACCTCTAGGCTTCATACAGGAAAAGAACATGCTTGGACAGAAGGTGGAATGGTACAGGGACAGGATACTGGTGGACGGTAAGAAGGTATGGAGCCCCAAGTACCCAGGGGACGATGGTAGAGACCGTATAGCACACTTCAAGCTATTCGGACTTGGAGAATCTATGCTTGGACAGAGTCCATTGGAGACAATATTCAAGCAGGCATTGATACGTCTTAACCTAGAAGACAATGTAGGGGAAGGTGGATTTAGATCTGGAGCTGTAATTGCCTATGTTGGGGAGTCAGGTAAGCCTCCAGTTAAGGATGCTGATGTTGAGAGCGTAGTTAACATCCTTAAGCGGATAACGGTAGACAGTATCTTTGGATTCAAGCATAACGTACGTGTAGAGAGGTTTCCATCCCCAGACATAAAAGACAGAGACAGCCTGATAAGATACTTTGCTGATGTCCAGTCAGCTGGGATGGGTATCCCTCTAGCTAAGTACTTCACCAGTGGAGTGGGACAGAGACGTAGGGACCTTGAGCTCATGAATCTGGACTTTGAATATAGAGTTATAGCTCTACAGGATAGGTTAGCTGAGCAGATGAGGGAGAAGCTATTCTACAGAGTCCTGAAAGCCAGGGGAAGAGTGAAAAGGCTAAGTGAAGTTCCTAAGGTAGTGTTTAGGAGGAAGACTCCCATGATGCAGAGACAGCGTAGCTCGGACATCTCAAGGCTGTTCAGGAGGGACATACTAACATGGGACCCTGAGCTGGAGAAGCTCCTAAGAGAGGAGTTTGGGCTTCCAACATCATTTGTGGACAAGACACTTGGACTGTGGAGGAAGTACTGGAAGTCCAAGAAAAAGGAAAATGCTAGTCCAGAAGACATAGAGGACATTTTTAGAGAAGCACTGGAAGAGATGGGGGACTAAGCCTTAAAGAGGATAGAATGTGACAGATGTCACAGAAAGTTTAAAGAGTCCAAGCTATTTGACACTCTTGATGGAAGAAAGCTATGTGTAAGATGCTTTAGAAAAAGCAGTCCGGCTGTTAGTGTGTCGTTGAATAGGTCACTTAAAGTGTTTAATAGGAGGAATAAGAAATCAAATCTAAAGTCCAAGCATCTAAAGAGGAGCTAGAAGACCTCTACTGGGATAGAGGGCTAAGTACTAAAGAGATAGGACAGAAATTTGGAGTGTCAGAGGCTGCTATTAGGAGGATAATGGACAAGTACGGGATTCCTAGACGTAGCAATTCAGATGCACATTTAAATTATTATAGGAGAACAACTAGGAATGATCCTGAACCCTCAATAGCTTCGTTAGAAGATCTATTAGCAAATCTACAAGCTGCTAGTCCAGTTGATTATGATCCTCCAAACAGAGAGAACCTGTCTATCCCAGTTCCTCTTAAATGTCTAGAGAAGAACAGGAAGCTGGATGCAACAGTCACATTAGTTTTGTCCGATCTACATCTTGGACACGAGAACCATCTTCCTGACACCTATTGGAGCACCATCGGCAACCTGTGTAGGGTATTAAAGGCCATTACATGGATGTTCAACATCAAGAGAGCCTCTCTAGTGCTAAATGGGGATATTGTGTCTGGAGTTGGAGTGTACCGTGGACAGGAATTCCAGAACATAGTTTCCAGGGGACACTGGCAGGTGTTTGTAGCTGAGGTTGTTATAGAGAGGACTATGAAGCGGATAGAAGAATATGTTGGTTTAGACAGGATCTACTTAGTCAAGGGGACACATGAATCTAGAGAAAGCAACTACATGCTCTACTTAAGGAAAATATTTCATCCATTGTCCGTTTATTCTAGTAAGTCTCTCATCCTCAATGTTGCTGATCCAATTGGAAAATATAACATATTGTTTACTCATGGTAGAGGTAGATCATCCTATTATCCAGTTTCCTATGAGCAGATTAGGAACATATGGAAGGCTGTTAGGCAGCTAGATGTTCCAGTAGAGAAGGTCTGTGTGGGCCACAGCCACTGGCTGACTCCTGAGCTAGACTTGGAAGGAGTATCTGTATGTGTTACTGGAGGATTCCAGAAATGGGAGTACACTGTCCCTCAGCGTCCATGTGGCATGCTACTAATATTGTACTGTGACGGTGAGGCCAGTGTGGTTCCTGTTAGACCTGATCCCCAGATAGAAGCTAGAGAAAAGAATGAACCTGCACTGGAATACAAGAACATGAGATACTATGCTGAGCTGCTTTCTGAACATATGAAGAATGAACCTGCTAATTAATGGTGAGTCGGTATGAAGCGGAATAGTCTATTAGAGAAGCTACTGAATGAGGAATATGTCAGGAGCCTAAGTGAACGGAGATATAAAGAGCTTATGTTCTGTAAGGAGATACTATCAGAGGATGAACTTAGACAGTACAGCTCAATAAGTGTGGCGTACTCAGTAGCTAGGAACAAATTGATAGAGGAGATACTGCCAAAAATAGATGAGGAGCTAGCCTTCATAGCTAAACATAAGCATTTCAACACTATACATGCCTATGAATACTACAGGGACAAGATACAGAGCGTCCTAGATGAGATGTAGTCCGGACTACAAATGTTTTTCTAACTGACATTTGAGCTTCATTCCTTGGGAGCTCAAATGTCCAGTGATCGTAGTAACTTCCTATTCTTATGGCATAGTGTTAGTGCTCAAATAAGATCTGGCTATGGCGGATGTACTAGACATATAGTAGGAAGGCTAGCTAAGAAGGGATTTAGATTTGTAACTACACATTACTATGGTATAGACCCTGGTGGAGTGCTAGTGCTAAATGGAGTTCCAGCTCTACCTGCCAAGACAGGTAGCTTTGGAGAGCTGTCTGTAAGACACTACGTTAACACATTAAAACCGAACATGGTGTGGTTGCATACTGACCCATGGGCCTTCCCTTGGATGGTGAGTTTACCATGCTTGACTGGTAGCTATGGACCCTTAGATCATATTCTTTATCCAGAGAATCTTCAGCAACTCATGAGGCAATATAATTATAGAGTGGCCCCTGCTAAGTTTACAGTAGAGGAGTGGGCTAAGTATGACCCTCCAGTGTACTTCGACTGGATACCTCATGGTGTAGAGACCTCTGTCTACAAACCAATGGACAAGGCTGAAGCTAAGCGATTCTATAAGATAGACCCAGAGTCATTTGTAATGGGAATGGTTGGTGCTAATAGTGATAAAGAGCCGAGAAAGGGATGGACATTGATGTTCAAGGCTATCAGGATGTTCCTAGATAACAATCCTGATGTAAGAAACTTTAAATGTGTAGTGTACACTAACCCTAAAGATCAAAGAGGAATAGATATTGAGCTGTTCCTTAAGAAGTATAAGCTAACAGACATTTCCGTTACACAGTCTCCATTCCTGTTTGAAACAGGGATCAAGGATGAGGAGATGGCTAGACTGTACAATGCATTTGATGTACTGCTACATGCATCGTACCGTGAAGGATTTGGGCTTTGCATGTATGAGGCAATGAGCTGTGGAGTCCCAGTAATAGCCCATGACTTCAGCTCAATGACCGAGGCTGTTGTAGAGGAGAATGGCACTAGACATGGATGGCTTGCTAAGACAGCTGTCTATGTTGACACCCCTATAGGTGCTACCAGTGCCATCCCAGACGTCTACTCCATAGAGAAATGTATAGAGAAAGCATACTTTAGGGGAAAGACTAGACTTAGATATGCTAGGAATGCTAGGAAGTTTGCATTGAAGTTTGACTGGGACAGGATAGTCAATGAGATGTGGACTCCATACCTGGACAGAATAATAGAGGAGAACCGGCCTAAGGATCTTAGCAAACGTAAGCTTGTGTAGTCCGGACTACACTTTAAGGTGTGTAATTAGATATGGCTAGAAATAAGCTTCCAGACATCATGGCTGGCTGTATGGTTAAAAGTGTTTGAGTATGGCAAGAGCAGTGACAGGACTCTAGACCTAATCAAGGTCTTCAAGAAAGAGTCTGGCTTCAACGTTGAAGTGTATCAGGAGCCAAGTGACATCTACCTTAAAAAGTATGGTACACATGCATCTGGATGTGTACTTAGAGACTTCCAGTCCCTGATGATGGACAATGAGGACTATTTTCTTATGCTGGACTCACATATAATGAGTGCTCCTAAGGATTATATTGAGAGGCTACTGTTCATAGACACTGATATTTCAGCTCCATATGTGTGGAATGAGGGACACACCCATTTCTATGACAGCTGGTGCTTCAGGATAGACAATAAAAGGTTCTCTCCATTCCATCCTCCAGACCAGCTATACTGCTTCGAAGTTGACAGTGTAGGCACCACGTGGCTAGCTACTAGAGAGTCATTCCTAAACACATTTGTCTCCACCAACCCACTGAGCTTCTTCTACAATGCAAGGACAATGGGATATGATGTTGTAGTAGACCCTAAGACACGTGTCGTACACTCAGACCTGACCAAATATGGGATAGTTAAGCTTCCTCCTCCACCTGAGCTTGGATACTATCCTAGTGAGGGGCTAGTTGACTCTTCCTTCCCAGTCACACCATACAAGAAGACAAGCAAGTCCATCTTCCATCGGACTTTGTATGATAGCTTATGGTATTTCGTAGAGCTTAAAGCTCTTGAAGAGTGGTGTGTGAGCCCTATATACAAAAAAAGGACGTTGAGGACATGTAGAAGCTTTGTTGACATGAACACGTTCTTCTGTACCAGAGATCCCTTCAAGATTAACGTAATGTACAAGGTTGAGATGTATCCTAGATATATAGAGGTAGAGCTGTCCAACATTTGCCCCTTCAAGTGTATATGGTGTGAAAGGACATATCTTGAAGAAGAGCCTAGGCTGATGAGCTGGAAGGAATTCATGCTTATAATGAGCAACTTCCCTGACCTAGCTCAGATGTCGTTTACTGGTATAGGGGAGGCATGGACCAACCCTATTTTCCTAGATTGTATTAAGTATATAAAAGAGAGAGGAGTGTTCTTTGAGCAATATGACAACATGCAATTCATCACTAAAGAGAGAGCTGAAAAGCTAGTTAAGTATGGGGTTGAAAGAATAATTATCTCTCTAGATGCAGCTACTAAGAAGACTTATGAGAGAGTTAGAGTTGGACATAAATGGGATAAGATGCTGGATGGGCTTCGATATTTACAAAGAGCTAAGAAGAAGTTTAACGCTTACTACCCAGTTATTGGGATTCACTTTGTTATTAACAAGGCTAATGTCCATGAAGCTCTAGACGTGTTAGATTTAGCTAAGCAGCTAGGAGTAGACTTTGTGTTCTATAATAGGCTCCTACATAATTATCCAGAAATAAGTCACCTATACATGGAGATCCCTGAGTCCCTTAGAAGGGACATCATGGAGAGAGCTGGGGACCTGAGCATCAGGATCTCAATCAACCAGCCAGCTCAGGGAAAGCTACCTCCATTGAATGCATGTGTAGCACTGTTCCAGCCCTTCTTCCTAGTCAATGGAGATGTCATCACTTGCTGTGCCCAACATGAGCATAATAAGCGTGACTGGGAAAAGGCAATGAAAATGGGCAACATATTTGAGGCTAGGGACTTCAGGAAGATATGGTATGGCAAACGCTACAGACATCTGAGGAATCTCCTATACCAGAACAGACTTCCAGAGTACTGTATTGACTGTCCAGTATATGAGTGGAGAGGACACAAAGTACACAAGGCAGTTGATTTAGAATGAGAATATTGATTCTTAACCCATCATTCAGAGTGTATGGTGGAGCTGAACTGGCCATCGTCAAGCTAGCTAATTATCTAAGAAACAGAGGAGACTCTGTTACAATCTATACTCTTGAAATGTCCAGTGAAGTAAAAAGAGATCTTGAAGGGACAAGTATTGAACTGTTTAAATCAATTGAGGACTTAAGGAAACATCTCCATGGGACATATGACAGCTATGAGGTGATTAACTCTCACAACCATCCTATGGAGCTAATGCTTTATCCAATAAACTATCCTCATATATGGTTCCACAATGAGCCTCCTGAGTATGTGCTGTATGGAAGGAGGCTTTCCCTATCAGAGAAGGCAATAGTCGTAAAGACAGTGGACAAGATAGTATCAGCTACAATAGTTCCCTTTGGAGTTGACACCACGTTCTTTGACAGGGCTAAGGCTAATCCAGCTAGGGCTGAGATGAAGCTCGGACTACATGAATCAGACTTTGTAGTGTTACATCCAGGATGGTTCAGCCCCTTCAAGAATCAATTTAGAACCCTATTAGCGTATACTGAGCTTCGGGACAAAGTCCCCAACCTTAAGGTTGTGTTTCCAGGTATGACAAATACAGATTACTACAAGTACATTGCCAGAGCCATCAAGATCCATAGCCTAGATGGGATTGTTATTCCTGGATTCATATCTAGAGAGCTTATGAGAGACCTCTATGCAAGATGCAATGTAGCTGTCTTTCCATACAGAGAGCAAGGTGGATTCCTAAGCATATTTGAAGCCCTAGCTATGGAGTGTAACGTCATAGTGTCTCCTGAATCTCCATGTATAGAATACATTGAAGAGAATGGTCTTTGCATAGTATCCAATAATCTGGAAGATGAGATAATAAGGATTTATAAGGGCAAATACGGTTATCCGACAGCTAAAGCTAGGAAGTGGATTTGAAGCATAGAGTTCCAGGATCCATAGAGCCAGGGATATGTGTAGCTAGCCTCTGCCATAATGAGATATCTATCCTTCCACTCTACTACAAATTTGTAAAGCAGTTTGCAGATACTTGGATTATACTTGATGATGGAAGCACTGATGGCAGTGTAGAACACATTAAGAGGCTACAGGATCTTAGAGAGATCGATATAATGCTTGTCTCAAGGCCAGCTTTCCATGTTGCAAAGCATAGAGTCTATTGGGCTAATTGGAATTATATATTTAGGCTCTGTGACAGAAAATGGACCCTTCTAGGATACCTTGATGAAATAACTTATCCGAACCCAGCTGATTATTTCAGGAGAATGATGAAGGAGCATGTAGTCTGGAAGATAGGAAGGGAAGAAATTGTATCCCTAAATCCTTTAAAGTCTCTTGGACGTGAAGGGCCATTTGTGAGGTTCTTTCCCACAGGATCTACATTCTTTGAAGCTAAAGCACAATCAGCACATGTTGAACATCCTATAACCAAATTACCAATCAAAGAAGCTCCATTCAGATTCTTCCATATTGGTAGATGTAGAGAAATAAAGCATATCCAAGAGAAAGAGAGAGCATATGAAGCTTGTGGACCTAGTGCTCTTACCTCTCAATATAACCAAGAAAGGAGACTAGAAGATATTAGGAATGCTCATCTTATACCTGACAATGGCTTTACTAACTGGCTGCTAGGAGGGTAGCGTGTAGTCCGGACTACACTTTGGGAGTAGAGGTAAATGAGAGAATATGTTCAGCTCTTAAGGCCACGTCTATGGTACAGGAACATCCTATGCTTCATAGCTCTTGTGATTTCTGGAGCTCTACTAGATTTCTACAATTACCCAACTTTGCTGTTAAGATTTGTAGCTTTATGTCTAGCTTCAAGCTCAGGATATGTGCTTAATGACATCTTAGATTATGAGTATGACAGAGCTAATCCTGAGAAAGCTAAGAGACCTATAGCTTCAGGAGCTATATCTTTAAAGAGAGCCTTCTGGGCAGGAGTGCTTCTAGCAGCATCTTCACTAGCAATGTCCATAAGTCTCAGGACAGTGTTTCCAGTAGCCCTACTAATAAACAACATTCTATATTCTGTGTACTTCAGGAACATAGGCTTCCTAGATATAGTATCTCTGTCCTCCAACTACCTATTCAGAACTCTAGAGGGATACTCAGCTCTCAATCTGTCCCCAGATCCATATCTCCTGCTATCCATATTCTTCTTTGCTATGCTCATGAGCCTGGGGAAAAGGATAGGTGAGATGAAGCTCCTAGAGGGAAATGTTACTAAGCATAGGAGAAGTCTTCTAGGAATAAGCTTCAGCTCACTTATAACCCTATCAGCAATATACGCAGCCCTGTTTCTCCTCTTTACCTGCCTCTTCCTAGCTAACAGGATAAGTATATGTGTTATTCCCCTAGTGGTCTTCCTCACTAGTAGATATATCTCATACCTTGAATCTAGCCCAGCTAAGGTTAGAGATCCAAATAGCCTCCTAAAAGACAAGGTGTTCCTAGCAGCCTTTGCTATAGGTCTAGCAATTATCCTTGTAGACTTTACATTCAACATCAAGCTCTGGTGATAAAGTTGATCTCTCTTGTGATTCCAGTTTATAACGAGGATAGCTCTATTGGTGAAGTTATAGAGGACTTTATTAAATGTCCCCTAATATCAGAAATCATTGTAGTGGATGATGGATCTACCGATAGGACTCAGGAGGTACTGATGAAGTATCCTATAACCATAATTAGACATGAAAGGAACAGGGGATATCTGGAAGCTATAAAGTCCGGATGTAAGGTAGCTACTGGAGACTACATTATGATTGTGGATGGAGATGGACAGTACAAGTGTAGTCCGGACTTCATAGCTATGAGAGGGGACTATTTACTTTCAGGAGCTAAGACTAACAGAGCTGACCCATTACCTAGAATATTTCTTTCTAGAATAATGAATCTGATAAGCAATTGTGGATACAAATTGTTTCCAAGAAGCCTAGTACCTATACTAATGGAAACTAGGACTCTAAGAAATATTCCACTAACTGAGTTCTGTATTAGAGCTTCTAGAATGGGCTTTGATATTAAAGAGGTAAGCATACCACACTACCCACGTAAGCATGGTAAGAGTAGAATATTCAGGAAATTAGCTAAGTCAGCCATTGAGTCCCTGGTTGGACTCCTAATATTATGGGCTAGGGAAGCTTATGACTTGATATCTGGAGCTATAATTTCAAGAGCTAGAAATCTTCTAAATAGAAATTTCTCTCTAATTGACACAATCTATATTGGAGGACATAGACATGGAAAGTTTCCAGCTTCAGTTAACACTACATTCTTTGAAGAGGGCAAGTATGTTCATCCTCTCATACTAGATGGATATGTGGAAGTAGTAAATGCAAATCTTAGAGTGATTAGACCTCTAATAATTTATTGTAAGTATGGTAGAGGAAGATCTGTCCTTGTAGCATGTGCATACTTAATAAAATATAGAAATATTAGCTGGCTAGAAGCATTTTATAAGGTAAAGCATAAACACTCAATAGCCTACTTGACTCCTGAGCAGTTTAAGGCTCTAAGGGATTACGAAAGGTATTTGGAGGGTAAATGGAAATGAACATTCTTGTTACTGGATATCCAGGATGGTTAGGGAGCAGACTTGTAGAGAGATTATTAAAAGAAAGTAGGCACAAACTTAGAGTTTTATGTCTAAGGAACATCCCAGTTAGAGCTTCTAGTAATCTCCAGATAGTAAGAGGAGATGTTAGAGAGCTCTACACTTTAATTGAAGCTACCAGAGACATTGACCTAGTTATTCATGCAGCTGGAATAATTCATGCTAGACCAAAGACACTAATAGAAGTGAATGCTCAGGGAACTTTAAATATGCTCAGAGCTTGTGAGCATAATAATGTTGACCGTATGATCTACATTTCTTCTAACTCAGCAGCTGGATATACTGAGGATAAAGTTCTAATGACTGAAGGGACATTAAGGAAGCCCTACATGGCATATGGAAAATCTAAATTCCTAGCAGAGGAATATGTTAATGGCTATTGTACAGATGGCAAGATAAGGGCCTTGACACTTAGGCCCTGTTGGTACTACTTCTCTAATCAGCCTCCTAGACAGACTAGGCTTTTCAAGATGATCCAGAGTGGAAGGCCAATAATATTTGGAGATGGACTTAACATCAGATCCATGACGTACATTGACAATCTAGTTGATGCTATCCTGCTAGCTATTGAGTCCCCATTCACTAACAGGACATATTGGATAGCTGATGAGAGGCCATACACTATTAACGAGATCTATGAGACAATAGCTGATCTTCTAAATGTAGAGGACTTTAATCCAATCCATATTCCAAAGATAGCTTCAGATTTAGCTAGGGTTGGAGATAAAGCTCTACAGAAGCTGGGTCTTTACTCAACATACTTGCATGTAGCTGGAGAGATGAGTCTTAATATAGCATGTAGCATAGAGAGAGCTAGGAGAGAGCTTGGATACGAACCTAGAGTATCGTTAAGAGAAGGAATGAAGCGTTCTATAGAGTGGTGTAGGAAGAAAGGATTGCTATGAAGATTCTTATCACTGGTGGAAGTGGATTCATAGGGTCAGCTCTAGCTAGAGTGTTGTCCGGACTAAATTATGAAGTCTATACCGTGGACATCCTAGATCAGGCAGTAAACAATGTTTTCCATATAAAGTCGGACTTTACTAAAGTTCCATTAGAAATCCTCAGGAAGATAGATGTGGTCTATCATTTAGCAGCTAAGCTTCCTATCCATAAGCTGTCATTCAGGGAGTATTTCCTAGAGAACACTTCTAAGACATTTGACTTGTTATGGAGATGTAAGGAAGCTAACATCAACAGATTCATCTATGTCTCATCATCTGCTGTGTATGGCTATCCAGAATGCCCATTAACCGAGGCCTCACCTAGAAAGGCAAGGGAGCCCTATGGCCATTCTAAGCTCCTAGCTGAGAAGGCCTGTGAATATTTCAGGGACACTTATGGTATGAACATCTCTATTGTCAGACCTAGAACCGTTATTGGCCATGGAAGACTTGGAATTCTTTACTTGCTGTTCTACTGGTTCAGCAACAACAAGAATGTATACCTCTTAGGAGATGGGTCCAATAAATATCAGCTCCTGTCATTAACTGACTTGATAGATGCATTGGTTAGACTAGGCAGTTATGGTTCTTACCAGGATTTCAATCTAGGAGCTGAACAATATAGCTCTCTTAGAAATGACCTTTTTGAATTGATCTATAATGTCAATTCTAGATCTAGGATTGTATCTTTACCTTCCACTATTGGAAGAATATTTTGTAGGACTCTAGATAAATTGATTCCTCTAGCTCCATGGCATTATGAGTTTATAGATAAAGATTTCTATTTCGATATAAGTAAAGCTAAGACAGAGCTAGGATGGAAACCTAAATTCTCCAACTTGGAAATGCTGCTAGAGGCTTATAGATCATATTTAACGGGAGAATATGGGCTGTCTCCACATAAGTCTCCAGTCACACTGAAGCTTCTAAGATTGTTGCCATAAACTTTTAAGAGCATCAAAGCTAATTCTAAGTTTGATTGATAATGCCAACTAAGGAGGAAGTGTGGATAGACCTGCTCTGGACAGTTATATATGACCTAGAGCGTAACATCATTGTCCTAAGGAGACTTCTCAAGGACATTTCTAAGGAGAATGTTAAGAGGCATGGATAGAGTGTAGTCCGGACTACACTTCTAGAAACTTACAGGAGCTTGTACCTTATTAGATAGGTTATCTTACAATTGGGACTAGTGCTAGTCCAAATTATTTCGATTGGATCATCTATTTCTCCATCAATCTTTATTTCTGGAAGAGACAGCATGGTGTGGACAGCACAATAAAGCTTAGCAATCAGCTTGCCAGATGAGAACTTAGCTTCTATCTCTCCAGCTGTGCTATCTGTAAACATGTGGGCAGCTCTTGTACTTACTTTAAACCCAGATGGTGGAGTGTAAATAGTAACTGGAGAGGAATCAGCACCAGTATCTATCTCTCCAGATATCCCATCCTCAGAAGCTAACATGTCTGATTGGTTTACAGGCTTCTTTCTCTCACAGTAGACACTCAATCCCTATGCCTCTAATAAACATCTAGAAGAACATAAATGTCTTCATTAACCTCACAGATCTGATGCACTGAAGCTCCCAGCCTTAGCATTCACAACAATCCCTATGGCATTGTCATCGGTAACTGCAAACTCCCTCTCAGTCCATAGATGGTACCATGTCCTGTCTAGCTCTGGTCTATCCTCTTTCTTAGCTTCTAACTCTCTCTTTATGACTTGGTATCCAAACCTACTAGAGTCAACCATGATAGCTGCTCCTTCCGGTACAAGTGGTGACTCCACTAGCTTTAGATCAGCTATCATCCCTATTTCACCGTTTATCAGGTCCTTGTTGTATAGCTTTGCATTTACATAGAGTGTTGGGACATCTGGGTCGTATAGGAGAGTTGTGATTTCATTGCTGTTCACTATAACTATGTCTGGACTGACACTGGCAGCTAGCAATGTGGATCTCAGCTTGAGGAGGTCCCATGTGGTTAGCTTTGACTTTTCACTTGCATCCACCACCAGACCAGACGACTTACATCTGTCTGAGTACAGAAATGTGACTGTGGCAGCTGGAACTGAGCTTGACAATAGGACCTTTCCATCATAGTAGTCAACTGCACTAACCGTTGCTCCAGGTGACACTGAAGAGATCGAAACTATTGGGGTTAGTGTGGTGCTTCCAAGTGTCCCTCCAGTCCAGCTGGTTATTGTACCGGACTTGAGGTCTAAGGCTATGGTTTGGGCACGTAGATCTAGCTCTTCAGCTAGCTTTCTACCAGCTTCAAACAGAAAGTCTTTAAGGACATCCCTTACAGGTGTCTCAAGGGCTTCATTGTCTATTTCAAGTCTGATACCGAACTTAGACACTTCCACAGTGGTACCAGTATACGAGATTGTGCTGGAGGTGGAGACTGAGCTCCCCTCAGAGACAGACTCAACTGTTATGCTCTCAGTGACATTTGGGAGTACAATGGTCCTTCCCTTAGTCTTTTCAAGGTCTCTGTTCTCTCTGAATATCTGGGATACTACAGCTTTCTTTCTAGACACGGAGTCAACAGTCTTGGATATTATTTTAGGAGTTATTGATTGAATATCAGCTGTGCCTAGGCCTGCAAGCTCAGCTAACTCCCTCATCCTTAACCACCTTTCCTTGGAGGTATAATCTTATAATGCTGTATGGCTAGCTCAGCTGCATCTTCCAGGGTGTACTTGCCTTTCTGAGTAGGCTTCTCGCTTCTTCCTTCCAATGCATTTGCTAGTTGAGTGGCAATTTCACTAGCCAGCTCAGAAACACCAGCATTTTCCTCTTTGTCGTTAAGCTTCTCTTTCAATGTCTCTATCTGTTCCTCTAGGCTCTTGACTTTTTCAGTTAGCTCCTGGACACTTTCAAGGTATTCTAGGAGCTTAAGTATTTTCTCACTATCCATTTTCATCTTCACTCCTTAACCACAGGGTTCCTTTTAGGAGGCACTTTACGGAAGTGGAGTATAGCTAGGTCAGCAGCCTTATCTAGCTTGGGCTCAGCCTTCTTCCTCTTCTCCTCTAGCTCCTTCTTAAGGGCATGGGCAGCTTCAGCCACTGACAGTGAATGGAACTCTACCTTAGGAGTAGAGCTGTCAGGGCCAGCACTGGACTTTTCTATCTTGTCCAGTCTCTTCTCTATACTGTCCAGCCTACTCAGTACCTCAAGCAGCCTAAGAGCTAGTTCTTCTAGTGTTTTACCCAACTCTAGATCTTCCTCTTAGCTTTAGCATAGTAGTCCTCTATGAGGATGTCAGCTATAGTCCCAAATGCATCTTCAGACTTCACTATCTTGGATATAACTTCATGTGCAGTTGGAGTCTTAGGGGCTTCCTGCTCTCCACTAGGTGGAGCTTGCTTTCCCTCTTCCTTCTCAGCTCCCTCCTTAGAGGGTTCCTGCTTCTCTGTTTTTATCTTCTCTGTGTCAGATTCCTTTGGCTTTTCCTTAGATGTGTCAGTTGATTGACCTTTGCCTTCCTCTTTAGATTGTTCAGAACCTGCTTCAGATTCTACATTCCCTTTTTCCTCCTTAGTATCACCTTCATTGGACAACTCAGTGTTGTCCGGACTACACTCTGAGTTCTCAGCTTCACTCTGCTTCTCTGGATATTTACCCTCTCCATACTTACCATACTTCTCTGAGTGTTCCTTGTTGAAGTGCTCTATCATCTCCTCCTTAGAGTCAAACTCCTCTCCACATACTGGACACTTCACCTTCTTTAGTTCCTTTTCCTTTATCTTCTTAGACAGCTTCTCCATTATCATGTCAGCTATAGCTTCTAGGTTCAGGTTAGCTACAAAGTCCCTTGCTTCCTTCTCAGTGTCAAACTGCTTAACTATCTTCCATAGCCCCTTCTCAGAGGCCTTCATAACAATGAACTTACCAGTCTTCTTGTTCTTAACTATCCTGTAGTCAGCTAGCTTGGAGATTTCCTCTAAGTCGGACTCATCTATTTTCTCTTTAGCTAGCTTACCTCCAGTGCCTCTAGGTGGAAGCAGCTTGTATGCTAGGTCTCCTATGAGCTCCAGTAGCTTCTCAGCTTTCTCTTTACCAAAGTGGGCTATTAGTCTTTCCTTCTCTGTCCTGGGCCCTGTCCCCTCTGAATAGGCATAGTATGGATGATAGTAATAGTATGGGACATAATATCCAGGATAGTAATAGTAGTAGTAACCAGTCTTAGTTTTCTTTTTTCTAGCTCTGCCCTTCCTAACTAATTCCTCTAGCTCATCCTCAGAAAGGTCAGGTAGCTCCTCAGAAAGTCCATGTCCATAGTAGGGATAATAGTATGGGTAGCCATAGTATGGATAGTAATAGTAATATCCCTTCCTACGCTTAACAGTCTTCTTAGCAGCAGGATACTTACCAGGTGGATAATATTCATAGATAACTCTTTTTCTCTTTAGCACTTGAGCTAGGTCTGATATTGGTACAAACTCAAGCTCAACTTCCTCTTCCTGATCTTCCAAGTCCTCTTCAGGTAGAAGGGCTACCATTGGTTCAGAAAGCTCAAAGTACTCTTCCTTCTCTCCAGATCCTTCTTGAGGCTCATTAGCCTCTTCACTTTCAGACATACTTTCAACCTCCTCTCTACCTTTATTTTCATTACTTTTATCCTTTTCTACAGGGATAATTGTGAAACAACATGCTACCTGAGGCTCAGTACCCAAGTTAGAGCTTAAGGCTTCTTTGGAAACTATAACACAGCTCTTGCAAGCAGGCATAGAAGTAAGAGAGATATTAATAGGCTCGTAATCTGTACCAATCTCCCTTCCGTTAATGTTGACTCTCTTAACCTGTAGCTTCATGCTGGTAGCTGGGAATGTACCGTCCTTAACCATCTCTATGGCTTTGGGATCAGTGATGTAAGCCTCATACTTAATAGCTCCAAGCATATCGTCCCATTCAGAACTAGCAGTCTCCCCTACTTTTCTAGACTTAAACTCTTCTGTCTTTTCATGCTCAACTGTTATTGGGAGCTTCCTTAGCTTGTCCTTGTATCTTTCATACATCTTCTTTATTTCTGACTTTACATATGGAAGGCCATTCCAGACTCCCTCAGCTAGCATTATGCCTGCTATCTTTAGCTTTTTGCCCTCCATACCCAAATTAGTAATGGAGGACAATGTGCTTACAAAGTCTACACTTAGCTCTTCAACATTTTGTTCCTTAAGCTTCTCTTTAAGAGTGCTAAGCTCTTTTCTGAGCTGTTCATTCTCAGCTAGAGCCTCCTCAAGAATACTAGCACTCATGTATAAGCACCTACCATTAATATCAAGACCTTATACTCTATTTAAATGTTGTCCGGACTACACTCTATGGTAAGTCAGCTATCACCTTTATTGAAAATGTAGGAGTAATATACTTGAGTCCAGCATTATCGACTATTTCTAATTCACCTTGGTAGTCACCAGTAGGCAAGTCGTCCTGATACAGATATCTGCATTTCCCATTTGTAGGGTCATGGATCTCACATGACCCATCTATCCTTAATGTTGATTCTCCATATTTCTTAACCTGGAGAGTGGCTGATGCTCCTGTGAGATTAAAGTAATTTCCATCAACATCCTTTATGGTGAACTCTAAGTAGACTGTCTGTCCAGTTATTATTTCTAAGTCAGCCATGTATTTATCCCCTCTTAACTAATGTCCCAATAGTCTTTTTAACCTTTTTCAGTACAAGGGTTAGAGAGTACTTGAGCTTGGTGATTTCTTCCAGCTTCTTCAGTGTAAGGGTCAGATCGTAGCCTTTAAGCCTCAGAGAGAGCTGATATGGCTTAAGGGCTAATGTGACTATCTTCTTGATTATGAACCCAATATTAAATTTGGAAAGGAGTGAAATAGATACAAGTATGAAAGTATGATAGGAGGCTGAAAAACTAGTATAGATCTTGCCCAGTAGAGAATGCAACAGACCTAGTGTCTTCTGAAGCAAGCTCAGCAGATGATATTTGAATGTAAAACCTCTCTCCAATAATTCTCTACTGGAATACCTAAAAGAGAAGAATTTGGACTTTAAGATTTTCAAAATAAACTGGATGCTCAGTAAGCCTACGACTCGTGATATCAGAGCATAGCAAACAATAGTTGTCCTTTGTACTAGATTTCTAATCTTAAATCTGAGATCGAGCTCTTTGTATACAAGATTTAATAGCCCATAAACTACATTCATGGATCTTGAGACAACATTGATTATTGAATGTAGAATGTCAAGAGTCCTTGCTACTAAACTCTTTAATCCAAACTTTAACACTGTAGATCCTGTGACCAGATTTCTTATGTTAAGGATAATAGAAAACAGAGCAGGAACCAAGTTCCTTATGTTAAACTTAGAAGCTACAGCCTTAGAAACTATAGATCTTATGTTGTAGAGTAAGAGCATCATCTTTGAAACAGGGATCGTTAAACAGTAGAGAAAGCCAGTAATTTTTGACACTAGATTTGTTAGATTATAGAGGCTTGTTAGAATCTTTGATGCTAAGGCCTTTAAGCTATATATTAAATCCAGACTGCCAGCTATGATGTTCTTTAATTTAAAATTAAGGACTGTAGTCCGGACTACACGTTCAGCTACTCTCCACAGTATAGATATGGATCTTCTTGCTAGGTTGAAGACTGAATATGAGATCGAGATACTTCTTGAAGCTAGACTTTTCAATGGATAGATAAGGATGAAAGCTTTGGAAAGCAGAGTACGAGAGTAGTAAATAATACTGAGTGTTCTGGATACTAGGCTGATAAGGCTGTATAGGATGTTAACGGACTTAGCAACAATCCTTCTAACATTATATTTGGTAGATGTAGTCCGGACTGCTAGCTTTAAGGTGTCCCATACTTCTGAAATGGCCCTTGAAGCTATCTCTTTCAAGCCATATGCCAGGATCGAAGCTCCTGAAACTAAACTTCTAATGTTAAATCTAGCTAAAACGGAGTTAGCTATTAGAATCAGGTCCTGATAAGTTAGAATAATTTCTTGAAACCTTAATTGGAGATTGTTCCATACCGTTCTTAAAGTCCTCCTGATTTTTCCAATGATGCTCCAAGTTCCATCTAGTATTCTGCTTGCCAGGTTTAGGGTCATGTACATCAGTGGTGTAGCTTGACCTACAAGATTCTTCAAGACAAAAACTATGGTGGTGGCCTTAGAAACTAAACTGTTAGCTGCGTATTTGACAACAGATTGATTTGAAACTAAGCTAAAGACATAGCTGGCGAATGCTAGGATCCTAGGAATAATGTTTCTAAGATTGAAGATAGAAGATAGTATTTTGGATAGTGTACTCCATGTAGTCCCAGTACCATAGACACTTGATAATGGAGACCATGTCCCAGCTGTTGATTTAGCTCTGACCTTATAGTATTTGGTTGTGTTTTCAGGAAGCCCAGTGTCATCAAATGGAGAAGCTGAGTCTAGCCCCTCACTGGTGCTATATGTCCCTGTCGGTATAGTGTCAGAAAATATCTCATACCCATTCGTAGTAGCTATAGAGTCGTCTCTGTATCCTCTATCGGAACTAGAATACTGGGTTGAAGCTCCATCGGCAGTTAAGCGGCATCTATAGTAGCGTCCTTCACCTTCGGTTACAGAGGCTCCAAACCAGTAGACCCTGATCACACTTGTACTTATCCCTTCAGCACTAACCGAAGTTGGTGGGTTAACAGTGTATGCTGGTGCCCCAGTGTCATTATAGGTTGGAGTTGTAGCTCCTGAAATGTCGGAGTAATTAGCGTCAGAGTCAGCTGTACTCCTCTGCCACTGGTAGTTTAATGGTCCTACACCCCGATATCCCCTATCACTTCCAGTAAAGCCTGGTGCTGCTCCCTCAGCAGTATGGTAGCATTTGTAGTATCTCCCAGCACCCACATTTGCCGACTGTCCTGAGAGACTAAGGGAGACATGTAAGGCACTGGTTCCATCAGAAGCAGATGCAGTTCCAGGAGTGATTGTAGGGGCAGGAGCACCAGTGTCATTAAAAGTAGAGCTTGTTGCCCCAGATAGAATAGAGTAGTTTGCATCACTGTCAGCTGCACTTCTATACCACTGGTAAGTCAAGACTCCAACACCACGGTATCCACGATCTACTGTTGAATATTGAGATGCTGCTCCTTCAGCAGAAACAAGACACTTATAGTATCTTCCAGCCCCAGTGTTTGCTGATGCACCAGTATTTGTTAACACAACCTTGTCTGTGTAAGTTCCCTTGCTTGCAGTTACTGACCCATGAGTGATTGTTGGAGCCGGAGCTTCAGTATCGTTGTAAGATTTGCCTGTTGCCCCATCAATTGGGGAATAGTCATCGTCACTATCCCCTGAGCTTCTGTACCATTGGTAATTGAGGCTTCCTACTCCACGATAGCCACGATCAGGGGCTGAAACTTGCTGAGTGCAACCTGAAGCGTTAAGGACACATCTATAAAATCTACCTGCTCCTGGATTGGCAGACTCTCCTGTAAGGCTCAAGAGGACATAACCTGTGTAAGATCCATCGGATGCTGAGGCCGTTCCTGGACTGACCGAGGGTGAAGGTGCAGCTGAATCATTATATGTTGCTGATGTTGCTCCAGCAATGTTAGAATAGTTAGCATCGGAATCCCCAGAGGATCGTTGCCACTGATAGTTCAGAGGCCCATGGCCACGATATCCTCTATCATGGTTAGTATCTTTAGAGCTAGCTCCAGAGGCTGCTAAACGACAGAAGTAATATCTTCCCTCACCATTATTCACTGAAGTTCCACTGAGAGAAAGAGCCACATGATCAGTATATGTCCCATCTGAAGCCACAGCACTCCCAGGAGTTATAGTTGGGGCGGGAGCAGAACTGTCATTGTATGTTGCTGTAGTAGCTCCACTTATAGCTGAGAAGTTGCTGTCAGAATCTGCTGAGCTCCTGTACCATTGATACGAAAGTGAGCCTACTCCTCTATATCCCCTATCATGGTTAGTGTCCTTGGGAGAGGCATCGGGAGCTGTAAGGTGGCAATAGTAATATCTACCTTCACCTACATTAGCTGACTCACCACTTATATTTAGCACTACTTTGTCAGTATATGTACCATCAGAGGCATTGGCTGTCCCAGGTGTGATTGTAGGAGCTGGAGCAGCTGTATCATTGTAGCTTGCTGAAGTTGCACCAGAAATAGCTGAGTAGTTGCTATCACTGTCAGCTGAGCTTCTGTACCATTGGTAGCTTAGAGATCCTGCCCCTCTATATCCACGATCATGGTTAGTGTTCACAGGAGAGGCACCTTGAGCTGTGAGGTGACAGTAATAGTAACGGCCAGCTCCAGGATTAGAGGATTGTCCAGACAGGGAAAGAACTACTTTGTCCGTATATGTTCCATCAGTGGCAGTAGCTGTCCCAGCTGTAATAGTTGGAGCTGGTGCTGTGGTGTCATTGTGAGATGCTGAAGTAGCTCCAGAAAGAGCTGAATAGTTGGAGTCACTATCGGCTCCCGACCTGTACCACTGATAGCTCAGGCTTCCTACTCCTCGATATCCTCGATCATGATTTGTGTCTTTAGGTGAGGCACCTGTAGCTGTCAAGTGACAGTAATAATATCGGCCAGCACCTGGGTTTGCAGACTGACCGGAAATAGAAAGGACTACCTTATCTGTGTATGTACCATCAGAAGCACTTGCTGTTCCAGGGGTTATTGTAGGTGCTGGAGCTGAGCTGTCATTGTAAGAGGCTGATGTTGCTCCTGAAATAGCTGAAAAGTTAGCATCACTATCCCCAGCAGACCTGTACCATTGATACGTTAATGTGCCTACTCCACGATACCCTCGGTCAGGAGAGCTATATTTAGGAGTGCATCCTGCAGCTGTTAAATAGCACCTATAGTACCTCCCAGCTCCAACATTAGCTGATGCACCAGAAACAGTTAAAGCAACATATCCTGTGTGTGTCCCATCAGAAGCTGAAGCAGTCCCAGCTGTGATTGTAGGGGCTGGAGCTCCATTGTCATTATACGTTGAGCTAGTGGCTCCTGAAATGTTGGAGTAGCTAGCATCAGAATCACCTGCTGATCGTTGCCACTGGTATGAGAGCGTCCCTGGAGAACGATAGCCCCGATCTGGAGCTGAATATTTAGGGGTACATCCTGCTGCTGTGAGGTAGCATCTGTAATATCTACCTTCACCATTACTGGTTGCTGTCCCACTGAGGCTAAGGGCAACATAGCCTGTATGGGTTCCATCTGAAGCAACAGTGCTTCCAGGAGTGATCGTGGGAGCAGGGGCTCCAGTATCGTCATACGTTGAAGCAGTAGCTCCAGATATATTCGAATAGTTAGCATTGCTGTCTCCTGCTGAACGCTGCCACTGATAGCTTAAAGGGCCAGGAGCTCTGTAGCCAGTGTCCGTGTTGCTATCTGGGCTCTCACCAACCTCATTCTTAGCCCTCACCTTGTAAGTATGAGTAGTCCCATTGTTCGTTCCAGTGCCACTAAGGCTAAGATGAACTTTGTCCGAATAAGTTCCATCAGAAGCTACGGTGGATCCAGCAGTGATAGCTGGAGGATCAGCTCCAGTGTCGTCATAGGAGTCTACATCTCCAAGCCATCCTAAACCAACTCCATCCCGATAGACCTGGTAGCTAGTAGCCCCAGCAGACTTTGTCCATGTGATTCTGACCTTATCTGAGTATGTTCCATCAGTAGCTTGAACATTAGTTGGAGCGGGGGGGATAGCTTCTTCGCTTCCCCAAGTACCATGACTAGGCTCAGGATCAACATATTTCCTTATATAAAAATCATCTATATAGAAATCATCTGTATAATCATCATGCCCATATATCCATACCCTATCATACCCATCACCACTCGCCCTTACACCACCAGAACGTAACGTTCCATCCGTGATTAAATCGTGATCATTAGATTCGCATATAAATTCAAGTTTATTCCACGTATCTTCTGGATGAACCCACGACGGACTATAATTTCGAAATTCCGATCCGTTATACCATTGCTGATACCATTTATCTGGACGTCTTGATCTTGAACTTATATATGATGCTTGATCGTCTTTATCCATAATGTCGATACGCCATTGATATGACCGTGTCGCCCAATACATATAAAATCCTATTGCACAATTCAGCATCTGTGAAAAATCAAGTTGAAGAATTAATACGCTTCCCCCAGTCCCACCTTCTTTGTACCGTAACACTTTACCTGTTCTGCCTGTTGGTGCAGTTGCTATCTCGCAAATATCGCCTGTTGTTTTATTAAGAACACTCCATCCTCTTTCAGATTTAGGAGAATCTCCAATATTATATCCAGTATCAAAATCATCAAAAACTGGAAATGTATTAAATCCGTTACTCGTCGTGCTTGCAGATGAATTACCATAATAAACATAAATTGTTGTTGTGTTTGGGCTGGCTGGGATGCTTGGAACTTTAACCCAGAAAGTCGCTACTCCGCCGTCATAGCTCTCAAGCCAATAATCAAGAGGTGTGGTGCCGTCAGACTTCGTGAACCTTATGTCGCCAAAATCAGCTCTGCATTTGGTTCCTACGTAAACGTCTTCGCCACTATCAGTTCCAGTTGTTCTATGAACTTTAATTCTAATTTGATAATTTGTTTGAGCACCAGCAGTAGAGCCGTTTATTGTGTGAGCTTTTCGATAGTTCCAACCTGTTAGCCATGCCATTTCACTACACTACTTCATTTGTAGTTAATTTGCCCTGATCATCTAGATATACCAGAAACGTTTTCCTACTTACAGTCCCATCAGGGTTCTGGATAAAGCCTGTTACCAGAGCATATTTCTCATTATTATCCACTGTAAAGGATTCTACTTTGATGAAGCCACATTTCTCTACTACTTTCTGTTTCACTTGCTCAATTGGAGAAGGAGTGGGTGGTCCAGTGAGTGGTTTGCTATCCTTGAAGTATGCAACCTCATTTTCAGCCCCTTCATTTTCAACAATTATACAAACAGCAAACTCCCTAACTAAATCCTCATCTTCTTCCGTCATAATTCGATAGAAATGGTAGTAAGGTGGATGCTTCTCTATGAAGTCTATTCGTTTAACCTTTGGATTACTCTTTATCCTGTCAAGTAATTCCTTAAGCTTCATAATCACTCACTTCCTCTCTTCTTTTAAAACTAGAAGTTTCCTTATATTTTTTTCCATTGACAGGGAAACTTACCCTGATTGTCTATGCTAGCAAGGCACTTGCCACAATTATGGAATCCAACACAGCTTCCTTTCCTACACCAGTTGCTTCCCTTATAGTTCATTACAACTAGGGCTTCATTGTCCCTAGAATATCCCCTAGCACTAATGATGATTAGGGTTTCCCTGGACTTGCCATAGACACATTTACCACAGGGCTTTAAGATCCCATAGCTAATGTTTAAGAAGCTTCTTCCAAGCTTGTCTAAAACCTTTAGTAGGATTAAGAGTACAAAGAAAACAATCAGGACTGTACCCTTAAGGAGGGAGAGAAATAGCTGCTTAGCTGATGCCCGGTTAACATCTGTCCCCATGATCTCTCTGAAGAGCTCACTGCTTCTCAAAGGACTTTTCCTTCCAAGTCCCCAAGTACCTTCTCAACTGTGAATAGACTGTCTGTCCAGTGAACTACAAAGACAGTTTCTACCTTATGTATTTCAGGGCTAGCTGAAGTTTCTCCCTGGACCTTTATAGTGCAGCTTCTATTGTTGAATGCTGAGGCTCCAGCTGGTACAACCCTTCTAAGCCATATTCCAGCCCAGTCATCAGGCCCTATGGAGCCAGTATAGTCCTTCCCCGATATCTGTACCCATGCTGAGGGAGATCCCTCTTCTGTCCATGAAATGCCACTTGGAGCTACTGTTTCAGAGGCTATGGTCTGTATAGTGCCTTCTGGATCGCCTCCTGTGCCCTGGGGCTTCTCTACTCCAAACGATATTGTGTCTGGAGTGACAGTGCTTCTGACATATCCCTCTACACGTATAGAAGTGTTCATCCAGACATGGGTAGGGTTGTTATTATGGATACCTATAGCCCTGTACTCTGTCTTCCCTGAGGCAGACTCAGCTCCAGTGACATCATCAAAAATATTGTTAGCCACTCCTGAGGGAATAGTGTTAGTAGAGCATGTGCCTCCTAGGCTCAGCTCAGGATTGGCTGTAGATCCAGATCCAGTATACTTGAACAGGAGATCTGACTGAGTAATTGCCAATGCTAATTGCACCTCCTATTAATCTTAACTTGCTATGTATTTAAAGATTTATCAGCTTTTCTTACGGATCTGTGTCCTTACAAATTGATCAAGCTTGTTTCTTCTGATCCATGAAACAGCTTTATCATATGTCCACTTGTCAGCATCAAAGTCTACATATGCCACTCTAGCATGATGGATCTTACCAGGGACTGGGTATAGCCCTATTCCTACTTTAACTCCCTCAGGGATGGTGAGCTCAGGTAAGTAGTCTTTTACCTTTTCATCTGGCTCTACCCTAGTGAACTTCCTAAGGTCATAGATATGAACAATAAAGTGGTCCCATCCCTTTTTCTGTTCTATGATAAAGTCCTTGTAGGGGACTCCAGCTCTAGGGTCTCCCTCCTTAGATAATTGATAATAGTAAGTGTAGTCCGGACTACACAATGGACTAGGCAGCTTGCTTTTCATGAAGCTCCACAGATGATTAGCACGTTTAGCGATATAGTATCCTTTAAGCTTCTTCCCTAATCTCAATGTCTCCATGATCTATAGTCTCTACAACAGACCATTTCCCATAAGCTTTCATTCTTGTCCCTTTAGGTTTAATCTTCATCCATTCTAAGTCCTCACACTTTTTCAATCTAGCTTTGACAGCTTTCTCTTCAGGATACTTCCATATCTCATCAGTGGTGAATAGGTTAAACTCCTGTAGAAAGTCCTGTCCAGAAACATGGAATCTAAGATCTAAGTGCTTCTTACCACTCTTCTCTGGGAACTCATGGATGTCTAGAACAAATTGCCCTGTAGCCAACTCTGATCCCTCTTCTTGGCTTAGCTTCTCAAATGTATAGACATCAGCTCCCTTCTCTTCCTGTCTTAGCTCCCATTCTCCCTTAAGCTTCTTTCCCTTAAACTTCAGAGTGATGACTTCTTCTCCATCTACTCGTTTAGTCTCATAAGACGCTATTCCCTTATCTATGATTGTGTATTTCCCTACTAGCTCCTTGTTAGGGTTAAAGGGTGTATCTGGCTTGGTAGATCCATCGTAGTCCAGCCATTTCCTAGGGACTCTGTCCATCTCATAAGCTCCCATAATCTCATCCTTTAATGGATAGCCATCTAGGAAGAACCTTCTAACTGACCCTTTACCCTTATCATCTAGCAACAAGTACCATCTGAACTGAGGCATCTGTCTACCAGTCTTTGCCCTTGCCCCGAACCATGATGTCAGAGCTAGAGTAAACCTGATATTCTTGGAGAGCAGCTCATTCTTCTTCTTTACATATAACTTTTCCAGCTTGTCAATGTCCTCTTCATCGGACTTAGTGATCCACTGTAGCCATTTCCTATACTGATCGGTAAAGTTCTCTTTAGCCCAGTCCTTGGGAAATGGGAATGGACATTCCTTAGGTGGCTTCCAGTTCTCTTTCATGGCTCTATTTGATATTGTATATGGCTCCTGAGTCTTGGGTACCATGAACCTCCACATACGTTCATATTTACCTGGTATGGGCTTCTTAGTCTGAGGGTCTATCTTAGCTACTTTTATTCCCCTGATCACAATCCTAGTCCAATCCTTGAAATACTTCTTATCCTTAATAAAGTACTCATGGAAGTAAGGCTTCTGGGCTCCTGTCAGCAATTGTCCCTTAGTTAGGATCTTGAACTCTCCAGCTGCTTCTTCCCCAGCACCTATCTCACCAGGAGCTACCTTACCTTCTACCTTTAACCACACTAGAGGCTGACGAGCTTTGGTTTCTGCTCTGAAGCCTTTACCAATATTTTCTAGGAACTTCTGTGGAGTATGAGGATCATCCCTAGAAGCTCCCACTATGGACCACCCTTCGAGGTAGCCATTCACTTTAAACCTGAAGTCTACATGCTCAGAGTCTCCAATATAGTGAGCCTGCATTACAAATGGCTTAGGCTCAGTGACATACTCCATATACTTGGCTACTAATTCTAAAGCAATATGTTCAGGCACTGATAGCTCATCTAACATGTCTTTAGTAATCAACAAGTCTCGAACCTCCTCTATGAGATGTAGTCCCTAGCCCTATCCACTTTAACTTTAGATAGCCTGCTACTCATCTCCTCACTCCATTTAATGTCGTACTCTAGGAATCCAATTGTTACCTTCTTAAACTCATTGAAGATCTCTTCTAGCTCTTCTAGTTTAAAGTTCTCCATCAATGTAGGGTTGGTTAGCCATGCTTCCCATCCTGACACTGACCCTATAATTGCATTGGCACAGTGAACTATTGCAGAGATATAGTTTAGTCTGTCCTTGGGATCTAGATTGTTCAGGTAGTCTATCTCCCTGTTGATCTTGTCTATCCACTTCTTAATCTCCATCTGTTTCTACCTCCTCTACAATGTAGTCCGGACTACACTTAGATAATGCTTCCCTCTTATATGACTTGTATCCATAATAGTAGGACTTCAAGTACCTGCACCTACGTATGTTTGCTATTGGACATGCTACTGGGAATCGTAGATGCTCAATTTTAAGTAAGGTAAGCTCTTGATATCTAGGTCTGCCAAATATCTTAAGTAGTGGACAAATGGATTTGTCCTTCCAGAACTCACATAATGGAAGGTCTATAATTACTAGAGGTTCATAAGCTTCTAGCTCTTCCATAGATAGGGAATGAAGCTTCTCTCTGGATGGAGCAGGTCTAGTACCTAACCTAGCTATACGCTCCACAGTAGTCAAAGTGTCAGGCTCTTTCTTATCAGGCCTCTTCTCTTTGAAATAGGGGAACATCCAAGTGTACTTGATGCGTCCTCCCTTATCCTCATATTTCCTAATCCTGATTGGCATGACTGTAATAATGTCTCCTCTCTTACACTTAACGTTAGTAGCATAGCTACGTCCAATTATAGCATAATGCTTTCCCTTGTATTCAACAATGTTAGATGGCTGAAACTCTTTAACTCTATTCTCTGGAACTAGATAGACTGAAACATACATGTAGTTCCCTAACGGCTCTCCTGTCTCTCTACGTTTCTTCTCTACCACATTCCAGACCATGACATCTAGTTCCTTTAAGTTTTTCAACTTTGCCCATTCATCCACTCTGTTTTCTCCTTTAAACTTAACAGGATAAGTAGATGTAGCAGCTTTGGCTACTACTCCTTCTGATCCTGGAGCACTTCTCATCTTAGCTACTGCCCTCATAAATTCAGCAGGAGTCTTAGCAAATGTAGACCGGACTACGTCTAGGTACCTAGCATTTTTAGGTACAACTTTCTTTAGTAGCTTGAATCTTTCTGAGTATGGAAGATCCACTACTGGCTTACCATTATAGTACATGATGTCATAGAACACATACACTATCTTATCCTCAAAGTCTGGTGATACTCTTCCTACTGTGATTTGGGCAGTATCTTCACGTTCCATCAAATCCATTTGACGTTTTATCTTTGCTGACTTTATGACTTTATTAGGAGGTATCTTAAAAGCTAGCATCTCACCATCTAGGATACAACTGTCACAATTTAGCTTCTCCTTTATCTCCTTAACTATATTGGGAAATTGACTAGCCCTATCTCTTTGCCTATCCTCAGTAATTATCTTTACTATGCCCTTGTCCTTGTCTACATGGAGCTGCATCCGTCTTCCATCGCATTTCTCCTGTACAAAGATCCCTTCATCCAGATAGTCCTTAGCCCATTCTAGATACATCTCCTTAGGATCAAAGAACTCATGTTTCCCAAACCCTGATTTGGGCTTGGCTCCTATCATAGGTTTACCTACTTTGATTTCTTGAGCTAGCTTCTCTAGTCTGTATGGTCCAAATCCCCTAATCATGAGCTCCTTAGGCAATGGGTTTAAGCTATATCCATGAATTGGAATGCTGTAACCAATTAATGGGCCATTAGGGTCCCATACGACATGAAGTCGTTTAGATAGCCACTTGGGATTTAAGCTTTTCAGAGCCACTACTAACCTAGGATCAGGCTTCTGTCTCAATAACAGATCGATGTCGTGATCTTTAGGTATCCTACCTTCATTGACTAATCTACCAACTAAGTATGAAGCATAAGGTTCTCCCTTAGTTCTGATTGACCCTATACTCTGGAATGCTCTAATCACATCATCTAGAAGGATATATTCTCCTTCAGGCTCAGGTATATCTTCAGACATAAATAGCCCTTTAGGTGTTGGATACTCTGACACTTCTAATTCGATAGCTTTCTCCAGTATATTGTCTCCTCTATGCTCTTCCCATAGTCCTCTCTTATAGAGCTCTATACCTACGAACACAGCTGCATTATGGATGTTTTCAGGTATTTTCTCAGGAGCGTCAGCTGAATGCTCAGCCATATTTACTAGCATCTTCCATAGCTCAATTAGATCTTCATCTGATAATCCTATGACATATTGAGGATCAATATCCTCTATCTTCATACCTTCTGGGAGCTTAAACTCTTCTTCTGTTGTTTCTTTCTCTCTAGCAGCAGGCCAGTGCCATTTAAAATCTTTGTATGGATTGTTCTTTAGAAGATCAGGATAGAAGCTAAGATGGCTTTCGACTATCATGGCAGCTGCATCATCAAGATACCAGCTGTTTCCAAGCTTGTAATGTGGAAGCTTTAGCCCCATAGCTGCTGTCCGTAGAGCAAACATTTCAAAGTAGTCCCTTCCAGTATCCACTGCTAACCATTTATATTTCCTAGCTAAGTCTTTAAGAGCTTCAGGTTGAAAGTCTCTTTTCTTCCATTCATAAATACAGTCTAAGACATTATCATCAAAAGTCGGACTCCCAAATACTCTTCCTAGAGTTTCTTCCTCAGTTATTCCTAGAAATTGAGATAGATCTTTAAGCTTCTTAGCTTCGTCTTTCCAGGGTATTGGTTTACCATACTCCTTAATGGCTTTCCTGAAAGCTTCAGCTGCATATTTGGTGTATGTTTCAGGTCTATTGAACGTGAATCCTCTCTTAACCATTTCAGGTAACAGCTTATGAGCTATGAACCATACCATATCCTCTGGTTTCCAGTGTTCATACTTCTTTCCCTGTTTCATGTTGCTGTAGTGTCCAAGAGCTAGTCTAAAGTCATCTCCTAGCTGTCTGTCACTGGCCTTTTTAGGATCATATTTCTTGATGTCCATGAAATTCCATGTTATAGCTCTATCACATGATGTCCGTTCTACATGTTCCAGTCCTCTAGAGAGCATTTCCATAGCTATTCTATAATGAGCCTTACAACACTCTGAAAGTAGCTCTCCACATGAATGGTAAACTAAATGGTAATATTCAAGATCCTGATTGCTCATTTCCTTCACAGATAGGAACTTTACATTCTTAGCATCAACGAAGACCTGAACTCCTCTGGGTATTTTAACTGGCTTAGGAGCTGGATACTTCTGGAACTTAAAAGCATAAGCGTATAATGGAAATGTCCATTTCCACTTCTTTACTTCCTCATCTGAAATTCTATGTTCATTTCTTAGCTTGTCAAATTCATCTTTGGATATTTCCCTAGGTTCATCTAGATATATGATTCCATAGCACAGCTTATCAGAAATAAGGTATAGTGGCTTACCTACATACTTAGTGAACTTCTTATGTTTAACAATTAAAGTCTTCTTTCCTTTCCATATTAATTCTCCATGAGGCATAGTGAGATAAAGAGCTGCCTCTGGAGGTTTAGCTATTGCCTTAGGAGTTATAGGCTCTACTTCCTCAGGCTTTACCTGTAGCAATTCTCTTTCACTCTCAGTTATTAAGTCTTCAACATCATATAAATCTCCATCTCTAGCTACAACAATCTTAACATTGTATTTGTCCTCTAAGGTTTTCAGCTCATCTTGGAGCTTCTTATCTCCAAGCCTTATAGGCTCAGAATTTCCTGAAAACACCAGCTTGCCATTTCTTTCTACTAGTAGATTCGAGTTGTCTTCTACTTCCACGCACCAGACCGTTCCGTGATAATCTTCAAGGTGTATTCCATTATTTTTTCTTGATACATAACCCTTCGCATGGCTGATGTTGTGGTCATAGTATATTTTTGAATTTTCTTTAAAGTCAGTCCTTCTATTCACAGCATAACCTAACTTAAGTGTTACTTCCATTAAGTCTTCCGAAAGTTTTGGACAGATAGTCCCAAATGATCTACTTTTTCGTTTTCTCCCATCTCCAAGGTAATATGCCTCAAAAAGAGCATGAAGATATTCTGAAGAGAGGTCTTTAATCCATTTTGGAATTTGCTTCCCTTCCTTTGAAGATCTACCGAATTGGGAAAGAAACGCAACTAAGCCTTGATCTGTAAGGAAAAAGTCACATCCTCGTTTAGAAATACTGTAGTTGATCTTAAGACGCTCTAATAAATCTTTAACTTCATTAAAAAATATCTTTTGAGTTATCCTGCTAAATTTTGGAACATCGTTTTTCCAATGAGAGGAACCCTCAGCAAGATACCATCCAGCTAGCTTCAACGCATCGGCCAAAGGCATCGGAGGAGTATGCTTGCAATTAAAATGTGATTTTTTCCAGTAATCAGAAGTCCTAATCACTTTTTTCCCTGGTTGTTTCCCACTCCACTTCGCTCTAACTGGGAGATAGCAGTGAAATTTTTTGTAAAGATCTATAGCATAATAGTAATTCCAAGATTCTCGTTTTTTCTTTGTCACTGCATAGGGAACAGATCCTCGCTTCCATGCATATACTCTGCCTGGTGAGAGTCCAAGCTCTTTTGCTACTTTATAATCACTCACTCCTTTCTTTAGCATAGCCATCGCCTTTTCATAGAGAGCTTCTATACTAGGATCTTGTTTAGTTGAAGATGGCAGCTTAGCTAGTACCCTATGATTGGGAGTTACAAGTAAATCAAGATATTCCGTTTTGAAATGAACCATCAACCCATCATAGCTATATCTAAATTTTCTTAAGATAGGCTTAGCTTCGAGTTCTTCAGTTTCTTTATTGAAAGACCAAACTAAGTCTCCTATTTTGACTTCGTTAAATGTCTTAATACCATTCGGAGTTACTAGTCGAGTATCTTCTGAGTAGCATCCTAGATGGGTGAATATGCAAACTCTAACATTAGCATCTCTACACCAAGCCAGCTGAGTACGGATATCAGCATGTCCAATAATAGTTCCTTCATCCTCCTTAGCTTTTCTTATCAGACCTCCCTTCTTATGTGTGCTTAAGTCTCCAATGTACACTTGGCATCCTTTCAAGTATTTCTCTCTATCATCCTTTCTAAAAGCAGCTACGTCACTAGCATAGCATATCTTTAGCTTCCCATCACTAATGATCAATGCTACATTTGGAGCTTTAACACTATGATAAATTGGGATTCCAATAGCTGAAAATGTCCCTAGCTTAAACTTCTTGTTTGGAGTAAATTCTTTCAAGCTTAAATGCTCATAGTCCTGAGATTTATAATACTCAGACTTTAGAGTAAGGCTGGACAAATATACTGGAACTTTGCTGTTCCTTACTTTCTTAAGTCCCCAGAGATGGTCCGGGTGACTGTGTGAGTTGATGACGTAGCTACATTTAGGGAACTTCTCAGGTTCATATAGATCTCCAAAGTCTATTAGGAGTCTCTCTCCGTTACTCTCAACTAGAAGAGACGATCTGTTCTTATGACTCTTAGAATAAGTTTCTACGTATCCTCGTGTCCCTAGGAAATTAAGCTTGATTGTTTATTCCTCCTAGCTATATGTAGTCCGGACTACACTTTAATAGTCAGCTGACATCCTATATTTAAAATTAAACCTTATAGCCCTTGAAAGCTTGTTTTCATCTATAACAGCTATAGGTGTGAATCTCCCAGGATCTAAAATCCTAATGTTAGATAGGCTTGTCCTAGAGCTGAATAGGACTCTGTCACATAGTGAGATTAGATCATCAAGCTCATCTTGATAGAGGCTATAGACCACTATAGCTCCCTGAAGGATATATTCTGAGTATGATCTGTCTATCCATCTAGAATCAACTCTAGGCCTATCAACAATATCAACTGCAATTCTTGGGTAATTGTGTAAACTCAAATCCATACGGGGGTACTCACTGTATATCCAACCCCTAACAGCAAAGTTAAAGTACAAATCTACATTCAATGGGCTCCATGTGCCACCTTCTTCCTTGTTATAAGCTGTCCCCACAAGATAATGAGTATCTACCGAGTCTCTCCCTATAGAGAAATAATCCACAGTTGAAGCAGTGTTCTTAGGCTCAAATACCAGCCAGTATGAAGTTTTAGACCCTAGCATACTTGAAATTTTCAAGCTAGTAGAAACTGTAGATAGGGAAGTTGGTATGCTAGCTGCTGGAATAGATGAACTAGCTAATGTAGATCCAGATGGCTGTCCATTAGAATCTGTTTGTAGGCTCACTACGATACCTGTATCTGGGCTTCCATATTTCCTAGCTTTGAATGTTACTGGAATAGTGTAAGAGTATGGGCTTGCTTTAGAGTAGCATTTAGAGTATGGAGTTATAGATTCAGCAAATGAAACATTAATTGTACTTCCAGCTGAGATAGTGGACATACCTGCCTCTACAGTTCCATAGAGACACCTAGAATACAAATGGTCTCTAAGCTCATCTCTAATGATATTCTTTAAGCTGTTAAGGTTAAATGGCATAGCTATATCCTCTCCAATAACCTTAAGATGTTATCTACAATTAAGGACCTAACTTCCTCCTTACTTTCGTATGCTATCTCTTCAAAGATGGAGTATAAAGATACTGGTTTAACCCTCCTGCCATAAACCCTACCTTGCCTAGAGGATTCTCTGAGTGTTGTCCGTCTAGACCTGATTACACCTCTCCATGGACGTGTCCTACCCTTGACTTCGTGCCCTATAGTTACATAGTCTGGGCCTCTTCTAACAACCAGGTTTGCATATGGAGGAGCTCTTGCTTCTAGCTTAGGGACTATAATGTTGTTAGCTGCCTCTTCCATAGCTGTAATCCTAAACATTTCGTTACTCCCCTGACGAAATCTTGACTAAAATGGCTTCCCGAATGTCCACTGAATCTTTATGGTAGTGGTTAATTATCTCTCTAACCTCAGTCTCAACATTGTCAGGGAGCACTACTCTGTCGTTGACACTTATAGTTACTGTACCAGAAAACAGTGCTGAGTAGTCTCCCTCTAGTCCTACTCCAAACATATTCCATACTTCACGCATTCCCCTAGTAGGAGTGACCCATGCCTTAGCTCTTAAAGTGTCAGAGTACGAGTCACTGGTAACGATCCCTTCAGAATCAGTGGACAATGATCTACGGTATATAGTGACATTCTGTCCAAACAGCTCTATCAGCTTCTCAGTTGGATATTGAAGACTCATGTCATCATACTCCTTTCTAGAGTCATTTCCTCAGCTGTCTTTCTAACAGCTGATTTCTGCTTTACCAAGCTCATAATATGATAGTACTGGTCTAGATACTCTCTATATGGCTTAACATCAAACCGTAATCTGATTGGTCCCCTAGCAATGGATATTGGAATAGCAGTGTACTTCTTAACATAGAACAAGAAAGCAGTTAGATAGGAACATGCTAGCTTAACCAGCTCCCAGTTGATGTTCTCTTCCCAGGTGTAGGAATAGTTACAAGTTATTTTTTCTATAGTTGAAGCTGGAGCTGAAGACAGCACTATTTCCCCTAAGTCAGTATAGATTGTGGACACTGGAACCGTAGACCTTGTAGATGGATCTGAGCTGTCAGGCCACTGATAGACTGTGACATCAGATCCAGTTACAGCTTTGTCTCCATCTATATCAGCTATTGGGTAGTAAGCAGTAGTGAATGTGGTGTTAGTATTTCCACACCATACAGGCTTACCATTTCTAACGATGTACATTATATGATTTGGGACAATAGCACAGTAAACTTTGCCTTTATAGTTTTCAATTGTAAACGATCTTGTGGAATTCCTCTTTCTTGGAAACCAATAAGGATAAAACCATTTGGTTCTAGGTATAATCTCCCAAGTTGTTTCAGTTGCGACAGTCGTACCTCTTGGAGTTCTAATTAAGTCCCCTTTCTTACTAGCAATTCTGTAAGATGCAGATCTTCCTAACTTAAGATTTAATTCAATCATCTGGTCTCTTAATCGTCTGGAGCAGGTCCAGAAATGATTGTTAGATTTTTGTCCATCCCCTAAAATCAAAGCATCATGTAAAATCTGGAGTTGATCCTTATCTAATTGAAGAAATTCATTAGGAATAAAGCGTTCATTTTTTCTACCTAGTTTCTTAAGGTAATGGTGCAGAGCTTTAGATCTAACTGTAATCTCAAAGGATTCTGTAGCTGGGTTATAATATAGATAAGCCAGTTCCGGGAAACATCTCCTAGTATCCTCGTACATTTTCTTATATGATTCTTTCTTTTGAATTATTTTGACACTATAGTCATAAGTATTCTCTTCATAATCTAGAGTGCCATCAGTTATGTAGTACCCTAGAAACTTTAACCAGTCATTCATCGCTAGTTTTAAGTCACCTAATTTAAAGACTTCTATATGTTCACCTTTCCATTTTCCAGTTGTGATGAATCTACATCTTTTGTCTTTCATATATTTAGCCTGAATTCGCCTATAGGAAGTGAAATAATCCTTGTTATTTTTCCTTTTTCTAATTTTAACATACATCCAATGGTCAGGCGTGACGCATATATCAAGTGTTTTCGTCCTAAAGTGGTACATTTCGCCATTGTAATCTAGTTCTACTAGCTTTAATGGTTTTTGAAACTCTATCTCTTGGGTTTCTGGGTTTAATGTGCAGATTTCGTCATCGTAATCAAGATCCTTAAAGAACTTTAATCCAGCCTTGGTTAATACCATAGTCTGGTCATCGTAGCATCCATCAATATTTCCACTTAGCTGCTCATCATGGACAGATATTGTTAGATCTTCTATAATCATTTGGGTGCTAAGGTCGATAAGGTCGCTAAGATCCGAGTCATCAATGTCTGAAGCTGTAATGTCTGTTAACGCCCTAACATCAGGAACTGTACAATATCCCAATTTTATGCACCTTCTAGTGTAGTCCGGACTACACCTTGTAAAGAATGAACTTAGCCTCCTACTTGTAGAGGAGACTAGTTCAAGACTACTTATCCTTTAAACTAGGAGCCCTAAGCAGCTGGATATGTAGAGTCACTTGAAGCTGCATTCACAACCAGTGCAACTGCAAGTGTGTCAGCAACACCAAAGTTTCTCTCAGCCCAGAAGTTGTACCAGACTGAGTCGTACTCAGGCTTGTCCTGCCTGTGTCCCTCAAGGTCTCTCTTGATGACATCGTATCCAAGTCTAGATGAGTCCACAACTATGGCTGCTCCCTCAGGAGCTCTGGTGCTAAGCAGGACCTTCATACCAAAGATCTTCCCTATCTCACCATTCAGGATGGCTTCCCTGTCCCCATAGGCTGAGGCATCTACAAACTTCAAGTTGGTGTCAAAGAGCAATGTAGCTAGGTCAACAGGGTTAAGAATAACTATATCTGGGTTTCTCTTTTGTCCAACTACCTTAGCTCTGGCCCTCATAAGATCCTTAGCTGACAGTGAACCAGCATTGGTAGCAGCAACCCACATGGTGTTCCCTTTCTGCATGTTGGGATACTCAGTCACTACAGTGGCAGCTGCAACTGAACCAGTTAAGGTAATAGTCCCTGTGTCATACTGAACATTTGCAATGGTAGCTCCACTAACAGATATGATTCTAAGGATTGGGACATTGGTAGCTGCATCAACCGAGTCATTTGAAATAGCTACAGTTTCTCTCTTCAGGTCCATCATTATGGTCTGAGCCTGGTCATCAACAGCCTCAGCATACTCCAATCCAGCTTCGTAGATGTGGTCTTTGATCACATCTCTCAAAGCCTGCTCTAGAGCTTCATTAGTGAATTCAAGCTTGATACCTACTTTCTCAACACTTACTGTGACAGCGTCATATGCAAATGAAGAAGCTGACACTGTGCTCCCTGGAGATACTCCCCAGGTAACAGATATGCCAGTACCCTTCTTTGGGAACTGTATCTGTCTAGGCTTACCAGCTCCTACAAGGTCTCTGTTAGGCTTGAATAGCTGGGCAAACACACAGGCTCCCCTAGCTACCTCTTCAATAGAGTCTGCAATAGCCTTGCCAGTAATAGCTGCAACATCAGCAGTTCCTACTCCTAGTTCTTCTAATGTTTTAATCGCATTCACTCTCCTACAGCTCAATATTCAAGGTAGAAGGATTATATAAAGCTATATCTGCACTACAGTGTAGTCCGGACTACACTTCTCAATGAATAAGCTTATTAACTTCCACCTTACATTCTATAGCTTGACATCCAAGAGGGATGGATGTTCTGTATTAAAACCTCAAGAGGAGGTTAGGATAAGAGAATGAGCTACTATACAGACCGCTATGTGAAGTTTGGACAGGAAACTTCATGGGCTACTGCTGTCACTCCAGACACATTTAGCAATTACCTGCTTAGGTTTGAAGGTGGATGGACAGATAATAGAGTAGATGAACCTGTAATTGCAGGGGAAAGGGATGCTAAGTCTAGGACCTATGTCCATAGAGAAGTAGCAGCTGTAATGCAGGTTCAGCCAGTGTCAGCCAGATGGTTTGAGCACTGTCTAGGAAGCCTAGATACTGCTGCTGGTAACTCTTTACCAGCTACCTTGACTCCTGGGTCTACACTGCCATCTATCACAGCTCAGAGAGTCTATAATCCAGTTCCAGGGGCTGAAGAGAATGCTCTTAAGCTTTGGGGCTTGAAAGTGGACACTTGGGAGCTTACAATAGAGCAGAGTGAAGACATAGTGCTAGAAATGAACTATGCTGGACATGACGGTACAATTGAAACTGTATCTTACTCAGCTCCATCAATAGACTATACTATCCCAGCTATGGCCTTCCACAATGCAGTTCTCAAATACAATGGAGACCCAATTAGGTTTAGGAGACTAGTAATTTCAGGGGACAACAATCTGGAGGCTAGATTCGAATCTGGAGGGACTCTTGGGAACACATTCTGCTGTCAGGAGCTAAGGGAAGGTGGATGTGACATTAGTGGAAGGTTACAGCTAGACACTTCCCTAAGTACATACGCAGCTAATGTCCTCTCTAGAAGCGAAGGTACACTTGAATGTTCAATACAGACATCAGCAGCTACAGTGGTTATTACATTGAGTAATGTAGCATTTGATGAATATAGAGAACCAATTACAGGGCTAGACGTCATAGAAGTTGAGATTCCATTTAGCTGTAGAAGAGTAGATGCTAACACTCCAGCAATCCAGATGGTACAGAAGGGAACTGGACTCTGGACGGCTCTGAAGTACTAGAATAAAGAGGTGTCTAAGCGTGAACAGCAAATCGAAATATAGGATCAAGCTAGAGGATGTGCTCTTTAACGAGCCATGGGAGGTAGAGGTCCCTGGAGTTGGGACTGTCCTGGTTAGAGACCCAACTGAAAGGGACAGGATAGAAGCTAGGAAGGCAGCTAGGAAGCATCCTCTATGGGATGAACTGAATGATGTAGAGAAATCAGCTGAGATTCAGAAGCACCTAGCTAGGATCATGCTGGTTGAACCTAAGATATCTGAGGAGGACTATTTCAAGGCTAACTCAAATGTCATGAATGCTATACTTGACACTGTCTCCATGGTCTATGTTAAGAAGGTCAATGAGCTAACCAAGAAACGTCAGGAGCTCATAAGGGATTTTTTAGGAGCCCTGAAGGAAGGAAATCTATTGAGTTCTGGGAGCTAGTTAAAGCCATGAACTATGACTTCAAGAGGGCTAGGGAGGTGTTCCTTGAGCTCACAGATGTCCAGAGACAGTGGATAGGTATGATGGTGAAGATAGATCAGATAAGGGCTAAGGATATAGAGGCTAAGCACAAAGTAGAAGCTACAATGAGTAAGGTGTTCAGGAGAGGTAGGTATGTCTGAGATCCCTATTAAGATACAGCTCCAGCTTGAGGAGACTCCTAGTGACATAGAGGCTAGGCTAGCAGCTATAGACAAGGAGCTGGAGAAGAAGCCTGGAGCTCTCAAGCAAATGGGTACTGCAACCCGGACTACATCCAGCCTCTTAAAATCATATTCAATAAATGTTGAAGGAGCTATTGAAAGCCAAGCCAAGCTTGGAGATGTCCTTGCAGATTTCAGAACTAAACAGATTGAGAACATAGCCCTGATGAACAAGTATGCGAGTGGACAGAAGCTGACTAGAAGTGAAATGAAGAAGCTCAATAGAGTAGTAACAGAAATGGCTAGGGGCCATGTGGCACTTTCTAATATTAATAGGAGAATAGGCCAGGAACTCTTCTGGTTAGGATTAGGAAGCATGTTCATTGTAATGTCATATGCTAGATGGAGACGATCATCCCTAACTATAGAGAGTGCCCAGCTTTCTCTACGCAGGGCAGTTATGAGTATGGAGGAAGCTCAGAGAAGGGCTAGTGAAACCATACGGATGTATGGAGCTAGGAGTAGGGAGGCTAGAGCTGCAATACTGGATGCTGAGGAAGCAGAGCTGTCATATAAGCTAGCTGTTGATCGGGTTAGAAGCAGCATTGAGCAGCAGAACTATGCTCTCTGGACGTTTATCCTGGGTGCTGTACCAACCGTGATTAGGGCAGTGTTCAGCCTCACTAACCTGTATCTTGAGCACTATGCAGCTCAGATTCAAGCTGGAACTGGAATGACCTCACTGTATATAAAGTCCATGCTAGAGACTAAGGGATACTTGATTAAGATTCCAATTCTAAACCTTACAATCAAGTCCTATTGGGGCATGGTAGCGGCTATGGGGGCAGCTACACTTGGATTGACATTGGTTCTCTCAGCATTATCTTACTTCCTAACTGAGATACTAATTGTGAATCCAGCTATGGAGAAAATGAAAAGCAATCTAGAAGGTATAGAGGACTCACTAGTTGGGCATTCCCTAGTGAACGCTTTAAGAGCTACTAGAGCTGAGACTTCAGAGCTACGTAGAAGCTTTGTAGATCTGGGGCAGGAGGCTTCTAGGCTTCCCTTTAAGACTGGTTCTCCTCTTGAGGTACGTACAACCTATGGATGGGCAGAGCTAGCTCCTATGGAAAGGCTTGAGCTCCCTAGAGCACAACCAAGTGTGTCTCAGGTGAACATCAACATTCAGGGTCCATTCTACATTAGAGAGGAAGCTGACATTTCCAAGTTGGCAGCTAAGATAGGTAGGCTTCAAATGTCCAGGGTTATACGTATGAGGGGAAGGACATAGAATGTAGTCCGGACTACACGCAGTGTAGAGGTGAATTGAGATGGCGTATGAGGGAGCTATGGAAGTTAGGTCTCTAGTAGAAGTGTTTAGAGGAGTAGCCTACAATAACGATGGTATGAGACCCTACGTAGCTGATACTGTACCGTATGGATGGAAGAATCTCACTTCAGGAGCAAACTGGTCTAGTGATGGGGACATAGGAAGCGTCTCCTTTACTGCTCTATCTACATTTTCAGCTGTAGCTACAATAACTTCTACATTCTCTACTGATGTTTACTCATATTTGGTAGCTAGAGGAAGAGGGATAAATGGAGGATCATGGGCTGTAGGCTTCAAGGACCTAGCTGATAACATTTATTGGTCTCCATGGTATGGCAACAGCACTTTTGAAACTAAAGTGTATTCTCTCCCTTCTGGACACTCAATATCTGAGTATTATCTTAGAGGGACAGGTACATTCCAGGTTGACTATGTAGTCCTGTCATCTATAAGCCCACTTACAATCACACCAATCAACATGACAGTCAACAGGAACATTACTGGAGAGCTGACTGTTACAAGCTTCCATAAGGTCTTCACTGGAATTGTTGATAGAGTAGAGAAGAACATCAGAGGCCATGAACCTAGAAGAATCACATTGAATGCTAGTGACTATGGACAGTACCTTCAACGCAGGAAGGTCAAGAGAGGACGAATTTACGATGACTACTTTGACAATGTTGTTGCCCAGATAGTTGACTCACTTGTAGAAAATGGTGAGCTAACCATAGCCAATATTGACACTACAAACCTACATTACTCTGTTAGGAAGGAGATCCAGAATGACACTTCAGGCTTTGATCTTCTGTTAAACCTAGCTGAGGAGCAGGATGCTGACTTCTATGTTGACTTTGGTAAGGACTTACACTACTTTAAACGTGGGACTAGAGAGAGTGGACTGAATATTGCTGCTACTGAAACAACTGAGTTTCCATTTGAAGAGGACATTACTTCAATAATAAATGTACAGGAAGTGATAGGGGCTGATGGAGATAGCATTGGAAGTGACACTGAATGGACTGAGAGTTTAAGCAACTGGACTGGGAGTGGAAGCTTATCACTAGATTCTAATGTATATGATACTGACTCTGAGGGAGCATACTCTATAAAAAATAGAAACGCTACTGGAGGCACAGTCTGGTTTGCTAGGGATATGGGTACACTTGACTTGAGCTTAGGAGGAGTGCTATGCTATTCTCTACAGCTAAGAGCTGTGAAAAGCTATACTGGGGGCAGGGCTGAGAAGCTGATTACAAGGAACTATTTCATTGGGCCTAATGGAACTTTCTGGGTGGACATTGAAGCTTCAGGTGGCATTGAGTCCAGTCGTTCTCTAAGTAGATATGACGCTTCACCTTATCCTGAATATACAGAGGGCTATGCATTCTACTATTATCCTATGAGCAAGTTTGAAGTTCCCTTCAACTATAAAGCGAACTACAAGCTAGAGTCTTCGTTATCTGGTGAGCTAAGCTGGGATCAGATCAATACTATCAAGGTTGAAATTCTCAATCCAATTGTTACTGGATCGGAAGCCATAGCCTGGATAGACAATATGCGTATAGAGCAAGTCCACTACTCTGGGACTATAGAAGATGCTGTGTCAATAAGCAAGTATGGTAGGAGAGAGGGGATACCTAGAGGACCGGACTACTCACTGGACTCTAAGGAGAAATGTGAGAATATGGCTTCAATAATGGTTGCAGTGTACAAGGACCCTGTGAGAGTAATATCTGATGTAGAGACCATACGTAACTTCACCTATGAGCCTGGACACGAATACACCATATCTGTAGAAGAGATGAGCAGTATACCTGTGATTCTAAGGAATATTAGACATGAAGTTGAAGGGCTAGACCTACATACATACCTGTCATTTTCAGAAAGGTGGATACCTAAGCCAGAGAAGCTGTTTACAACCTTGAAGAACCAGCTTGAGGCTTATGGATGGAACATAGAGGCATGGAAGAAAGCTAAGCTCCCATCAGCTGTGATACCTACAAGATCTGAGCAGATAGAGTTCTGGGAGTCAGCTATTGAATTTCCAAGGTATGTGTTGTTTGACCAGAGATTTGTTACAGCTGTTACCCCCGACCAGAGCCAATATGATATTTCATACTCGTCTGGAGGATCAGGGTCAGTGACATTTGGACCTACGTTTCACTTGTTCACTGGGGATGGAGCATTAAAGACAGTTAAGATTATTCCTAAAGCTTCCTCTGGGAAGTTGAAATATGACATTAACTCAGGGTTCAGAGCTAGAATAATTATTAACGCTGATACAATAGGACCTGATGTTGGAGCTGAGTTCCAAATATCCATTGGAAGTATGAATGTGTCATCTTACTCTTCTAACTATTATGGGTTCAGATTGAAGGAAGATGGCACTATAAACATTGAGGTAGGGAGCTCAACTGAGAAGTGGTACAATTCAGTAGCTATGGGTACATATGCTGTTAACGATACAATAGACCTGTGGGCCATCTACGACAAGGAAAGTTACAAGATGTACTTCTTCAAGGATGGAATTATGAAGTTCATGTTTAGTGAAGTCACATTGGATACTAACATGTTACCCTTCTATTTATATGCTGTTACAGGAAGCAGTGCCACTGGAGGAATGAGCATAGCTGTTGAGGGACTAAACATCATCCAGGGGTGGAAAGCATGAAAATAACAATTGAAAGGGTTGATCCTGAGGAAATAATTAGGGAGATAGTAGGGAGTATCCCATATCATGTCAGGAAGTCAGGTAATAGGATAGAGATCAAAATTGAAGATGCTGACGCTAGAACACTAAGTGTTGTCCGGACTACACTTAGAGACAGGATTAAGAGGAAGCTCCCTAGAGGATGGAAAGTGAGGATTGATGGGTAATGCCTATAACTTCCCCAGTTAGAGTAGTAAACTTTGAAATGCTATTGCTATTATCATCCCTAAATATAGAAGAAGGGTTCCCTAGCCTGAGTGTTTCAAGCAGGAATATAACTAATCATCAGATACAAACTTTTGGGGAGGTCAATATTGAATGATTGAACTGATACGAAAGCATCTTTCTAGTTTCTTAAGACCAATTGTAGAGGAGATTATAACTGAGGGGATTCAAATTGGTACACATACGATTTATTTAAGACCAACCTACATTGACATGCAAAATAATGCTTTAAAGAAAATTGGAACCTTGACTTTTGGTACTGGTGAAGATACTAATCTTTACAGGTCAGGAGTAGATACACTGAAAACAGATGATACCTTCGAGGTAGCTGGAACAATCAAGACTGATATTATTCAGAACTATTCATCTGGTGATATTCTCCTCAAGGCGTTAACATCAGCAGATCTTAGAGTCCAGAATATGGGAGTAGTACTAGATAACATAGTGTCTATTGGATGGTATAACAATGCGGGTACCAAGATAGAACGTATTATTAGTTTGGATGAATACGACTCATTTGTTATCAGAGGAGGATCTCCTGGAATCAGTGACAACTCTGTTAGATATGTTTCATTTGACATGTTAGGGAACACTACCTGGAACCAAATATGGCGTATTTGGGATGAGACTCCAGCTGATACAGATTATTCAGATCCAGGAGCTAGTAGTGACTTACCTAGTGCTGGAGCTTCTTATGCAACTGACATAGTTAATATCTATAGAGATTATAAGAGAGAAGGAGGAGACTTCTCTACATACATTAAGCTGTTTCCAGCTAAAGCAGAGTCTAAGACATCAGCTCAGATAAGAAAGTCCCCTCTATTGGTATTTATATCTAGATACTGGGATGGATATCAGAGTCAAGATGCAGAAGCTAAGATGCAATTTGAAGTAACGACTACTAGCCCATTAGCTGCTAATTTCTATTTGTCTCTATTAGGTACTACTGTTCTAAACATCAATTCAGCTGGTAATCTTACTCCTGGAACTCCTGATTCACAGGATATGGGTAATGATGCCAGTAGATGGAGAGACCTATATCTGTCTAGAACTCTGGATATTGAATTAGATAGTTCCATAGGTGACGGAGATGACTATATAAGAGTAAAACGTAATGACTTAGCTTCTGATGAGCCTGTGTTCTGGTTACATGAAGAGCAGAAGTCTGGAGGAGGAACTACTGATCAGATAACTCATCTACAGGTAAGAGGTCCGTTACATGCCTATGTAGCTAAGGATGTATCAGCTGATAGCTTCTTTACTCCGTATATAGATTTAGCTGATGTTAATTGGTCATGGGCTTTGGGACTAGGTGCTAGTGGTAATACAAGTGGAGATACTACATGGCTATATTTCTCATGGGTATATGGTACTGGTAGCTATCAAGAAATAGCTAGGATAGATAATGCTGGTTTTCTACAGATACGGAGTGGTATAACGACTCTGTTAGGAGGAACTACTTATGTTCCTACAGATCAAGTGCCATTGTATATAGCAGTTCAGTCTTCTCATGCAGCTAATTTAGCTGAATTCTGGACTGGTAGTAACAAAGTCTTCTATGTAGCTAACGATGGTAATCCTACGATAAATCATGCATCATCTCCATCTTTGATAATGCAAGTAGGTGGGACTGATAAATTTAGACTAACATTTAATGGTACAGATACGCTTCTAGATGCTGTGACTGGAAATATCTATGCTAATGCAAACTTACTCCCTTATGGTTCTTATAGCTTAGGTTCTTTATCTAGTAAATGGCTTAACGCCTTTCTCAGCGGATACGCTGACATAGGATCTCTAAGAATAAGTGGAACCGAGGTTTTAACAAGTGGAAGAGTTCTTCAGAACGTTTCTGCTGATGCTGGAATAATTACAAGTGGACTTTTTAATGTAGCAAGGATACCTGACCTAGATGCTTCAAAGATAGTTTCAGGAGTCTTCGATGTTGATAGAATTCCAAATTTAGATGCTTCTAAGATTACTTCAGGGGTTTTTGACCTAGTTAGGATTCCTTCTATCGACTGGACAAGGATGCCTTTCGATGATTGGAATGAATTGCTGGCACAATTAGGCAATACTGTCGGAGACTACTTGAGCCTAAGCTATCTTCAGATAAACGGTTCAACTGTTTTAACCAGCGGTAGAGTATTACAGAATATCGCTTCAATAGCTCAGAGTTTACTTTCAGATGGGGATAATACGAGAGATTTGGGCAGTTTAAGCTATAGATGGCGAAATCTCTACATCGGAACAGATATTTACTTAGGTGGTGATATTCGTGGAGATGGTCAAAATGCTATTATTGATCAAGTAGATGGTTCAAATGCCTACTTCCACTTTAGAAGCTATACTGGTTCTGGTAGCTACGTTAATGCAGCTTACTTAAATGCTGGAAAATTTGTCATAGCTGCTTCAGGAAACATACTTCCAGCTTCAACCCGAACACATAATATTGGGACTCCAGACTTGAGATACTATGATCTGTTTCTAGGTCATTCACTAAACATAGAGCTCACAGGATCGATAGGAAATGGTAACAACTACATATCTGTAATAAGATCAGACTTAGCAGCTGATGAACCAGTATTCTGGTTACATGAAGAATCCATAGAAGCTGGATCTACAGACCAAATCACTCACTTACAAGTAAGAGGACCAGTTCACGCATATATCAACAAGGATGTTAGTGTCAATATTAGCTACACTCCGTATATAGATGTAGCAGATGCTAACTGGAGCTGGACAGCTGGTCTAGGAGCTTCAGGTCCATCATCTTCAGATGATACATGGTTGTACTTTAGCTGGGTATACGGTACTGGATCATACACTGAAGTAGCTAGATTCGATAAAGATGGATTCTTACAAGTAAAGAGTGGAATAACAACAGTACTTGGTGGTTCAGTAAGTGTACCAACTAGTGTAGTCCCATTGGATATAGAAGTTCAATCCAGTCATGCAGCTGATATCATGAAAGTAGTTAGAGGAACAAGTACAGTTTTTGAAATAGGTCAGTATGGTCATATAATAATGAACACTACGAGTACTTCAGTAATTCCAATCAATGTTAATGCTCCCTCTGGACAGGCAGCTGACTTACTGAAGTTATCAATAAACAATGCTCCTATGTTCCAGGTTAGTAAAGCTGGTGACATTACAGTACAGGGACAAATATATGTTCCTAACATGGCTACATCAGACATATTTGATGACATTGAAATAATTAAGAACATAAGATCAAAACCAGATGGTACTATAGATCCTGAGTCACTACCAGAGTTCTATAGAACTGGGAATGGAGTTAATCTTGTAAGGCTGGTAGGTTTATTACTTGGTGCTATTAAACAATTATTGGGGAAGATAGATGTCTGATACTGAAGTTTATTATTACGTAGCTCAGACAAAATTCATGCAAGTAGATCTACTTAAGAATGGTTCTTTCTCAGATGGTACTTTTAACAACTGGGATTACCATAGTAAGTTGGATATCGTTAGTCCTGGTTATGATGACGACTATTGTGTTGCCAGACAATGGGATTCGTACTATCATTATTACAGATCGTTTCTTATTTATCAATATGTTTCTTATCCTCCTGGTAGCGTATCACAAGTCAAGGTAAGAACTATTAGGATGAATGCTTGCTATTTCAGAGTATTTTACGAAGATGGTTCTGGAGATCAAGTGACGGTAGGACTTACGAGCTATTGGTCTACAAATAGTATTGCACCGAATCCAAATAAGAGAATAACGAGAATAGAGCTTTATGGCTATACGAATTCAGATTATCAAGGAAAAGCGGACTTGTTTGAAGTTGTATTGGAACCTACTGTAATGAAACGGGTACGATGGGCAACTTCTGACTACCACTTATTTTATGCTGATAGTGGAGGAAAATCAGTATCTTACAATGTTAGTGACTATCATTTATACAGAGAACCTTAAAATAGGAATTTCCTTTATTCTGAAAAGGAGGTGTATGAATATGAGTAGAAGAATACCTCAGGTACGGGTAAATCCCAACTCAATAGAGTATTGGAAGGAGAAAGTACTTACAAGATCAGTGTCTCTGGACTTAGCTATTAGAGAGTTCTTTGAGGCTCTGAACTCATACATGAGAATGGTAGAGGAAGAGCTCACTAAGCTAAAATCTGAAAACATTGAACTAAAGAATAAGCTTAAGGAAAAGGGAAAGAAATCTAGGTAAGTGAGTGCTGATGGGAAGGCAATGCAAAGTCTGCTATTCGTTGCATAGGAAGGAGTATGAGGAGCTACGCTTCCAGAAGTACCTGAAGCTGAAGGAGATCCAGGAGTACGCATGGAACAAGTATAGGGAGAAGCTGTCCATTGGGACTCTTTCTAGACACTTCAGGTTCCATGTTGAAGAGATACTGCATGCTCAGATAGAAGCTTCTAGGCTTAGGGCTGATGTTCTAAGAGAAGAGATACACAAGGACATTAGAGTGGCTAGGGCACTGAGGGAGAACCTAGAGATTCTAAATGAGCAGCTTAGCAGGGTAAGTGAGCTTGACAGTCCAGACCAACGTAACGAGGCTAGACAGATCATAGCTAAGATAAACGACACTATTGAGCTGCTTCTAAAGTTCTCTGACAAGATAAAGCTTGAAGAAGCAGGACCTAGTGAGGATGAGATCTTTGATAGAGTGGTGTATGCATTGGAGCCTCTACCTAATGAATATGTTATAGAGTTTAAAAAGAGATGGGACGAATACCCAAAAGTTAAAGGGAAGAAGCAATGAAAGATGTAGTCCGGACTATATATGAAGTCCCGGGTAGTGTTAAGTTCCAGCTGTTCTTATGGTACAAGGACCCAGTGCTCTTCTTCAGAGAAGTCTTCAATGTAGAGCCATACAGCTACCAGAAGAGAATCCTCAAGGAGTTTGTGAACTTAAAACGGATGATGATCTCAGCTGCCTCAGACACTGGTAAGACACTTCTGCTAAGTGCACTAGCGTTATGGTCAGCTCTGGTAAAGTCCTTCATAGAGGACATCAAGTATCAAGTTGTGATTCTAAGTGGCTCCAGAGAGCAAGCTGAACGGCTATATCAATACACCAGGGAAGCGTTGATGTCTAGTGAGGTGCTCTACCCACTTGTGGTTAAGGAAAGAGGTAAGCCTAAGATCCTCAAGAGCTACGTTGAGTTCATCAATGGATCATGGATAAAGACATTTGCCAGGGCACTGACATCAATCCAGGGTGTACACGCACAGATGGTGATTGTTGATGAGGCAGCTCTTAAGGAGCTGGACTTCTTCATCAAGGATACTCTGAGAATATCCAGAATATGACCCTAAGAAATGTCCAGATGGATGGAGGAGATATCACTGGAGTGCCGATGAATGTCCTAGGACCAAGAAAAAGCTAGAAGAGGCTAAGACACTGGATGAGGAGACATTCTCAATATACTATGAGGGGAAGCCATACAGCAAGGACCCAAACAAGGTTGTACCTATACATCTAATCAGAAGACAGTCTGAAGGTATCAAAAGATTCAAAGTAGATCCAGCTAACAGAGCTGGACTAATCATCTTCGGGGTCGACTACGGATCATGCTTTTCAGAAGACACTCAAGTCCTGACTAATCATGGATGGAAATATTTCTATGAACTAAACCCATCCGACCTAGTTCTAACTTTGAATACTAAAACATTAAAAGCAGAATATCAGAAACCAAAGAAGATTCATTCTAGATTCTATTCTGGAGAAATGATATGGATTCATTCTAAGAATCTTGACATACTAGTGACTCCACATCATCCTATTCCCTTTCTTGATAGAAACAAGAAGAGACTCCATTGGCACTTGGCTTTCGAACGGACTACACATGATTATCTAATTAGGAAAGCTCGGTTTTCAGGATATAAACCAGATTTTTGGGAGATTCCTGAATATTATAATGAATACTGGTGTGGACATTACCATTCAAGTCATAGAGAATATTTCAAGCCAAAGCTAAAAGTTCCAATTGAAGATTTCCTTAGGTTACTAGGCTGGTATCTATCAGAAGGTAATATTTTCAAAGAAGGATTTTACATCTCCCAGTCTAAGCTGAAACACCCAAAATATTGTGCTGAAATCAGTGCCTTACTCTCTCGACTTGGGCTAAATGTTGATTATAATTTCAACAACACTACTAAAGGCGGATACTTCAGAGTTTTCTCGATGCAGTGGAGACAATATTTTGCTCAGTTTGGAGAAAGTGAAGAACGATTCATCCCAGAAGACATTAAAAATCTAGATGGTTCTCTCCTAGAAATCCTTCTTGAGACCTTGATGAAGGGAGATGGTGCCAAAACTGGTTTTTACTACTGGACGGATTCAAAACAATTAGCAGATGACCTGCAGGAGATAGCTTTAAAGACTGGTAGATACATCCCTTGGATAAGCTCCAGGATCCGTAATGGGAAAGTAGAATACTCTGTACATATGAAGCAGACAGACTCTAGCCCTAACAAGAAACATTACGATGAAGTCAAATATTCTGGTAAGATTTGGTACATAGAAACTGAAAATCAAACATTATGTGTACGAAGAAACACTAAACCAGTATTTCTACATAATACAGCTGGGACGATGCTAGCTATTTTGCATAAAGTCGGTAAAGAATACCATCTCATAGATTTGCTAGAATGGAAAATGCAGAAGTACGATGACGTACAGGACTGGATAGAGTCTGTAACTGAGCTCTATAAACCGGACTACATATTTGTAGATGCACTGCCTAAGGGAGAGTCTGAACGCACAGTTGACAGGCTTGGACAGAAGGGGTACACTGTGACTCCAGTGTTCTTCTCTCAAGAGAAGTCTAGGTACCAGACTAGGATGAGAAGTCTATTTAGCCTTGGACAAATATGGATTCCAGAATCGTTTGTAGACCTTCTAGAAGAGTTAAGAGCGTATGAGTGGACTACCAAGAGAGGAGATGATAGAGTAGTAGCTTTGATGCTAGCCCTGATTGACCCTGAACCTTCAGAATCACAGTCGGTATTTGGGATAGCTGCAAGACCAATCTCCAGACCACTCTCCCATCGACTGTGATGCCCGGACTACACTTCAGCATCTCCACCCCCTTCCTTTACGATACACCAAACATTCCAACCCCAATAGAAACTAAACACCATTCATATAATAAGAAGAGAAGGGAGAGAATTCTATTCGTTTAAAAAAAAAGATATGGAGATCCTAAGGTTATTCCTTTTCCCTCCATACATGGATATAGCCGATTAGCTGAGGGTATTCATATAGATCGTTATCGTCAAGCTCTATATCTTCAATGAAGAACTTATCGTTATCCTTAATGTCCTTAGGCATCAATGCCTTTAATGCTTCTCTAATGTTATCGTCAGTTAATAGATCAGCTATCTGGTCTTTATCCTGAAGGGTCAAGCTATCATCAAGCCACTCTATAGGACTCATGCAGTTGTTTATGTCCTCAATGATCAAATCGATAATGTCCCTAACTGTTTCTCTATAGGTCACTGAGACACCGAACCTTATGCATGCAACCACATTAGGATCTACAAAGCTATGCCCATGGCCACTGTAGAAGTCAGCATATCCCACATAATCGATAACTGCCTCCAAGCTATATCTTCCTCCCATATTTCCACCTCCTTATACATTTTATATGAGCCTGTCTACCACCCTTAAGGTTTACACTATCATCAAAATGTGTAGGCTTCCCACAAATCACACACCTAGCCAATCCCCTAATCCTCCTTTATGGTTGATTCTAAGATGAGCTTCTCATGCTGAAGCTCATCTATAACTCTAAGGATCAGCTTAGGGTTATGGTTATAATACACTTCACAGACACCTTTAATCAGCTCTAGAACTTCAGAATTATCCAAGCTCATTATTAGATCTAAATTGCAGTACACCCATTTTTTAATGTTCACAAATGTCTGTTCAGCTCTAGTGTTATATGGTCTTTTCTGGTTTTTAGGATATACGACTAGAGTTATTCCTATCCTCTCAAGGGCCTTAGCAACCTTCATTAAAACCCTATCTGAACGTAGATACTTGATATTTTCCCCAGCATCTAGAGCTTTTTGAACCAAGAATAACACTTTAAAGCTATTTTCAACTCTACCGATCCATAAATGATACACTACCCGATTAGTCTTAATGTTTCTAATTGTGCCTAAAATTATGCCCTTTAAGACTTTTCTAGAATGATGTTTATCAGCTATCGAACCGTTAGTTATCGGTCTGGTGAAGTCTAAGACATGAGTTATTTTCTCAATAGGGACATGATCATTCAGCTTCTGTTTCTGATGTGGATTATGCTTATCAAAGTCTCTTTTAGCTTCATAAGATTCAGCTTTAAGCAACCAATTCTTAATTGTCTGATGTGACACATTGTAACACTTAGCTATAGCCGTTAATCCAAAGTTGAGCTCATGAAGCATTTTTATCTCATTGATCTTTTCCATTTTTCCAACCCTCATTTTTTGGTTATTCTATAGAGGAATAACCTAATAAGACTTTATATTATGCACATATTAGGAAGCTAATATTTTATAACCAACTGGAATATTTCCACATGAGATTATGGCTTTAAGGCTTTACACAAAGCCTTAAAGTATGGGGAGAGCTCAAGCCCAACCCCCAGCCCCACCTCAAGCTCAAAGCTCTTAAAGAAAAGGAAAAAGTAAACCGCACTACATCCAAAATCTTATATACACCATACGCACATAACTAAAAACCACAAAAGAAAAGGAGGAATGAAACAGAAATGGTTTATAAATCGAGAAATCCCCTGTTTAGAGACTTAACCGATGAGGAGGAGAAGGAGTTTAGAGAATCCGCTGAAAGCTTCTGTCAACATGGCTTTTCGCTGTATAGTGAAGTATTGAAGGCAATTCATCCAGTGGTACGGAAAGAGATCATTAGGGTTCTGGAAGAGAGTCTTAGAGAGCAAGGGGAATTTTAGGAAGTAAGGAGAAACAGAAATGAACCGTAGAGAAATTAAGGAACGTATAGAGAGGATAAAGGGGAACATTGAATACCTAGAGAAGAACCGTATCTGTGAAGAAATGAAGAGGCACAACAGAGAACTTTATGAAACATCAGAGGAATTTAGAAACATGGTTAAAGGGCAAAAACACCTAGAGGATAACGCACTCAAAACCTGGGATTTAGAGATCGAGAGATTAACGGAGATGCTGAAGAAATGAGGAAGCTGGTTAAAGGGATATATCTGATCTCAAACTCCAACAATGAAACGATTATAACTTTGATACCTGAGAATCCCTTTAGCTATGAGAACACCAAGAAGATTCTAGACATGAATAATGAGACTTCAATTATTCTCCAACACCACCGTAAAGGCGGTTTACTCTACGAGTACACAAACACAGAACATAAAACCACACCATAGAGAACCTAAGCTTTATACCATATCCCTATTTTTTTCTGTTTACTGTTAGTGTGTGGTTGTGTTGGATGCACTACAGCTTTATTATCAGATTTATAGAAAAACCCTTATGCATCCCATATTCCAAAATGTAAAATAAGGGAAAATAACGATAATTAAGGAAAATATTTATATACCCCCATGCCTTTTTCTTTGAGTCAGAGGATCGGGGAGAAATGAGCGGAAAATTACCGATTCTTATAAACGGTCAAGAACTTGAGTCCCAAGAGGCTCAAGAGACTGTTAGGCTGGAGATCCCCCTTAGCGTACTAGAGAAGTTTTACAACGATGTTCTTCATATGGAGATGCCTGTCAAACGAGCTACTAACTCAAGAGGCAACACCTATATAACGAATAGGAAAAGCCTCTTAGCACCGTTTCAAAGCTGGTTATTTGCCACTATTGAAGTGTGGTCTGAAAAGGGAAAAGTAACATTAGCCGTCAGGTCCCCAAAGAAACAAGCTAAACAACCTAAAGAATCTAAACAACCTAAACAAGCTGAAGAAGCTGAACAAGCTGAAGAAGCTGAACAGTCCGAATCTAATCAATAAATCCCCTCTTTTTTTTTTTTATCCTCTAAAGTTGTGATGGTTTATGAGCATAATCATTGATGGTAAGGAAGCTGAGTTTATCAAGATGGATAAGGACAAGGTTATGCTCATAATTAAGAAGGATGAAGAAACAGCCTTAGCCTTTCACTCAACCTTTAAGCGTTTTGACTGTTACAAGTATAAGGACATTTCTGATGTGTTCACTGATGAAGGGTATAGAGCTGGAGCTATTCGGATTAAGGTCTTAAGTATGTATCCCTTTATGTGTAAGCTCTACGTTAAGAAGCTCGTAGTTGAGCTTAACCAGTATGATCTTATCAACTTCACATATCACAAGAATAAGAACCTTAACCATGAGTCTATCAAAGTCTTAAACACATTGAGGAATAGACTGGTTGAATATCTTAAACAGGTTAAGGCTCATATAGATGTCAAGCCTTTAAGGTTCAAGTATGACCATAAGGATAAGAAACCAGTCTTAACGGTCTATTGTGACAGAGAGGTGTCTTATGTCCCTATTACTAAATGCCTGTTTTGTGAATATAACCGTAATAGACGCACATCAGTTAGGGATAAGTCTTATGATCCGTTAAAGATCAAGTGTGTCTATTAGGATAAGCTTATTTTGATTCTAAGCCTGTTTCTAACTCTTTAGGAGGTGACTCTTTTGATTAGAGAAGAGTTTTTCAGGGTACTAGATCAATTCTACAAACTAGTTGGGGAATTTCTAGAAAAAGGTTATAATGAGAAGGAAGCTGTTAGGAAAGCTGAGCTCGTCCTCTTTAAAGGTTCAAAGTCTAAGGATTAATCTCTTAGAGGCTTTGTTATTTTGGGTAAGCTTATTTTCTTATTTAGGGAAATTCTAAGAAATGTAGAGTTAGGTCTCTTAGCTGAGGAGCTTATTAAGCAAGGCTACCCAGTTAAAGAAGCTCTTAGGAAAGCCCAGCTTATGGTCACCCAACCAGCTCGTGCCAACAGAGGAGCTACCCCAGAGGAAAGGGAAACAGCTCAAGGTTGGATAGGGAGGAAAAGGGTGACAAGCTAAAAATAATTTCTCTATTCCTCCCTATGTAGTCCGGACAACACTTTAAGGAGAAACTAATTTGTCCTCTAGAAAAGATTTATTCCTCTTGTGTAGAAGGTTAGGAACAGAAAGATGCAAGTACAGAAATTCTTATTGCTGTCTTGTTGGGTATAAGCCAAAGGGAAAGTGTCCAGCTGAAAATGATGTGTAGTCCGGACTACACTCTCATGGGTCTAGTCTATCTATATCCTAGATAGACAGATAAACCATGAAAGGAGAAATAAAGATGAAAATTGAACCATACGTGCTTGATGAGATTGAGAACAGAATAATGCAAGTGATTGAGTCCTTAACTGAGAAGCTTGATGCTGATGATGCTGATATTACTGAGCTTCGTATTTTAATAGAACACATCCATGTCTTGAAAAGACATCTTCAGGCTTAACGGGAAGGATGTAGGTTGTCAATTGAGATAAGTGAGGAGGACATATGTAGATTCCTAAAGCTGAAGATGGGAAGAAGACCGTCCCCTTCAGAAGTCAAGTCCTTCATCAGCTATCTGGAAATAGACATGCCAGAATGGCTGAATGACAACTTCAGAAGCTGGGAAAAGTGTAGTCCGGACAACACTTGTTAGGGATGAAAATTATGAGTAAAGCTAAGAGAGTAAAGGTTTATCTTGAAATAACTGATAAGAGCTACACAGCTCTCTACACAGCTTCAGACATAGCTGACATCCTAGAAAAAGCACTATATGAAAATCTGATTGAATACTACATTATTAGAGTAGTGGAAATTTAAAGTTGTTAGTCTCTTGACAAGAGCTGATGTTTATCTTGTCAATTATAGATCATTTCTTCATAGGATATTTCCTTTCATGCTTCTTCTGGATTGGATACTTGTTATATAAATCTAGAAAGAAGAAATAAGCCCTAGACCACAGCTGATATGTAGCTAAGCTGGAAAATGCCAATCTAGAGAGTCTATTACAAAATTGATTGTCTACAGGACAACATTCCAGCTTAGCATTCTCCCTGCATGTCAGCTGTGGAGGGAGACTTAAAATAAAGGAGGAAAATAAGAGTGAGAATTCTAGAATTGGATGACAACACCATATACATCGATGACCCCAGCTTCACATGTGAGCTGGACGATGGCAAGAAGGTCTATCTAGGTCTAGTGTGTGAAGCTTTTGACCTAAGGGAAATAGACGATAGACATGATGACGATCCCTACCCGGTGGTAGTGGAAACTCAAGTAACAGTGGCCCCTAGATCCTTAGACAGCAGCTACCTCAAAGTAGCTAATGAAGGAGAAGGTCTTGATCTTAACAATGATGGGATTAAAGTCTATGTGTCCTACCGTTATTCTGGAGGAGTCCCTGTAAACATGGAGTCTATCAAGGGATCTGTAAAGTCTAGTGTAGACTCTGAGGTTAGGACAATCAATCATAGGCTGTATGGAGAAATAAAGACTAGACATTTTAGAACTGTAGAGGATGCCTTATCCTATGCTAGGAAAGTCTATGCCCATAACTGTAAAGCTCTATTTGGGCTGATAGGGTTCTACTTAGACAGGACACTGAACTTAGCTGGTACAACTGGATGGGACATCATACAGCTCCAAGCCTTGAACAAGGACTACAAAGTTTTCTAGGATTGTGAAGCAATGTCCATAAAGTGGAAAGTGTATGATTCACTAGGAAACCTAGTAGGCTACTTCTATAAGGAAAATGATAAAGTAGCTCTTGAGGACTTATCTGGAAAAGTCCAACATGTAAGGAAAGATCTGACATTAAAGCAAGCTGTAAGGATTCTTCTTAGCGAAGAATAGATCTTAAGCTAAATAGAGGAACGAAAAGAATGAAGCAGCTAACATTCTATGACTTTGAAGGGTTTAGAGAGCTATGTCACTTCTTTGATGAAGTGCATGAGGAGCTAGCTGACATGTATGAGGCATTGAAGAAACCTAGAGCATATATCAAGGTTGAGCTGACAGGATACACTGGAGATAAAAGAGATGTTCTGGAGATCAAGATCCCTAATAGTGTAGTCCGGACTACACTCTAGGAAAGGTCTAAAATGAATAGTGGAAAAGCTAAAGTCCATTTTAGAGATGTCTACTCTCTAGAGAGACACAGAACTAGGCTGATAAGGATAGGGATAGATCCTAGAGAGCTAGAGGTAAAGTATGACGTAACAACTGGGAAGCTATTCCTACTTGTTCCCTCAACAGTCCCTGTACGCCTTAAAGCTCAGATTACAATGAAGAAGTAGCCCCTGAAATCCTTCTATTTTTTAGGAAGCCAGCTGAAGCAATAGAAGCGTCTAAGTCCTGGCTTCTACCTACATTTGTAGGCTCAGCTGGAGGCATCTAGACTGAAAGAGGTATGTGAACAATGTCTGATGAAGGAAACGTTTGGACCACTCCAGAGCCTAAGGTGCCTCCTACCATACAGGTAGGGGACAAAGAATTCAAGGTTGAGCTAGAGAGTGACTTTGTGTCCACTATACTTGGGATCGTAAGATCCCTAGGTATAGGTAGGTTCCTAGTGAAGTACAATGGCTCAGTGATCACACCAGCTGAAGCACCAGACACATTCGAGGACTATGCTGGAAAAACAATCGTAATAGAGCCAGTTGATGAAGCTGGATAAGAGCTTCTACACACTGGCTCACTTTTTTTTTCATGGAGGATGTTTATATGAGGCTTGTTTTCAAGAAGGATGGTGAAAGGCCTCCCAACTTCTATATTGAAATTTCCTATGAAGAGAAAGACCTGATTAACAATTATATCTATGAGAGTGGAGTTTACTATATCAGTGACAAGATCTACCTGACCAATGCCACTGTGGCTAGAGCTCTAGGTCTCTCATCCAGATATTTGGACTATCATCCATTTATGAGTAGTTTTACTTCTAGGGAGCTCTTAAGTGCAGCCAAGATAGACATTGAAGATCCTGATGAAAGACAAAAGCTCATCTCTTCAGTGTACAAATACCTGAAAAACAGGCTTGAGATAGCCATGTCCAAGACTGTTAGGGATGAACGTTCTATTCCCCTAGACATATCTCCATCCCTAGGAGAAATGAATGTAAGCCTAGAGGAAGTAGGAAAGATAGGGACACCTTTCCTCATCTCTATCGGGGACAAGGTGTTTGAGGCTAAGCTAGTAAAGGAGATTGACAGCTTCAGAGACTACATGCAGAGAAGGCTGAAGCAGATAGTGGGGGCATATAGAAACCACATTACAGCTACTCTCAGTGCCCTACGTGACGAGTATGATAGGAAACTAGAGGAAATAGAAAAAACCAGGGAAACAATGATCCCAATGCCTAACATCACTCTTAGTGACTTAGCTACTGGCATGAGAATATGTAGGAACAACCAGTACCTAGAGGTTTATCTGCCAGTGAAGGTAGAGATCAAAAGAGTCTTTTACAACAAGAAATCTTTTACATTGAAAAAGGAGTACTGGTGTACTCTCAGAGGACTAGCTGGACTAGCACTGGATCGTGATCTTACAATAGTGTCAACCAAGTTTGTGAGGTCTAAGAGGGCAAGTAGGGGAGTTAGGCATCCTAACGTGAATGATGATGGAATGGTGTGTCTTGGCTATACTAGACAGATCCTAGGTAGGAGGCTAAACGACATACATGATGCTTACACATGGATATATTCAGTGGTTGATTTGCTGTCCGTACCTAACTTCGATGATGCATACGATGTCCATGTTTCACAATGGGCTAGGGAGGTCTTTGATGCTCTGGAAAGTGGCCACTCAAGTGAGGTAGTAGAGGAAGTGGCTACTCTTCCTTCAGAAGTAGTGTGGAGGACATAACTATTGTACGCTAGGCAGTCTAGTTTAAATCTCCATATTCCAAGTGACATTGGGATCATCGGGTGTGGAGGCATAGGCTCATGGGTAGCCATCTACTCTGCTATGGGAGGAGTAAGGACAATCAGCTTGTTTGACCCTGACATCCTAGAGATCCATAACCTGAATAGACTTCCATATCCTGAGAGTGCTGTGGGCATGAAGAAAGTAGATGTCCTTAGAGAATACCTAGTCCACATTAGGCCTCAGAGTGAGGTATTTGCCTACGATAGACGTATTTCAAGGGACAATGCAACCCTACTTCACAAGTGTAAAATAGTCTTTGACTGTACAGATAGCACCAGAGCCCATAGGTTGATAGAGGGCTTATGGGTCAAGAAGAGCTTTACTGATCTGATTAGAGCCTCATATGATGGTGACCATTACACCTTGTCCAAGAACCTTCGTTTAGAGAGCATGTCTTGGGGAAATGAAACCTCTGGGTACCAGATTGTCCCCAGCTGGGTCATCCCAGCATCGTTCATAGCCCAGATTGCATGTTGGTTGGCATATGCTGAGGATGCCCCTGAAAGATACTTTCTTTCTAACAGTTTAAGGAATACTGTTAACCGTTTCATTTATGGAGGTAAGACCACAATTGACTAGAAGGAGGAGAAAAAAGAAGAGGAAAGCTACAGAGGAAACAGGTGGCATACTAGTAGTAGTGGATGATAGGGATAGGAGCAGTGAATTGTCATACCATATCCGTTGATTGCCAGGATCTCCAGCCTAGTTTCTAGACTTCATACTGAGTGGCTAGGTTACTTGGACTATGAACAGGTTGAGGACAATGGTAGACTTGTGTACAGAGCTACAGAGATTACTATCCCAGATCAGGAGGTCACATACTCATCGGTAAACGTTAACGATCCTGCTATAGGGATAGGTAAAGGAGTCATCCACTGTCATCCCTGGAAGGGATATTCATCTCATTCTAACACTGATGAGGACTACGTTGATAGGAATCATCCCTTCAGCATAGTTGTAAACAAGGACTTGGACTTCTCTGTAAAAGCTGTAGTAGACGTCCCATGTGGGTCTAGGATACTAGTAGATGGGGAAGTAGAAATTGAATATCCAGATGTGGATACCAAGTCCTTCCTAGAGGAGGCTAAGAGCAAAATCAAGGAGAAGAAGTATGTCTACAGATACTCTGCATCTAGGAAAAAGTCATCAGGGATAACTGCTATGGAGTATGGGTACCTAGATCCATACTCATATTCCTGGATGCCGTAGTCCGGTCTACATCTAGAGAATGATAGACTATGCCTCTAGCTCTTCTAATCATATCGTTAGTTGTATGGATAGTTGACTTTATACGTAGACCTAATCTATGGGAGCATTTACCCCTATCTGAGCGTTACAGACAGAAGTTTATACGGGACTGTCCATGACCCAGTATAGAGATCTCCCTAACCTATTGCCAGATCCTTTGAAAAGAGTCCAGCATAGGTTGGTTATGGCTAAGCTTGTGCTTGCCATTCAGTCCTTGTCCAATGACACATTCACTATACATGACCTGATACCTCTTGTTAGGATTGGAAACAGACGCTTACTCTCCAAATACCTTCTATACCTCTATAGAGAGGGCTATCTGTCCCTTGTTGGAAAGGCAAATTACAGGAGACTGTCTGTTTACTCTAGAGAGGAAAAGATCTTCACTGTCTTTGATACTGGGATGAAATGATGAGAGCTAAGAGGTTAACATGTAAGATGGCAGATAAGGTAGTTACAATTTGGGAAATCGTTATCTATAGAGATGGATGGGAAAGGACAGGGATAATAGCACTTGACTCATATCCACATACAGCTTCTCATGCATGTAAAGAGGCAGGACTACTAGCTGACAGGTTTGGGATCTTTAAAGAGATTTATAGTTATCCTTACACAGCAACATGGCTGAGGACAATTAAACTTGAATAGGAGATAGGTCTATGGAAAGCTCTATGGAATGGATACCATCTGAAATACTGTCATCAATTAGAGAGGAGCTCAAGGGAGCTAGAAGTATCCAGGATATCAGGAGTATTGTAGTCCAAGCTACAAGATGTAAGCCTGGTGACATTAAAGATTTCCATTACAAGCTTGGAGGACATGACTGGAAAGGGGTGATCTATACTAAACGGAACACTCTTATGGGATCAGTATTCTCACTGTTTGACAGTAAACCCTTTGTAGTTAGAGGCTATCCTAAGATCAGATATGCATTAGATTCTAAACTCTTAGGAAAGGAAGTAACTGTACAGATGAAGTATGACGGGACTAACATTGGACTTTTCCTCCTACCTAATGGAGAGATCATGGGAAAGACTAGGCTGATGCCTAGATGGGATGTCCAGTCTTTACAGGCTATGAAGAGACAGGTTTCTCATTGGAAAGAGCTCTTTACGAAGATAGATGATGGCTATCTCCTTAAGCAAGTCAAGTATCTAGCTGAAGATGACTACATGATATTTGGAGAGCTCTATGGATATCTAAATCCTGGAGAATTCATTAAATATTCAATTCCAATAGCCTTCAAAGCTTTCGATATAGTTGACACTAGGACACTAAAGTTTCTTAGCTCTAAAGACATGGAGGATCTATGCTATGAGCTGGACATTCCATATGTAGAGGAGCTATGGCATGGTATCCTAACTAGGAAAGAGGTTGAACGAATAGAGTACGAAGCTAAACAGTATGTAAGAGAGGATGGCTATGAGGGATTTGTAGCTAAGCATTTCTCCCCTATAGATAACGACATGCACTTCTGCAAGCTTAAATGTGAAGAGATAAAGGAGAAAGCCTGGAAGCTTAGACCTACTGGAATCCCAATTTCTATTATTCGTAAAGCCATACGAAAGGCTATGGAAAGCTACCCATACTATGACAAAGTAGATCAGCTATATCCAGTAGTTAGAGAGGAGCTCCTAGAAGAAGTAGAGCCCTCATTGGTAGATGAATCAGAGAACAAGATAAGATCTGTTATTAGAAGAGTACTGTCTCCTACACCTGAGGAGCTAAAGAAGTCCATAAGGGAAATTATGCTTGAGCTTAGGGAGAGAGGTATGGACTTGAACAAGAAGGGAGAAGTGCTCCCAGCTCTAGCTCATCGTCTAGGAGACATATCAGGAAAAATGCTTTACAGACTTTACACTCAAGTCTTATTTGAGATGGAAAGTGAAGTGTAGTCCGGACTACATTCTTAAGGAGAGTTTCCTAATGAGAGAAGAATGTATAAAGGAAATTCTAAAGTCCTACTATAAGTGGAAAGCTGTAGGTGTAGCTGGTATCTGGATAGGAGCTGGAGTGGCCTGTTTATCCTCTACAGGAGATATCCCAGCATTAATCATATTCCTAGCTATGTTCTCATCTCTGCTCTATACTATGATAGGTGCTCCTGACTTCTATGCTAAGTGGATAAGGAAGAAAGGAGACTAGCTCAGTGAAAACGTGGTTTACAGCTGACACTCACTTTGGACATTCTAATATTATCAAGTACTGTAACAGACCATTCAAGTCAGTAGATCATATGGATATGAGGCTTATCCAGCTATGGAACTCTAGGGTTAAGAAGCATGACATAGTTATCCATCTAGGGGACTTTATGTTTAAGGACATCAATAAGAGGGAATACTATCTAGACCAGCTTAATGGACACATTACCTTCATAAGGGGAAACCATGACCATAGCAATTCTCTCAATACCAAGATTAGCTACCTAGTGGTTCACATATCCAACATGGATGTTTACTGTACTCATAGACCTGAGGACTTTAATTCCTCCTATCCTATCAACCTTGTAGGTCATGTCCATGAGAAATGGAAGGTAAAGAAGATCTACAACACTTATCTGGTCAATGTGGGAGTGGATGTCTGGAACTATCATCCTGTAGATATCAATGAGATCCTAAAGGCTATTAATGATTACAAGCTCTTCTGGGAGAAGATAGGGAAGACAGGCCAGGTAGGTTTAACTGAATGAAGAGACTTCAAAGAAAGAGGACTAAAGGCTGGAGAATGCCTCCTAACACTTATATAGGAATGCTCCGAATTATAGTGTATGCCCTGGTCTAAAAGAGTTTCGAAAACAAAAGTTGTCTGCCTTTCTTGCGGTCGTAGTATCTATCTTAAGCCTTTACCGAGCTGTGCTGAACCTGCTCACTTGGCATATTATGAAAAAAGAAAGAAACGAAATAATGAATACAGGAGAAAACGCCGTGAGGAAGCTAGAAGACGAGGTGAAGTGTATCGTTCTGAAAGACCTGAAACAAGAAGAGCAAGAGAAAGGAGGAAATACAGAAAGGTTAGAGAGGCTTTGCTCCAAAAATTGGGAGGAAAATGTGTGCGATGTGGTTTCTCAGATATTAGGGCATTGCATATCCATCATATAAATGGAGATGGAGGGAAAGAACGTAAAAAACTTGGATGGAAATATCTTAAGATTCTCTCAGAAATGCCAGAAAAAGAACTTAGAGAACAATATGAAGTCCTCTGTGCGAATTGCCATGAAATCCTCCATCACACCAGTTAGGGTTCAGAGAAAGAGAACTAAAGGTTTCAGACTTCAAGATGCTAGTCCTAACGGGCTTCCTGTAGTCTATGTTGGACGTCCATCTAAATGGGCAAACCCATTTAGAATAGGTATTGACGGAGACAGGGAAGCTGTAGTTAGGAAATTTAGAGAATATGCTATGAAAAAGTTGAAAGAAGATCCTAACTGGCTAGAACCTTTAAGAGGTAAGGATCTGGCATGCTGGTGTCCTCTAGATAAGCCTTGTCATGCTGATGTCTTGATAGAGCTTCTAAGAAAGGAGGCTGGTAAATGATAAGGATTGACAACATACATGCATGTAAAATTAAGCTAACAGAGGATGGTTGGAAATTCTATTTCTTCAGTAGAGAATGTGACTTTGAGGTAACTGTCCTTAGGGACCATAGCCTACGAATTAGACAGGAAAAGCCATTAGTATCAGAGGACAAATGACAATGGATCTACTTATAGAGCCCGATCTAAAAGAGTTTATCAGTCGTTTACCAGATATTAGTCTTGACCCTCCAAGCGTCCATCTAGTTATGCTAGCTATAAGAAGTAGGAAGGCTAAGCAGATCCTAGGGATAAAGATCAAGGACTTGGTTGTAGAGAGAAGGATTATTAGGCCTTCTAAATGGAGAGAGAAATACTTCAAGACTGTGTATAACCTAGCTCTCCTACAGCATCATGGACTCTACTACTATAAGGGGTTAGAGATACCTCTACAAGCTAAAGCCATCTACGCTACGTTGACTCCAAGAAATGTATATCATGCCATAGCTGACCTGATGAAGGAGAACATATCCTATCTATTTCAGGGAGATGACTCAGCTAGGTATCAGCTTACAAAGCAGGATATCCGTTTCTTTGGATGCTTACATAGACACAAAATGAGGACTAACAACTTTGTCACTCTAGATCTTGATAACAATGATGAAAAGATCCTGAAAGAGATCCTAGACTATGTTTCAGTCCTACCTCTATTCTTGGTCACTGAAACGTCCAGAGGCTATCATATAGTGTTGGATTTATCCAAGTCTGATGATGCTAGAGCCTTCTATGGACAGGAAAAGATAATGCAGAAGCTAGGACTGAAATTTGCAGATAAGGGATTAGAGTTTCAAAGAGATAGTCAGGAGCCTGTTCCAGGGACTTTATATTTCAAGGAGAATGGGTCTCCTCATTATGTTAAGATTTTATATTAGCATTTTAGGGTGATGAAGCTTAAATAAAGAGGAAATAGAAAGGATGCTAGGTATTCCAGAAGCCCAAGCAGAGGTGCTATTCGATATAATACAGCTTTGCAACAAGCATGGAATTGACATTGTTGATCTTGAGGGTTATCTACAAGATCTCATATGGATTGAGGATCTTACAAGAGCTTCAGGGAAAGGTGTAGTCCGGACTACACTTAGAGAAGCTCTGGAAAGACTAGGCACTACAGATTGAAAGAGAGAAGCTTATGGACTAATGGACTAATATTTACAAATTTATTTCTGTTTAGGAAACAAATAATGTAGTCCGGACTACATCTTAACTTAATCATTGGAAATTTATCTGGTACTTTAGGTGAAGGAAATGAATGAGATATTGTTTAAACTAGGACATAGGATAGATGAGCTTGAAGAGAAACTGAACCTAGTCATTGCAGCTAATCAATATCCACATCTAAGAAACCAGATCCTAAGGAGAATCTTGAGTAATAGTGCCCGTTCTTAGTACTCCTACCACTACAAATTATCTCTATTTCCACAATATTTATATTTGAAAGGGCTATCTTGAGTCCTTCACTGGTAAACGAATAATGAAACGTGATGTGACAATGATGGAGCTTACAAACACGGAGTCTGTTGAGCTCCATTAGCTCTCACATAAGTTGATTGGTGTGACTTGGACAGGAGCTTACAGGTCTAAAGCGTCACCCTGCTAAGGTGAAGATCTAGGTTCAAGTCCTAGCATGTCCACCATACTGGGCATGTGGCTGAAGTGGTTTAGAGCTCCTGTCACCTTCACACAGATTAAGTGATGTGCCTAGCTAGGAGCTTACAAACTGTGGCTATGGATACACGGTTAAGCTGGTAGGTCCAGCTGGTTAGAAGCTCCTAGCACTTGCACATATCTAAGATGTCCCATAGACAGGAGCTTACAAACTGCCCCAACCAAACTAAAGCTGGCAACTCTAGAAGAAAGCTCCTGTCACCTGGACATATCCTGTAAACACACTGGAGGATGATGAAATGTCTATACTTAGGGTGGTAGTTGGACAGGACATTCAGGAGCTAGAAGTATCTGAGAACATGGCTAGACTGTCAGATGAGGAGATACTTAGCTTTGTAAGGGAAGCTACAAATAGACCTGTAGATCCAGAGGACTTTGTAGTGGATAGGACAGAAAACAACAACATAGTGGTTAGGCCTAGAGCTGTCTATGGATAGTGACAATATTGGATGAGATATTATCCATTCCAGATCCTAGTGGCCCTAGAAATTTCATTAAGAGGAATCTCAGGGTAGGAAAGGCTATAGATCAATACGGACATATCTATCCTACTTATATATCTAAAGCTATCTATGGATAAGGGCTGAACATTGACTGATAATTCTAAACACATATTAACACCGAAGAAACTATTAGAGAAGTTTCTTAAAGTGTCTCTTCCTGCCTATATAATTGGGCTAGAGATATTCCCTGAATCTGGAGCTATATGGATAATCAAAGAAGATAATATGGATGTCCATTGAAGGTGTGCTTTATGGATAGGAGCTTACAGCACACAGGGCTACCAGATCCTGTAGTATGGGTTCAAGTCCCGTCATAAGCAGCAGCTTGGCTATGTAGTGCAACTGGACAAGAGCTCCTATCACCTGCACACAATAGCTTAGCGGGTCCTCACTTTCCTGTCTAAGTTACCTGGTGTACCATGATGAGAGCTTACAAACCCAGTGTCGGTGGGAGAGATGTGGGTTCAAGTCCCACTATCCCTACATGGGATATGGTCTAACTGGCTGAGGACGCTTAATGTATAGCTCTCATCTCCTGTACACTTTAATCCTCGTAGCGAAGTTAGAACGGATATGAGTTGATCTAATTTGCCAATCGATGTAAATCCATCTGAGCGTTGTATCTTTACTGAATTACCAGTTAAATGTAGAATTAGAGCTGAGTTTAATCCAAAACCTGAGCTCTTAGTCAAGTTCTGTAGTATTTGTCCTGTTTTGATGGTGATAAAAAATAATATGAAATGAAAAGGAGAAATAGGTTATGTCAGTAGATGAAAGAATACCCATATATCAAGAGCTCTTCCAGTCTATACTAGATTGTCCACATGGAAACCTAGAGGAGACATTCAGAGTCCATAAGGAAGTCCTAGAGAAGAACCCACTGTTCTATATGAAGATGGCTGCTTGGTACATGAAGAATGGGATGGTTAGAGACCACAAAGTTGCTTTTGTAAAGACATTGATGGAGGCTGATGATCCTACTTTGAGGGATGAGGGATGGGCTCTTATTCAGAGGCTGCCCATACACTTGTTAGCTCAGGTAGTCCGGTCTACAAAGAAGACTAAGGCACTACGGTCAGCCGTGAAGCACAAGCTAGCTGAAATGCCATATAACAGGCTAGTGTCTGAGATCCTTAGATCATCTAAAGACCTTAAGAGCATGGTTGTTGCTCTACACATACCTACAACCAAGTCTTCAAACTTGAACTTTGAGACTATAGGAACTGAATTGTTCACTAAGAATCGTCCAATAAGGAGAGTCTTTGCTCAGCTAAGGAATGAGGAAGACCCAGATAAAGTAGCTGTCTTGCTTGAGAAGCTACCTATCCCATCCTACATTGCCATGACCTCTATCAAGGTACGTACACCTGAAATAGTGAGAGTGCTAGTCAAACGTATGACTCCTAATGAGCTTATACAGTCTCTTAACATGCTGGGTAGGTTGAGAGCTATCAAGCCTAACATGGACATTATTAGGGGGAAGCTAGATAAGCTTGTATCTGACCCTAGAGTGAACGCTATGAGAGTCCTCAACATCCTACAGCATCTAGAGCCAGCTCTAGTTCCCTATGAAGTGTTTGAGGTACTTGAGAGAGCTGTGTCCAGAAAAGCAAAGAGCATAAGCAAGATAGATGCTAGGGTCTCCCTCCACATTGACACTTCAGGTAGCATGGAGCCTGCTATTGAGATAGGGAAGATGCTGGCTACATCACTATCCATTGCATGTAAAGAGCCTCCTACGGTATACAGTGTGTCTAGCACTCCATTCAAGGTTCAGCCTAGTAGCTACACTCCCTCAGGATGGAAGGAATCTTTCAGTCTACTGAGAGCTAATGGTGCTACCCCTCTTGGAGCAGGAATATCCCTAATGAAGCAGCATGGAGACACATGTGATGTCATCATACTGGTCACCGACACAGGGGAGAACTCATTCCCCAAGTTTGCTGATGAGTACCAGACATTAGGCAACAAGCCTAGAGTGATAATCCTCAATGTCAGCAGACACCCTGATAGAGGGTTCTTAGGGTCCCTCAGAAGAGCTAATGTATCCTTTGAAATGCTACAGGTTAGAAGAGTAGATCAATACTCAGTGGACCAAGTGGTTACCCTTATAGGAGAAAGTAGCCCCTTCAAGACCATAATGGAGATAATGAACACTGATGTCCCATTGAGACCTACATGGACTAAGAAGCCCCAGTACTGGCTGAAGAAATAGACAAGTGTAGCCCGGACTACATTTTGAGGGAGGATACTTAGCGATGGCTAATGATGAGCCTTTGACATTAGATCAAGTTATCTCTCTAGTCAGAGTCACAATGAAATCTATAGATCCAGTTAGGCTCTTCTATGAGCTAAAGAAGAAGAGAGTCAAGTTCTTAAGAGAAAGGTCAGTGGAAATAGCAAGAGCTGCAATATCCCTCCATATTCTTGGACTTCCAATAAACACCACTTTCCTCTCGTGCATACTAGATATTGATCCGCAAATAATACGTACAGTTATGCATACTCTAGGAGACAAGCATGTCTTTACCCTTAAGCGTGAAGGGTTTGGGAGTAAGGGATATGGATATGAGTGGACACCTAATCCAGCTATTCTAGGAGACTTTATAAATTGTCTAGAGGAAGAGTAGGCACATTTGTGTCAGCTGTTCTACCTAAAACTAGAAAGGTAACTAGAGTGACTGATCTTGGAGTCAGAGAGTACTTGGTTACTAGGAAGGTCCCTCCTAACATCTATGTCTTCAGGTCTAGAGGGATATATGCTGAGCCACTAGCCATAGCTGCTGACATGGCTGATCGAATGGAATACTTTGAGAGCTTATGTCTACCAAGAGTCTATGTGTTCCCTGTAGTCCGGACTACACATTGGCTAGCTGTCCCACTAGCAAGGGAGCACTATAAGAAACATGTAAAGTATTCAGCCCCTTTACCTCTAATCTTTACTCCTAATAATCTAAGTCCGTTAGACCCTGTAATGGCTAGGGTCTATAAGGGCAAACGCACATACTTGATGTTTGAGGATTACCACTACAAATATGATCCAGAATTGGTTGAGAGAGCTAGGGACTATTTAATCTCACTGAGAGCTTCCTCTTATAGGAAAGACACTATGATTGATGCTCTTAAGCTGCCAGCTGAGCTTAGGGAGGCAGTTAAGATAATTGCTGACAGCATTACTCCTCCCCTAGAAAGAATGGTTAAGCATTCCCTTAGCCTTGTAAATGCTGAGTTTGTTTCTTTACAGGATATGGGAGCTGGAAGGTATAGAGTCACTTATCTTTACAAGGGAATTAAGGATTATATTGACATAGATGACTCCCTGTTCTGTCTAAATATCGGGATATGTGTGGATGGACATGATAGGGATTTTGACTTAGCTAGTGGAATCCTAGTTAAGCATGAAAGAGATGATTACGTTTATGACTAGAATGAAAGAGTGGACTTGGGAGCTAGACCTGCAACATGAGAAAGCTGAAACAAAGCAGGAAGCTCTTAAGAACGTTAAAGCATTTTTCAAGTACCTATCAAATCTTCCAGTAGACCAGCTTGAAGAGTACATTACTATTTGGTCAGATGATGTTAGAGAGGAATAGATAATTGTTATCCCTTAAAAAAAAAAAGAGGTGAGTAAATGTGTCGTTAGATCTTAAACCTATAGATAGCCCTCCTTCCCTACGTAGAAATAAGTATAAAAATCTCTTAGAGAAATTCCTAGAAGACTCGGATGTTAAATATGCAGAAGTGGTTTTTCAGGACATTAGTCCACTTTCTGTAGTTCAAAGTCTCAACAAAGCCATTAAGTCTTCAGAGAGATACAGTAAAATCCAAGCGAGGAGAGCTGGAGGCAAGGTTTACTTAATAAAGGAGGATAGTTGAAAAAAAAATGGACATAGGACAAGTTGAAAATAAAAGGAGGAATGATAAGGTATGGAGAAATTAGCAAAGTATACTCTGATAGCTACAGCAATAATATTTCCGTTGATGACTCTAGTTGCTTTCTACATTGACACAAGCTACTACTACGACTATATCTTCATATCCAATAACTATCCTGAGCTACTGGACTATCACACTCGTATACTGAAATACGCTATCAATGCCATTGAACATACAAGCATTCTGTCTAGGATTTCCATCTACTTAGCCTTCCTAATCTTTGCTGGTATCCTAAGTCTACTCGCATGGTTATTTCTAAAGGATATGTTCTAAAATAGGGGAATTAGACTATGAGTATAGACCCTGAATTGTTGAAGCAAATAGTATCTGAAGCTGTCAAAGCAGCTCAGTCCGAAGCTAAGAAAGAACCAGAGTTAGACCAGTGGGCACTAGCTGAAGCTCCATTAGAAGAGGAGATAGACCTAAGCAAGCCTGAATATGAAGAGATGATCCTACAGCCCAGTGACATATCAGAGAAGAAGGAGCTATCAGGCTTCAAGACACATACATTTCTAGATCTGTTATTCATGGATGAAAAGAACAATTGTCTTAATGGAGTGCCTCATGGGGTCCAGCTTGGGATTGTAGGTACAAGTGGCTCAGGGAAATCTATCTTAATAGAAGAGATTGCTGTCCGGGTAGCTAGTGAAGGTAAGAAAGTACTCTTGGCTTCTAGTGAAGATGTTTTTATCTCTGACACTCCTAGATTCGATCTACAATCTAGATTAATGCAGAAAGCAAAGATACTAGACCTAGACTGGGATACTATAAAGGAGAACTTATATGTCCTAGATGCTATTAGCAATCCTAGACTTAGAGAGTGGGACTTCTTTGCTGAGATATATAGATATGCATATGAGACTAGAGAGTTTGAATTAGCCCTTATAGACTCTATAACTATGCTAGAGTCCTACAGGGGAGCTCTTAAGTATCGTTTGATGGAGCTTTCCAGATACAACCAAGTTAGAGGAATAACAGCTATCTATGTGAACCAAAGGGCTTCAGAGGATTTTGACAAGCTATCCATTGCTGGAGGAATAGGATTAGCTCATGGTCTAGATGCTAACATAATCATTGATGTAGGCCGGACATACTTCAGTGACCAGACAGCCTATCTAGGGAAGAGAGGCACTATAGTGAATATGTGTAGGGTTACTGATTGTAGGCTATGCTCCTTTATTCGAGAGCATATTCCCTTAACAATAACCAATCAAGGACTCTTAAAGTTGACAGATACAGGTGTAGAGATGATAAAGCAGTTCTACTCTCAAAAAGCAGAATAAGGAAGATGAAGACAGTGAAATATGGTGATGGAAAGGGCAGAGTATTTATGTTGATGCCTGTTGGAAGGCTACGCTTTGTTCTGCCCTGGTATCTAGCTAACGACAGCACCTTCCATATTTCTGTTCCATTGGACTATAAAGACCTAGAATTCCTATCTAGAGAGCTAGGCTTGCCAATTGAGTCCTCTGTCAATGGTAGGAAACTTCTAGCTATTAAAGAGGGAGACTTAGAAATCATTTTCATAGGTAGATAGAAATGAGAAGGTCTAAAGCTAAGAAAGAAATGTCTGAGCTAATTGACTCCTTAGAAGAGGAGATAATTAAGCATAAGAAGCTAACCTGGATTAGAGTGCCATTGAAAGACAAGAAGGATACTCCTAGATTCAGACGCCTAACATTTAACGATGAGAATGGAGAGTTCAGTCCAGACAGGGTTAAGAGCTTCGTAGAGTTCCTTAGAGATATCACTAGTCAGGTAATAGATCAGGCCTACAAAGATAAGGTTGACATCAAAGATAGATCATCCTTGATTTATTTGCTAGGTCTAATTGTGGATCAGACATTTGAGGATTTAAGTTCAGATTAAACAGGAGGAATAACTATGCTATGGATCTCAGTCCTTACTGGAATCCTAATTGGAATAGTAGTTGGATCTGTCTATTCCTTTTCTAGGAAATTATTCTTGGTAGGTGTCATAGGGGCTTCTGGTGTATTTGCCTTATTACTCTCTGTAGCTCCCTACCCATTCCTTCTAACTCTACAGGAAGAGATAGTTTCCTGGAATAGCCTGTTGAAGTTAACAGGCTTCCTATTTGGACTGTATCCTGGTAATGATTTAGGACGGATCTTAAGAGAAGAGGTGAAATAGGAAATGGAAATAATATACCATGACAGATGGAGTCAGGAAGCAACTAGCTATGGATTAGTAATAATAGAGGATGAGTCCTTCCTAGATGAGTATGGAGGACGATTCCTAGTAGTAGCTCTAGTCGGAAGCTATGGTACAACATACTTCTACAATAAGGGATACAAGCATCCAAGCTATGTGAAGGAGAAGCATTCCAATCTAACGTGGAGAGATGCTGAGATCATTGCTGAAAGGCTAAACGAGGTAATAGGATAAATGTCCATTAGATGTGATCTACTGGACAATGCGAACAGAGCCATAGAATACTTACAGGACAGAATAGACACTCTAGTCTCAGATAGGGATAATGATGTCCAGCTAGCATCAGATGATATATTTTCTATCGTTGACCAATGGATAGAGGACTTACGTAAAGTCCTAAGCATCCTTACAGGAGAGGAATAAGGTAATGTCTGGTAAAGGTCTTATCCTTGAATGTCCATGTAACAACTGTAAGTATTCCTATGATGGTTGTGAGTTTGGATGCTCTAAACTTCTAGAATGGTTCTTTAAGTATCAGAAGCTTACAGGAGATGGGTCAGTAATTGTCAAGCTACAGGGATGACATACTAGAACGGTACATGGAATTCTGGAACAAATGTGGGACACATGGGCTAAGTAACAAGGACAAGTTGAAGGTACTGAAGAGGCTAGTGGATTTTGAATCTAAATGTAGCTACATCAGCTTCTCCTACAAAGACAAGTATAAAGAAAAGACATTGACTGAGCTGTTCCCTGAGCTAGTGCCAGCTAACTTATGTAAAGTCCACAGACACTCAGCTAGGCTTAATGGCCTCATGCTCTATACCTTCAAGATTTGTCTAGAGAATGAACTTGAATCTTTAACTCTGGAGAGGAAGAGTGATGTCTCTTAGGCTATCCAAGTTTATCTGGGCACTATATATTGACAAACAATTCATAGAGTACTTTGACACTCACCAGTCAGCTATAGACTTTGGTAAGAAATACTATCCTAATTTCAGCTTCATAGTTAAGCCAATAACAGTATTCACGTTTGTAGGGGACAAGAAGCTTGAATGAAGGAGGATTTTAATGTCCTATGGTTCTGAATCATTTGGTCTGTTTGCTCTTAGGTCACAAATGGAAGAGTCTGTTTGAGGAATGGTCTATCAAGAATCTAGGAAATGGTCTAGTAGAAGAGACAGAAGTCTTTGTTTGTACTAGATGTGGTAAACGATGGACATTGAAAGGTATAATTGATTGCAAGGACCAGTCAGCTTTCCTAATGGAATGGAGGAATTAAACTGTGTCCGTAATAAGAACTGTCAAGGAAGAGCCATGTTCTCAGTGTGGTAGACTAACAAACGCATACGATATGCTGATGGGTAGGCTATGTCCAGAATGTATAGCTAAACGAGCTATTACTTTTGCTAGGAACATTAGGAATCTATATGGAATCGATGAGCCTGAAGAGTTAGACCCTTATTATTACAAATTAGCTACTTTGCCCCTGATAGATCATAGCAATGACATTGATGCTCATTTACATTCCATAACAAACTATAGAGATCCTAAGAGGATACCAATAATCCTTAAGCGTTTAGAGAATATCTGGAGAAGGTTTCCAGACCTTAGACTAGGACAGCTTATAGAAAATGTCTTCCCTAACAGAGGGATAGCTGGACATAGTGAATCAGCATATTATCTGGAAGATGAAGAGTTTATTGAACGAATAGAGAAATTTTATAGCAATATAAAGTCTGAAAAAGAGATAGACCATACCAAGCTAATAAGAGATGAAGAGAATGTCCAAAATAGATAGGCAATTCCTACATGAGTTTCTTTACAGAGGAAAAGAGCTAGAATCCCTAGAAGATAAACAAGTTACGCTGTGTGGGTGTGGAGCTCTAGGGACTTGGACAGCTGTGTTCCTAGCTAGGAGTGGACTTAGACATTTCAGGCTGATAGATATGGATAAGGTTGAGATACACAACACTTCTACTCAAGCATTCTTCCTAGAGAACCTTAACCAATACAAGGCTACTGCTCTGTCCAGAATCCTCTACAGAATCAACAGAGCTAGATCCTCAATCTACAATGAGGAGCTAACAGCTGACAATGTGTCCCTAGCTTTCGATGACACAGACTTGGTTATTTGTACATTTGACAACTATAAATCTAGAAAGCTGGTTAGGGACAAGGCCCTAGAGCTAGACTTTCCAACAGTGTTTGCAGGTATGAATGGAAGCCTAAACTATGGGGAGGTAGCTTGGGCTGAGGATTACAATCCTCCTAGAGATCCTAAATCTAGAGATATAGACCCATGCAATTATCCATTAGCAACAACTTTAGTGGTGTTGACTTCAGCTGTACTAGCTGAGGTCTCTCTAAACTATCTCCTTAAAGGATTCAAGTTCTATAAGCCATTTGGCTTTTCATTTAGCTCTTTCCAGGTAATTTCAAAATAAGAGCTCTAGCATTATTTGTAGTCCGGACTACATAGAGGTGAAAGATGAATGAGAGTTCCTAACCCCAAAGAGAAGAAATATTGGTATAAGAGAATAGGTTCTAAGTTCTCTAGAGAGTTTGATATTAATCGATATCTGCAAGATTTCAATGAATGGGAAAACAAATTACTTCATTTTGTAGGATCTGTATTAGGGACATTCTTGGCCTTAATGAGGAGGCTCAATTGAGTGATGAAGGGAACAGAACTTTATGAACAAGCAATAAGGAAAGCTACAAGATGGAATCATGGAAGGCTGCCAGACACAGGAATGCAGCTCATCTTTGTCTATAATGAGCTGAAAGACAAGATTGTTATCGAGAAATAATTTAGGAGACATAGAAGCATAAGTATACATCGGAGATGGAGGGATGAGTGGTAGATTTGCTCTCTTAAACAAAGAGTGGCAGAGAACTGAGAGGGAAATAATGGAGCTAATTAGGCAATTTAGATTTGGACTTGATCAAATAAAGAATAGATATCCAGATGCAGGTATTGGAGATACAGAGACAGATGAGCTTATTGTTGAGGAGATCTATAATCAAATTCACTAATTGGAGGTAGGTTCAATAATGGCTGATTTCAGTCCCTATTCTGATAAAGTGTCAGACAGGGACAAGATACGAGTCCTAGAAAGGATACTTCAGAACATTCTAGGATGGCTAGGTGCAGAGAAGGAAATCTCTTACCACAGAATGGGAGACACAGTATTTATCAGGATAGAAGTAGACCCTGACAAGATAGCTAAGTGGATCAGTGACCTTGCATATGATGACATAGATGTGTCATTCACCAACTACGTTAGGATGACAGAGATTATTCCTGGTGAGGGGAAAGAGCCAGAGGCATATACTGTAGCTGAGATAGCTGTCCATCCTAGATACTGGGAAGTAGCTGATAATCTAAAGAAGGAGCTTAAGAAGTTTAAAGCTGAAAACTCTAAGTTGAAACGGAAGCTAAAGAAGCTTGAAAAGACAGTTAGCTCTACGGAGAAGTAGAGTCCGATGATGGATAGGGTTCTTAGGCTCCTTAAGGAATGTTCAGAGTCCCTTTACTACGTCTATAAAGCTGGAGATCCTAAACGCTTCAACCTAGAGGAACTAGAATGAACTATCTAATTATCAATGGAGATTGCTTATCCACACTTCCAAAGCTAAAGAGGGGATTCTTTGATCTAGTGTTCACTTCCCCTCCATACTGGCAGCTAATGGAGTATGGTAAGCTCTCAGGTGAGTTTGATCCAGACGTGTAGATGGATTCATTCCGTTCAGTGGGTTTGAATATATCTCTATAGCTAGGAAGGCAGGATTCAAGCTTGTAGACACAATAATATGGAGAGGAGCTCTTAAGAGAAACATAGGGTCTCCTAGATTCCTAGAGCATATGTATGAGCCTATAATGATATTTGCTAAGACTGATAGCTATCATTATCAGAAGGAAGCATTGAACTCTACTGGATTCCTATCTGACTTATGGAGCATATACTATGACGATCCCTATGACAGGTCTGGAATAGCTACGTATCCAGTAAGCCTAGCTGTAAACATCATTAGATTGTGTTCTCCTCTTCATGGTAATGTGTTAGATCCCTTTCTAGGTTCAGGGTCAACAATAGACGCCTGCATACGGGCTAGACGTAATTGCGTAGGTATAGAGATTAATCCTGAATACAGTAAGAAAGCAAATGAGAGATGTAAGAGTATTCTGTTTGACAATGATATCTTATCCTTAAGAGATGAACAAAGCAGTAGGAGAAACTAGACTTGGACGTTTATGCGTTGCTGGTAGGGATAATTCTAGGATTCTCACTAGGAGCCTGTGTTATTGCATACTTTATAGTTAGGAGAGATAAATGGATATGAGTAGTGAAGTCCTTAAATTCGTAAGAGAACACTGGGTTAAACAAGTAAACAATGGTTCATCTTGTATACAAGAGCTTAAGTCCCTCAGGGACCTCTATCAAAAGGGTGGGTACTTCAAGAAAGCTTCGCAAATCCAACACCAAATACACGAGATACAGGTCCAAATAGAGCTAGAGAGGCTAAGGAAGGACTATATCATCTTGAAAAAGCCTAGATTTGAAAGTATCCTGGTAGATGTGCCAAGGAAATATAGGTCATACTGGGATGAGAAATGGAAGTATTCTGGATACAAGTTGTCCAGTAAATTCTCCATCAGGACAAAATACCTGTTTGAAATAGACCCCAGTAACTACAAGGGGCATATACCTCTCAAGCTAGTTGAAGAAACAATTAAAGCTAGAGAGTCCGGATTCAAACCTATGATATGGGCCATAGCTACTGAAAGTGAAATCATAGAGCTGTCTGTAGGTGAGGAGCTTAGAAAATATGACCCACTTCTAGTAGGCTATATTCCAGAGATACCTGGTTACGTGGTACTCTTGGGAATATGGGGTAAGGACATTGAGGACCTAGACAAGATATTCTCAAGTATGATTGATTAGGAATGGAGGAGGTAGTACAGGCTATGAGTGAATACGATTATCATAAATGCTGGCTAAACGGAGAAGATTGTCTACCCATGTGAAAAGCATATGACCCTGATACTGGTGATTGCAGGATACTAAGGGCAATAGAAAAGGCAGTTAGCTCTCTAGATGTTTTCAACAAAATATTTGCTTTCAAGTCTTAGGGAATGTCTAGGGAAGATAAATGAGCGTCGTAAAGATTCCTAGTTCAAAAGAACTGGTTAAGGATCTGGGACTAGAGAAGGCTATAAATCTACTATCAAAGACTAAACCACTAAGCGTCATAGCTAGAGATCTCAATATTCCATATTTCAGAGTAATGTTGTATTCAAAGGGAGTTAAGATAAACTCTACATTGAAGTTTAATGAAGTAGCTGATATCTACAACAGAATATCCCTTATGTCCTCCATTAAAGGTAAGACATCAGAGATGGAATCTTTATTGTCCCTACCTATTTCCTATGAACAGAAGATTAGGCTGTTACTAGGTAGAATAGCTGATGTCCCTTTGGGAGTGGGAGATGACACTGTATTAGAATCGCTAAGGCTAGCCTACAATATCTCTAAGGTAGAGATGTCCAAGCTTAGAGAGAAGTATGGTGATGTAGGGGACATAACCTATAAGAAGGTGATGTTCCTAGCTTCGATCTTTAAGATAGCTACTAATGATGAAGCAAAGTACATAGCTAGGCTATGTAGGAGATCCCTCAACCTCCATATCCCTTCACAGAGCATTGTAGCTTTAATCTCTAGGAAGCTGAGAGTTAGACCTGATCTGTTGAGAGAGGCTACTCTTACTAGAGGTTTGTTAGGAGGCCTTCTATTAGCTTCTAAAGGAAATAGAGCTTTATTGAAGGCTAAGCTCTCACCATCTAAGTTTCTAGAGCCTCAGCTAGCAATTATGTTTGATAGATCCAAGATAGTCTTCCCAGTTAGAGTAGAAGTAAAGTATGATGGTGTACGATGTCAGGTCCATAAAATCAAGGATAGGGTATTCTTATTTTCTAGAGCTGGTAACCTTAAGAATAATAGCTATCCATCAATCGTAAATGATGCAGTCCGGACTACATTAAGTGCTGAAAGCTGCATACTTGATTCTGAGATTGTAGGAGTAAAGAATGGTAATATAATTCCCTTCTATGAAGGTATCCAGTCCCAGGACAAGTGTGAACTAACTATACGTTTCTTTGATGTTCTTTATTACAATGGGATTAACCTGTTAGGTAGACCATTAAAGGATAGACTATCTATTCTCTACAAGATTGTCCCTGAGGACTTAATAGCTTCTGGATTCACAGTTTCATCATATGAAGCTTTAATGTCTAAGTATGATGAGATAGTTTCTATGGGACATGAAGGGATAATGGTTAAGTCCCTATCTGAGAGGTACCATCCTGGAAGGAGACATAGGAGCTGGATGAAGCTAAAGAAATCTAGAGACACACTGGATGTGGTGCTGGTTAAGGCTAACTATGGCTCTGGAGAGCTAGGAGGCTTGTATTCCAGCTTCAGGATGGCTGTTAAGCACCCATCTAAGATGTTACTATATGAGATAGGGAATCTAGGAGGAATAGAGAGGGATACATTACAGCTACTATCAGAAATGGCTGATCAATATTCTCTAGATAGAAGAGATAAGGAAGGTGTTTACCTGTTACCTAGAATAGTTGTAGAAGTGTCTTTCTATGAGGTCATAAGATCCAGTAAATATCCTTCTGGATTTAGCTTGAGGTCTCCAAACTTGGTTAGGATTAGATATGATAAGACACCTAATCAGATAGACACAATAAGCAAGGTAAGAAAACTTTATTCTTTAAAGAATCTTTAAGAGGTGGAATTGTTTATGAGGATAAGAGACTTGGAGTTAGTCCTAGTTATACTGGGACTAATAATTGTAGTAGGCTCATATCCCATATATGCTGTCTGCTACTATCAGACTGCAACTACAAAGATAGTTACAGTGAAGGAGAAATGGATAAAAGCTGCTCCAGGATCAGACACCATGATATATCTGTTCTCTGACACAGAGGGCAATGTATACGCTGTTGCTGATGAGCTGCTGCTATGGAAGTGGGATGCATCAGACAGATGGGCCAAGCTAGAGGAAGGTAAGACCTATAGAATCACCTTCTATGGTTGGAGGATACACATCCTGTCCTGGTATCCCAATGCCATAGAGATAGAGGAGATAGAAAGAGATGGCTAGATGCATATCGTGTGGACTGTACTTGAACGATAAGGCTGTTTGTTTAGAATGTTATAATGAGCTACTCTATGAGAGAGATCAGCTTGCTAGTGAAGTCGATAAGCTGCATAGATTAATAGCTGATCTGGAGAATAAGCTAGCAGACTTAGAATATGAGCTTTCATGTGCTAGGGAAGATATAGAGTACTGGAAAGAACGCTATCACAGGCTACTACCAGATGCTTTTATGGGAGAATAAGTAGTCCGGGTAAGCAATCTTTAAGTGATAGAACCATGAATCGTAGCATGTCTAAACGGGATGCAGGAATGATTCTAGAATGTCCATCATGTCTGAAGGATACGTTATTGAAGATGTGTTTAGATCTAAGCGTACTAGAAGAGGATACTCAAGATCTGACATTATGATCTACTGTAAGCTGGAGGATGTGTCTATAGATCCAGTAGGGAACTTGGTGTTATTCCTTTCTAAGGAGAACAAGTCATATTTGTCCTTTCTTCTTAGACTGTTACAAAGCCATAGAGGTAAGGGATGTAGCATTTCGATACGGATAAAGGAACAGGAACGGGACAATGAGCATAGAAGATAGTTTCTATTTAAAGGATAAGACTCAGGAGTTCTTATCATTCCTATTTCCAGGAGTGGACATTATAGCTAGCCCACCCAAGACCAGCTACAGGACCAATGCTATAAGGATTAAGAATATAGTGCTATTTGGACAGATGAGTAAGGGGAAGACAGAGCTTGTAAGGAAGATAGCTGAGGAGGCAGTTAGCTTCTATGGTGAGAGCAATGTCCATGCTGTACATTCTGAGGAGGGAGATCTGGAAGCAGTAATGGAATCTATTGTTTCTAACGATGAGCTAGTTCAATTAGCGTTTATAGACAATTTCACTCTTAAGGAAGTGCCTAAATCCTTGATCTCCAAATACTTCAATATCAGAGGAGACTGGATGGACAGTACTGGTAGGAACTATGGATACATAATCTCCATATTTGGCCTACACAGGTTTGAAAGCACATATCCTGAGTTCAAGTCCAACTTTGATGGAGCTATAGTTAAGAGTGCTCCTGGATTCAGTAGATATGACAAGTCTGTAGTAAGGTCTTTTATTGGAGATAAGGGACTACATGACCTCTTAATTATAGAGGAGAAGAGAGATCAGGATCCAGAGTACATGAGCTACTCAGTGTTTGGAATATATGGTGGACTTAAGACCGGACTCCTAAAACTAGACATGGCTAGTAAGAACTATCTTGAAAGTGTAGTCCGGACTACATATTCTAATGAATATAACGATCAGGAAGAGATGCTTCTTAAGTATCCTTACTTGGACAGGGCATTAGTATCTGCCCTGCTTGGACGTACTATTAAGCGTTTAAGGTAAGAAGTCAAGTCAAGCATAGCTCCGTACTAGGTAAAGGAGAAAAGGAGAAGTTGAAGATAGCATTCGATATTGATGGAGTCCTTAGAAGGAAGGACCTTGGATTCTTAAGGTTATGTCTGGATCTAGGAATAGAGAAGACTAGAGAAGCATTAAGGATGTACGATTATGCTGAGACTGAGCCTATACTAAATCCAATGCTCTTTGCTACTGCTGATGACGAGATATATGTGATCACCAACTGTATGAGTAAGGAGAGTGCTGAGGTCAAGAGAAGATGGATCAGACATTTCTATGGAGATAGAATCAAGTTTCTATATGTCAGTGTAGCTACAACTGGTTGGGGCAAGGAGTATGTTGATGCTGTAGCTAAAGCTAAGGTTAACGTTATGCTTCGGGAAGGTATAGAAGTATACTTTGACAATGACCCAGCTATAATTAAAGTTATGAGGTCTTTAACAGACAAGATAAAGTTCATAAAGTATGGTCCTTGGATAGAGGAGTACTATTAGGATGATGAAGTGTCCTATATGTGGAAAGGACTTTGATGATTACCTACCATTAAAGAGTAAAGACGATATTTACCTATGCATGGAACATGGCCTGTTCAGCTTACATGATGGGAAGCTAGTACCTGCTAAGTTCCCCTGTCCAAAGTGCCATGGTAATTACAAAGTCCCTAAGTACTATGATGGCACATGGGCAGTATGTGAATGTGAGATACATGGAGAGTGGAGAGTGAGCTTTCTAAGATCCTTTAAATTCAGAAAGCTATGTAGTATAGTAGCTTCTAAACCAAACAAGTCTCCTGAATATTATACTCCACCAGAGCTGAAGGTTAAGCAAATTCTGGACAAGCTTGGATTAAAGTATGAGCATAATAAACGATTCAGAGATGAGGAGCATAACACATACTACTATCCGGACTTTGTAGTATATCTCAATCCATTAACTTTGATAATAGGAGTATCTCCCTCCATATGGCATGAACGTTGGAATCGTATTAAGTCCGAAAAGCGTAAGAAAGAATACTTCAGGAAGCTAGGCTATCCATATATTGAGCTTACAGAGAAAAATGAGAAAGAATGGGAAAATATCATACGAGACGTTTATAGGAGAGCCTCTAAGAATGGGAAATAAGACTTACTATGGGAAGATCTGTGACAGATGTGGATCATGGGTTTATGAGACTATTCCCTACAATAATCAAAGTCTTTGTGACTCTTGCTATCTAGACGTAAAGAGAAAGAGAGGAAGGAGAAAGAGGAGATAGAAATTGGGGCCATCTAGTTTAAATCATATAAAAACTGGGGAATACACTATTAGAGCTAACATAGAGAAAGTGGAGAAAGCTACCCCACATATAGTAGAGCCATATAACTTAGAGAGGGAAAAGGAGCTTGCAGAGAAGATCTTGGAGGCTCTACGTCCAATATCCAGGGGATACACCTTTCCAGAGTTAATTGTTGCATGCTACCAAGTTATATTCACCTTAGTGTGGGAGAAAGCACATAAGGAGAATTCTGAAGAATGAATGAGTAAAAGTTAAAAATAGAATTAGGGGAGGATGAGCGATGCGAATAGGAATATATGAGAAAGATGGGAGAGTTCACATAGTCCTTGATGGAGAGAATAATGTTATGTTGCAAAGTAAACCTGCTGTTTCGACGTTTGTCATAGATGAATCAATACTAGATAACCCAAAATATGAAGTGGTGGTGCTAAATAACTACATAGACTTTCTAGAGCCCGATGTTATGAGGAAAATAAGACAAGGAATTGCAGAGGGCAAGCACATTAAAGATGTGGTATTTGAAGGAAGACCATCCTCCTTCAAGAGTACTTTCGGAATAACTAAGATTCGATGCTCATGTGGAAAAATAATAGAGGTCCCTAACAAAACAACATTCAGATGTCCCGGTTGTGGTGTGGAATATTAGCTTATAGGAGACGAATCTCTGTGATTCAGGAGAAAGAAATTGACGAAGCAATAAAAAAGATAAGAGTGATTCTGCTTGCAGTGAAAACGTCTAGAAATGTACAGGAAGCAGAAAGATGGGTTAAAGAAGAGATTGAAGAAAACAGGTTGTGAGTCCTTATGATGGATTGTGAAGCATATGTGAGCCCCTATGGAATAAGCTTGGAGCTTACGGATAGAGTTATGATAGATAACATCCGGACTATATGCAGCATAGAAGGATGCAATAATGTTGCCGATAAATACCTTGTTGTAGGAGACGAGCTATTTTACAAGGCTTATCTGAGGATGAAGCATCGTGAATTCATCGAGTCTCACGGTTTTCCTGTTGTGATATTGGGAGTATGTAGGAAACACTATGAAGAAATTATAAGAGCCAATCAAACTTGATCCTATGGGATTTATGGGAAGACAAGGTAGGTTAAAGTGTCTAAGCGGACTAGACTAGAAATCGAGACGTATATACTCCACTTAATCAGGACACACTATACTCCTCCATATGCCATGGAGAAATATCAGGGTACATTAGGTACCCATATAGCTCAGAAGGCTAATCTAACGTGGAAGCAGCTACAGGAAATACTGGAACGCTTTAAGCAGCTAGGCTTGATCAGAGAGGTTAAGGAGATATCATCCAAGCCTAAATGCTCTTATGTAATCACTGAAAAGGGGAAACTAGCACTGGACACCTACAAGTACTTGAAGTATTTACTTGGCCATGCAATGGTGTAGTCCGGACTACATTTAAATTCACCTAAATGGAGAGAGAACATCCATGTATGGAAGGAGAAAACTAATTGTAATAGAAAGGAAAGATGAGAATGGAGATATCCTGCCCATATGGAACTGTCCATACTGTAATGGAAGCCTAGAAATAGTTCATAAGGAGGAATGTTCAAGTCTGGATATTTACAAGCAATGTACTAAATGTGGAAGAGTCTACAAAGAGACTTATGTGATAGAGCAGATTGAATTAGTGGAGGACAGAATATACGTTGACTTTAACACTGAAAGAACGAATAGTGAACTACAAGAAGCAGTTTCCCAGATACACCCATGAGCTTGGAGTGTCATGGCGTATCTATGGGATATGGCAGATAGGAAACTACTATAGACGTAGACATGGGTACTATGGAGAGTATCCTCCATCCTATCTTAAACGAGTATATGCACTGTTCCCTGACAAGAATAGGATTCTACATTTATTCTCTGGTACAGTAAAGGATAGGGGAGTTACTTTTGACATTAATCCAGATCTGAATCCTGATGTTGTTGGTGACGTAAGAGAGATCAGGAAGCACTTTTCAGATGGCCAGTTTAACCTAATAATAGCTGACCCTCCATACGAGAGAAAGGACTTTGAAAGATATGGGGTACAAGCCATTTTCTAAGCAGAGGGTGGTTAGAGACCTGTGGTACATCACTGAGAAGGGAGGGTTCCTAGTATGGTTAGATGTCATTGTACCAATCTACTCAAAGGAGCAGTGGAGCTTAAGGGGAAATATATTGTTGCTAACTGGTACAAATAGACGAGTTAGAGTAGTTACCATATGGGAACGAGTCTAGCTTTAGTAGTTCACCTCTAAAGCTTAAATAATTGCTCTGTAGGAAAGCTGAGTTATCCATTTTAGACTGGAAGGATGAGCATGGGTAACTCAGCTAGATCTAGGAAAAGAAGGAATAGAGCACCTATAGATGAATACTTAGGGAACAATTCCTGGAGACTTAAAGAGAATGCTAATTTCAACAGGTCATTTAGTGGATTATTGTCTTACATAGCTGATAAGGAAATGGCCAGGTATGTCCTTTCCAGGATGCCTAAAGAGGCAGCTAAAGCTCATGTAAATGGGGACATTCACATCCACAACTTGAGTAGAGGAATAATTCCCTATTGTCATGGAGGAAGCTTGCTATCTCTACTTGAAAAAGGACTGTTCTCCGGAGCTGTACATTCAAGGCCAGCTAGGCACTTTGACACAGCTATAGATCATATATCTAATTATTTTCTTATGGCCCAACAGGAGTTTGCTGGTGCCTTAGCCTTCAGCTCATTTAACACTCTCATAGCTCCATTTGTCCATTATGACAAGCTGTCCAGGAGAGAGGTTAAGCAAGGTGTTCAAAGGCTAATATACAATGCCAACTTCACTGTTAGAGCTGCTTTCCAGACTTTATTCACTAACTTGACTTTTGATGCTAGATGTCCACGTATGTTTAGAGATATCCCTGTAATGGTAGGAGGTAAGCCACAAGAGGACACATATGGGGACTTTGAGGAGGAAGCTAGGCTAATACTAGAAGTGTTCTCTGAAGTATTGTTAGAGAAAGATCCCAATGGAGTTCCATTTACCTTTCCTATTCCAACAATCAACATCGGAAAGGACTTCAGATGGGACTTTAGATGTACAAGGAAGCTGGTTGAGTGCTCAGCTAAGCTTGGATCATGGTACTACATGAACTTTAGAGGCAGCAACATAGATGAGGACTCAGTCAGGGCTTTATGTTGTCATTTGAACTTAGATATCAAGAACCTACCTTCTAGAGGAGGATTCTGGAACTTTACTGATGGAACTGGAAGCTACGGTGTATGTACAATTAATCTTCCAAGACTAGGCTACATATCTAAAGATGAGTCTCACTTTTATGAGAGGCTAGACAATATCCTGGACATTGTAAAGGCTCAGCTTATATGGAAGAGGGAAATGATCATTAGGACAATGAAGGCTGGACTTATGCCATTCATGGATTTCTATGACTTTACACTGGACAGATATTTTGCTACTATAGGTCTCATAGGCATAAATGAGATGGTCCTTAACCTTACAGGTGAGGATGTCTTGGAGAATAGACGACTAGTTAGGGATGTTGTCCAGTATGTTAAGGATAGGGCTAGGGAGTTCATGGATGAGACTGGAATGCTATGGAACGTGGAGCTAATACCTGGAGAGGGATCTAGCTATAGATTGGCCTTCATAGATAGGAAGAAGTACAGGAACATAGTTACTCTAGGCACTAGGGAAGCTCCATACTATAGTGCCTTGCTTGTTCCTCCAAGCTACAATGTAGACTTGATGGACAAGGTGATCTTTGAAGAGGAGATATTGCCTCTATTTGATGGAGGAGCTGTGTCTAGAACGTTCCTAGGAGAGACACCTGAAGCTGACATGGCTGCTAAGCTCCTGAGAATGCTGAGTAGCACTAAGCTACCGTACTTTGACCTTACACCTACATTCAGCATATGTCCAGTAGACGGTACGTTCCATCAGGGAGTAGTGGAGAAGTGTAGGGTATGTGGACATGAGAATGACATATACTCTAGGGTTGTGGGGTACTATAGGCCTTTCAAGAAGTATAATGTAGGCAAGCTGCAGGAAGCTAAGGAAAGAGTCCTGTACACCAGTGACACCCTTACAAGTGTAGTCCGGACTACACCCACCTGAAACACATAAGGTAGCTAGCAATGAATTTGACAGTCCTGGGGATGGTCATTGGAGCCTTGATATGTGCAGTGTGGAGAGTGAAATTCAGCAGCATTGAAGCTCTTTACATATTGAGGACTCTACTTAAGGCTCTTGAACACTACCATCATGGACTCCTTCTAGTCATCGTTTCTAGCTTTGTTGCTTCTCCCAGCCTGTCATCCTTCATATTTGGCCTAGGGTCTTACCTGATTATTGATGAGGCCAATCAGGATACTCCATTTGCATATGGGAAGGACACCTTTAAGGCTTCCACATCCATAGGAGTCATACTTGTAGTTATTTGGATAGTGTGTCTCTTTATAGTTTAAACTTATTAATCTTCTACTTCAGGAGAAGTGATATGCTTTGAAACTATTTTATTATTTGATGCAGGGAGATTGCTCAGAAGCTCTCTCTAAGATTGATGATGACTCAGTAAACCTGGCAGTTACAAGTCCTCCATACAACGTAGGCATAGATTATGGAGTCTACAAGGACAATCTAGAATGGGAAGAGTATTATGACTGGTGTGAGAAATGGATGAGGGAGATTTATAGAGTTCTCAGACCGGATGGAAGATTCTGCTTAAATCACTATCTCAGCTTAGGTACTAGCAAAGCAAGGTCAAGTCCAATTTTAGAGCTCCACTGCCTATCTAGGAGAATAGGCTTTAAACACCATGCATTGGTGATATGGGAAGAAAGAACGAGATCGAAATACACAGCTTGGGGAAGCTGGCTAAGTGCTTCTGCCCCATACATTAACTCTCCATATGAAGGCATACTAGTTCTGTACAAGGATCAATGGAAAAGAGCTGATAAAGGTAAGAGCACAATTTCTAAGGAAGAGTTTCTTGAAGGAGTTTCAGGAGTATGGAAACTAGGACCAGATAAGCTACGTTTGACTCCAGCTACCTTTCCAGAATCTCTACCTAAGAGATGTATAAGCCTATTGACTTTTGAAGGTGATGTTGTTTTAGATCCGTTTATGGGATCTGGCACTACAATGAAAGCTGCTCAGGATCTTAAACGGAGCTGCATTGGGATTGAAATAAACCCGGAATATTGCAAGGTCATTAGGAGAAGGTGCTTCGGTAAGCTGTTTCTGGACTACGAGGCTGAATATAAATTCGAGATCTTTAAATGAAAGAGAAAGTTCTAGATCTGTAAAGAGCTAACATGGAAGTTGAAGTATGAGATATTACTACAGACCAAAAGTTAGATGCTCCATATGTGGAAACATAGATGAGGGTACCTGCTAGAGATTGACCTATGGATCTTTACACTGGAAAGAGGACTATGTGAATCCTGTCTTTAGCAGAATGTTTAAGGGACTACATAAGAAGCTAAAGAAATAATATTTCACTCTTGAGTGAAGATCCTTATCCTTGGAAGTGAAAGCTTTCACTATACAGCACTTCTTTGGAGGTATTCTCATGGAAATATTAGAGGAGTATAATCCTAGAACTATATGGTCAGCTAGACAGGACAATCCAGAGCTTATAGTACAGGACCTCAAGAAGGCCTTTGACTTAAATGAGGAGCAATGTGAAATAGTCAGGAAGATACTTTTATACAGAGGGGTCAACAAGTGGTTCTATGCTAGGAGACTATTTATCAAGCTAAAGCATGAGGTAAAGGAGATGCTAAAGGCAGATCCTAGAAACAAGACGCTACAGTATATAAATGAGAAGATGCAGAACATAGCTAAGCTACCTAGATGGGTTGAGTTTCCACATACCACCACTCATAACTGGAGAAACATTGAGAAGCAAATAGTAATCAAGGGTAAACACTGCTAAGATCACTTGTGGACTGGTAGATCAGTCTGGAATGATCAAATTCCCTGAGTCCATATATTAATTCCAGACTTTGGAAACACAAAGCTTTATGTAGGAAGCTATGAGAAAAGAATAGATTGATATAGGATGCTTAGAGAACGTTGTGCTAATCCATTTAAGAGATCTAAATGTGGGAATAGTGACATAGTCCTCTACATCTGGTATAAGGGGAGACGATACCCTATTTGTAGTAAATGTTGGGAGAAGATAGCTAAATCTAAGATTGAATGGAGCTATGAGAGGTCATAAATTTGGAGATTGCTTATATCCAGTCTATCAGCCTAATAGATTTCCCAGATACATTATCAGCTATAGTCTTCACTCAGGGATGCAATTTTTACTGTCCCTATTGTCAAAATCCTGATCTCATAAGAATCTCTAGAGGTAAGTTGTCAGGAATTGATGCTCTCAAGTACTTATCTAGGATCTCAGATAAGATAGAGGGAGTTTCAATCACTGGAGGAGAGCCTACCATACAGAAAGACCTTATCAGCTTCTGTAGAGCTATTAAAGACCTAGGTTTGAAGGTTAAGATCGATACTAATGGAAGCAATCCTAAGATGATTAGAGAGCTTCTTGATAGAGATATATTAGATTATATTGCTATGGACTTTAAAGCTCCATTATCTAAGTATCAGGAAGTCACTAGGTCAAATGTTAAGCCAGATAGAATTCTAGAGTCAGCTAGAGCCATAATGGACTTTAGCATCCCATATGAGTTTAGAACTACAGTTGCTAAGGAGCTCCTCACCTTAGACGACATAGTTGAAATCTCCAAAATCTTAAAAGGTGCTAGACTATATGTAGTCCAGAAGGTACGATCCATCAAGACTCTTAGTCATATTCCATTCACTCCATACTCTGACAGTGAGATCGAATCGATCAGGGATACTGTTCTCAATTATGTAAAGTCTTTCCTAGTTAGGTGAAAGTGTAGTGTAGTCCGGACTACACATATTAAGCTTTAAATTTCAGATTGCTTCCTCTCTTATCATGGTGTATCAACATTGTCTGATGATAGGGGAAATGATCCTGACCTAACATTGGAAATTGTACAGAGGCTTTCAAGAGTAGAGACAAAGGTAGATGTGCTGTGCCAGGACTTCAAGGACTTTAAGAATTCATATAGATCCTTTAAGTCTGAGCGGCTATTGCAGTTGCCCTTATCTCGTCCGTTGGACTTGTGATTCAAAAGATCATAGAGATTATACCTGTATTAATATAAAGTGTAGTCCGGACTACATTGAGAGAGGTGAAACACTTGGGAACAAAGGATCTAGTTTATCAATACTTAAAATCTAAAGGATGCTCCTTCATTTCTGAAATTAAGAGGGATCTTTCTCTTCCATCTTATATGATATTTAAAGCTCTAAAAAGTCTTGAAAGAGACGGACTTGTACAGAAGTTTCCAGTAAACTTTTCTAAAGCTAGACACATAGGCCAGATTAGGTTATTTGGTAGAAGAATTGGAAAGTACCTTTACTATACAGACAGAGAGAGCTTAATTTCTTTCCTCTCTAGGAATTTAAACCCCAAAGTATTTAGGCCCAAAGTCTCTCCAAAGCTATTCTTTCCTGCCTTGACACTTGAAGAGTCAAGGACAATACATTATTATATTAAATCTCTAAGAAGTTTAGAATGCATTTCGTAATACTTAAAAAATAGACTGCTTTCTCAGCTCCAAACTAGAAAAAAGAGTTGACATGGTTTGGAGCGTACATCTATATTTACTTCTCTAGGTAAGACAGTTGATGAGATCAAGTCCATTATAGAGGACAAGCAACCTTTGCAGGTGATATACCATGATGATGCTGATGGCCTAGCTTCAATAGCTCTTATAAGGTCGATATTTGATGTAGAGGAGTCTAGCAAGTTCCCCTATAGCCCAGAGATATTTGGAGCTTACAAGGAAGGAGACCTAGCTGTAGACATTGGACAGCCATTGTTCAAGGAATATTCAGGTGTGGTAATAGACCACCATGACCATCCTAATCCCTGGTACCCATTAATTTGGAGTTCAGTACCAACTGGTCTAATAATCTACAGGGTCTTTAAGGACAGGATACCAGATGACAAGGTGTTCCTAGTTGTCCTGAGCTGTCAGGGAGATGGACAGCCAGAGCTAATTCCTGATGAGATATGGGACAAGCTATGGGACACATTATGGGAACACAGAGGAAGCCTGTATAAGGAGAGGTATGGCAGAGGACTTAATGTCTATTCCTACCCATTATTTTCTCTAGTAGCTAGTCCGGTTAACAGCCTATGTAGGACAGGTCATGTCACAGATGCATATAAGCTTGTGACAAGAGCTAGGAGTCTCCATGATATTGTTAACAGTGCTCTAGGGGAAACTGAACGTCAAGCTGTGCAGGAGGAAGAAAGCAGAACATTGGATCCACGTAGCCCACTGAAGATACAGGTAGTGGACGATGTGTTTGGTCTAGTCATGTTTAGGAGTAGATATAACATTGGGAGCAGAATAGCTGCTAGTGTTCTTAGTAAGAATCCATATCTGACTGTCCTAGCTCTCAACTTGACAACCAACTCAATGAGCATCAGAGGTATACTTGCCAAGTACGTGGCCAACAAGTTGAGGAAGCTAGGCTTCCATGCTGGGGGACATGCAGGATACTGTGGAGGTGTACTTCTTAAAGGACAAACTCCAGATCACCTCCTAGAGGCACTACGCAAGATTAGAAGGGTATGATGAGGATGGAATTTGTAAGTGAAAGGAAAGTGTATTGTCCAAGGTGTGGTAGGTCCAGAGGAGTTGTCTTGTGGAAAGAGACTATTAAAGACTCTACCTGGTACTATATCACCTGTAAGCATTGTCACTTGATATTTAGGATAGTAAATCTGGGAGTGTGGAGTGGATATGTCTGAATGGAAGAACTTGGCTATTCCCTCAGAAGAAATTGAGGATGTAGCGTACTTTGTATATAGGAAGGGAACTAGAGTAGTCAAGAACATAGCTCTCAAGACCACTAGAGAAGTTATATTTCTTAACAGCCAGAGAGCTAGGAGACAGTTCCTTAACCATCTGGGTCTACCATTCCTGGACACTGAGCGTATCTATGACTATAGAGAGAGAAACAGAGTTGTTAAGGAGGCCATAGAGAAGAGGTCTCGTCTTGAACGCTCAGGTAGAGCTTCAAAGCTGCTGTTTAGATGTAGGGAGCATCCTAGGTATGGTCTCCAAGCCTGGAGTGTAGTTACTGAGGAGTATGTTGAGATCCCAGTACCTGAAGCTAGGGACATGGCATTCAACATCCTAGAGAAGGTGGTTGGAGGATACAAGCTTGAGCATTCATGGGACTCAGGGTCAGCATGGTACTACAGGGTTATCCTATACAAGGAAGATAAGCCATTAAAGGTAGGGGATATAGCCATCTGTGGGCTAGTATTCAAAATAGGATACTCAGGAGATAAGTCCCTAGCAGTGTATCCATACTGGAAGATCCTGTCATGTCTAAATGGACTGATGTCCCACCATTCAATTCAGATCTATAGGGGAATACATAGAGGAGATAAAGAGAAGATACTGTCAAGGTTTAGATATGCCATCTATGAGGCTCTGGACAAGCTAATGGAGCTAGCTCCAATAATCGATAAGGCTAAGTCTCCAATTTCTGAAGCTGAAGAACGAGCTATGCTAGAGAAAGTGCTACGTAAGTACCCCCAGCATGTTCAGGAAAAAATATGGTATTTACTACGTTCAAAGTATAGGGATGAGACTGGAGTGTACAAGCTGTCACAAGCATTGTCTGATGTAGCCTCACATGGAATAGGGATTACTGATAGATATGCTCAGGAGCTGTCTAAAGATGCCTATAGACTTATAACCCGGTGTAGTCCGGACTACACAGAAATAAAAGGAAATGGTAGAGAATGAGTAACGATACAGTTTGGGTAGTCCTTGAAGCTAAAGACACTAGTTCTCTTCTATATGAAATAGAAGGAAAGGAGCTTGAATGGCACCAGAAGTATGGACGGGACAAGTGTAAGTTTGGCAGTCAATGTGTCCACTGTTGTCCGATTTGCTGTTGCATAATCGAAGATATCAAGGATGAAGAAGGGAGGCTAATCGGCTTTAGACTTATGGGAATGAGGTTTGAACCGAAGAAGGAGGAGAAATAATGCTGATTACTAGCAGAGAAGTCTCAGTAGATGTAGAGGGAGACAGTGTACAGGAGTGTATAAGGAACTTCTTTAGGCCAGATGGACAGGTAATTCCCTTCAGAATAGTTCCTAGCTTGTATAATTTAGGACTAATAAATGGGCAGGTTGCCGTAGCCAATCTGCTTAGGACAATATTTGGATCTGACACTCCAATAGGATCAGCCATAATTGAGGCTAGATCTATCCTTAAGCAGTTAGCTGAAGAGGACAGATGGATGACAGACTGGAATAGGAAGTGAGAACATGGATATGGAGAACAAAAGCTTTGATATCCTTGTTCCAATTAATGTGGAAAGGTCTAAGCATATTATAATTACCCTGCTTCCAGAAGCTGTAAAAGATATCTTTGATGAAATTGTTAAGATGAGAACTAGAGGGCTAGATGTTACTGGAGTCATAGTAAATGAAAAAGCATTTACCACTAAGTCCTCATATGCTGATTTCCATAGGGTGCTGGAAAGGTTCAATCAGAGAATGATAGGTACAATATTTGGATGCAAAGTATTCCTGTACTTGGGAGCTCCAAGGGTATTTGCAATTGGAGAATAAAATGGAGGACATTATAGCTTGACAATTATTATGGATAGCAATGAAGCTTCAGAAGCTCCAGCAATAAAGCAGAAGCTTAGGGAAAGAGGGATTAGAGTAGAAGTCCAGCATCTAGAGGTAGGAGACTACATTATTGGAGGACTATGTGTAGAGAGAAAGGACATTGATGACTTCATAGCTTCAGTGAATGACAGGAACAACCGTTACTGGAACCAGCTGTATAATATGAAGCTTAATTATGACAGGAGAATTCTATATGTGGTTGGACAGTATCCTAGAAGGGTACCTAAGTATAAGAACAGACCATTCCTCCTACATGACTTCATGGTTTGGGTGTCATGTACATCATACTATTCATATCAGGTTCCTGTAATCCATGTCTTTACTTTAGATGAGTTCATAGACCATCTAGTCTGCTACCACAACAGATATGGCAAACTAGGTAAGTCTATTAGACCACTAAGAGCTAAGAAGGTTAAGCGGACTACATTTCAGATCTGCAGTGACATATATTCCATGTTCCCTGGTATTGGAAGACAGGTAGCTGATGAGCTTGCTAGGGAATATTCACTACATAAGTTTTTTAATATGGACAGAGATCTAATGTCCAAAGTCAAAGTTGGGAAGCGTAGGTTAGGCATTAGGGGAGAACGTATGTATGACATTATCCATTACGATCATAAATTAGAAGAGGTGAAGTGAAATTGGATTTGGAAAAGTCTGAAGTAAGTAGATCTGAAAAAGAACCAGTCCTAAGAGACTCGTTTACAAATCTACTAGAAATGTTAGACATCATAGACGATATTTGGGAAAGGATAGATCTCCTCCATGCTATGATGGATGTTAGCTTTGAGGAGTGGGAGCCTAAACCGTCAGCTAGACCTGTCCATGAAAAGAACTTTAGATTTGGAATGTACAGTCTATCTAACTTCATACAATGTCAACTTGTAGAGATAAAGCTGAGTCTGGACAATCTGATCTCTAAATTTGTTACAGAAAAACCTCAGGCACATGAATCATGTTAACAAAAATAAAGGAGGAATGAGACATGAGTAATGTTCCGAATGAATATGTAGAGAAAATAAGGAAGTGGGCTGAGAAATACGCTATACCGTTAGGAGAGCTGGAAACAGAGCTTACTGAGAACTATGCTAGTGTCACAGAGGAGCATCCTAGCTACTCTGATGGTAGAAAGTGGAAAATAGCCTACAAGAGGCTAAGGGCTAGGATAATCAGTGAAGAGGAAGCTCCATTCAGTCCAGCTGTCATGTACACAGCCATGTTCTGTGGAGCTGAGAAGCTTAAGAACTCTATAGACCAGAAGAAAGCCAGGATACTAAGAATGTCCAAGGCAGATCAGCTAAGATACCATCCGGACGAGGACACATGGATAGATCCTAACACTGGAGAGGCCATAGATGACAGCACACCAGTATGGGTAAGGACATTCTATGGTATAGGTAATGCAGGTGGAGACCTAGATCCGGCTAGAGCTGCATTCCTAAAGCTAGAGGCATGGAGAGACCAAGCACAATCAATTGAATATGATCCATATACTGTCTATAAGTTCAGAGCTGTAAGTAAAGCTCAGAAGGCATCTAAGGATTGGTATTTAGGGGCTACCACAGCCACCAAGCTAAGACCCCATTCTAAACAGCTAGGTGAAGAAGAGCTAGTAGATTTCCTAACAAAGCTAGTGGAGAACCGTCAGCTGAAGCTCTTCAAGAGCAAAAGGGACATATTGACACTAGCTAAGACATGGGAAGGCTTCCAGGATCCAGTGTTCATTGAAGCTGAGGTTGGAAGGATAAGGATGAGGGAGAACAGTGACTCCAATGTGGTGGATCTACTGGACATTGATGAGGAGGGAGGAGCCATTATGCAGGCATATGTACCTAAGTATCTGGAGATAGACTTCACTGAGGGACAGGATGTGCTGTTCCTAGCTACATTTGGAGAGATAACATTCCGTACTGGGAGGTCTAGGCTAGCAGCGTTTGTACGTGGATTCATCAGTCTACCAGAGGGAATTGAGATATAGTGTAGTCCGGACTACACAATATGGAGGAGAGATGTTGAGTACACCTGAAAAATGTCCACTGATCAAAACATGTAAAGAGAAGGTACCCAAAGACATCTTTGAAGACATATGTATGACTCCTGGATGGATTTACTGTGAAAGTGCAGTTGAGGAAGCTAAGAAACACTTCAAGCTCCCTAGAGAATGGATGAAAGAGTATGAGGAGGAGATGGAGTAATGGAAGTGAAGGATATATTAAGTGATCTTATCACTGAAGTTACATTGTACTTTGGAGAGCCCTGGAGATACAAGAACACTGAGGGAGTTATCCTCCCAATAATAGCTAGGGCTTCATGGGAAAGGAACTATGTCCTACTTTCGGAGGTACAGGACCAGGTTAAGATAACTGACACTGGAAGCATCAGTAAGCTAAATGTAGAGAACAGCTCTGACAAGAATGTCCTCATTAGAACTGGAGAAATGTTAAAAGGGGCTTCAACTCAGCCAAGGACATTCCAGCGTTCAGCTGTCATAGCTCCTAACAAGAAGAGCCTCATAGACGTAAGATGTATTCAAGCTTCACACCCAATATTGCCTAGTAGCAGATTCACAGCTACTGGATGGTATACTCCTAAAGAGGTCAATGAAGTCCTACTGTCTTCTTATTATACTCATAATAGGCAGGGTGCTGTATGGCAATGCATCAACAGTATCAGCACTACATATCATGCATTAGTGTCAGCATCAAGTCCAGAGCTAGCTACTTCTCTTAGCTACACAGATTCTCTGATAGATGCTCAGAGGACTTTGGAGTCTGGACTCAAAGTGCTAAGTGAAATGATTAGCCATGTCCCCATACATTCCAAGCAGGTAGGAGCTGTATTCTTCAAGGGAAACAAACTACTAGGGCTAGAGATGTTTGACAGTCCAGATTCATGGAATGCTTCGTATGAAGCTGCTATCAAGAAGTATGGTTACAACCTAACAAGCCCAGTGGATGAGTCAGTGCTAGATGTCAAAGTTAGAGCTGAAGTTGTAAAGAAGAAGGCTAAGGAGTTCATTAGGAAAATCATTGAATCCAAGATACATGACAAGGTAGAAACTGGGCTCTATGAGTCCGCAATATTGGAGAGCAAGGATATAGTTGGTGAATATGTAAGGATGGACGACAGAGTAATCTATTTAGTGGCATTAGCAAAGGATCCTAGCCAAAAGCCTCCTAGCACCAGGACTTTTCCATCAACACAGACAATTACGTTTCCTGATGTGACATTCACAGGCTGGAGTGTGGAATGAAATTGGTTGACTTTAGGGAAAGGTTGAAATGGGTTACACCTGGAGAATGGGAGCTAATAAAGATCCCAGTAGAGGACATCAGGGGAATATCAAAGTTTAATGTTAGACAGATAGCTCCTGAGATGGAGATAGACATTCTAGCTAAATCCCTTAAAGTATCTGGGATCAACATAGTCCCAGTTGTCCTTGATGAGAACAATGAGGTCATAGCTGGTGGACGTAGATACATGGCTGCTAAACGTGCAGGGATAAAGGAGCTATTTGCCATTAGGAAACCTATGAATGAGAAGGAAAAGCTAGTATACTCGATGATTGAGAATGTAGTCCGTCTAGACTTACATCCAGAGGACAAGTTCAACTTTGCACTGAAGATGCGTAGAGCAGGGTTCAATGTAACAGAGATAGCTGAGATCCTAGGTGTGCATAGGCTCACAGTTACTGAGTGGCTAAAGTGGCATGACATCCCACCAATATTACAGGAAACAGAAGAAGGGGCTAGGAGATACCAACAACTATCACAGAGGACTAGAAAGAAAGTTAGACCACTCCTCAAGAAGGAGCCATTCAGGAAGAATGTTGACAGTGCAGTTAAGCTGATGAAGGTGGCTGAGAAGGGACCTACAAGGGAAGTGGAGCAGATACAGAAGGAGACTAATCTTGGGCTGTATCCAAACATGGACTTCCATGAGGAGATAGCTGAGCATGAGGAGGAATATTCTCTACACCACATCAGGTTCCATAAGGATCTAGAAAGGAGGCTAGTTAAGGTCTTCAGATATATGGGATGTGGCTTCTCAGATGGTGTAGTAGCCCTGCTAGAGGAGATACTACCAGATAAAGAGAAAGAACTGGGGATAGTACCTAGTTGAGGAGTAAGAAACTAGTGGACATCGAAATTAAGAGAGCTTTGGATTTTGCTATGAAGCTAGCTTTGACATTTAGGAGTAGGGTTGGAGCAGTTCTAGTAGCCGAGAACAACAGGGTATTTCTGGGATTCAATATTGAGAACTACTGTCACAAAGGCTACCATGCAGAGGAGACAGCTCTCATAAATGCCCTACTACATGGATATAGAGGCATAATGCTTAAAGAGCTCTATTTGACATATGACTTCCATGAACACTCAGAGAATATCTATCCAATGTGTGGACATTGTAGGCAGCTATACTGGGAGTTTACCCATCCAGACCTATTTGTCACGGTAGTAAATCAGAAAGGAGAAATAATGTACAGTGGGAAGCTTTCAGAGCTATATCCTTTCCCATATCCAAGAATAGATAGAAATGTAGTCCGGACTACATGAGGAGCTTAACGTATGGCTATTGAACTATCCTTGTGCAACATCGATTACCAAATACATGATGACAAGCCAATAGTCTATTTATTTACTAGAGACTCTAATGGAAAACAGATTATAATTCCAGATGACACCTTCGAGCCATACTTCTATGTTGAAAGTAGGGCTCTATTAGACCCTAGAATAAGGAAGATCATTGGTATCCTTGGAAAGGAGCTTTCTCCTAGGGTTAAGAGAATAGACTTTGAATATCATGGCCTCACTAGGCTAGGAGTCTCAGAGCTAGCTAGGGTAACCTGTAGGGTTCCTGGTGATGTGGCTGAGATAAGGAGGAAGCTTCATAGTCTTAGCCCTCCTATAGAGACGTTTGAAGCTGACATCCTATTTGTCCTCAGATACCTAATTGATAGAGGAATAAAGTGTGGAGTCCTATACGATCCTATATCTAGAAAGGTTCTAGGTCCAGCTGAACCCGAGAGCAATTATAGAGTCCTGTTCATAGACATTGAAGTCCTAGCTAAGAACCAACGTGAGCTGCAAAAGTATCGGGGACCTGTCATAATAGTTGGCTTTTATGACTCCTATACTAGACAGTATTTTGTCCATTATACTGGCCATTATCCGCTTAGAGGGTTATCGTCTCATTTCAAGTACCATCCCAATGAAACATCATTGCTACAGAGCATTATTGACTATCTTTCTAACGAGGATACTAGACCAGACTTTATCCTTTCCTTCACCACTTTTGATATGATATATCTTCTTAGGAGGATGATCTTCAAGGGGCTAGACTACAGAGCTATCTCTCCAATTAGACATGTCAAGATAGATAGCAGGAGACACCAGATCCTGATAGGTGGGATGGAGTACCTGGACATTGGAGAGATATATCGGACTTTGTATCGTAGACATGCCAAGTACTTTTCATTAGAAGATATCTGTAGAGTAGCTTTGGGACACAGATATAGGAAGATACCTCTAAAGTATGGAGATGTATACAATACTTGGCTGATGGACAGGAGAGATGTAGTATTCTACAACCTCAGAGACGTATATTTGATAAAGAAGCTTGCATACCACACTGCCTTGTTAGAGTCCCTTGATGTTATTAGACGTAAGATAGGAGTTAGAATGTCAGATGCCCTTACTCCTTCTAGGATAGCTGACGTTGCACACCTAAGGCTCCTACATGGAAAAGTAGCCCTTCCAACCAGACCTATAGAGAAGCCTGAGCATCTAGATCGGTTGAAGTACAAGGGAGCTGAAGTATTCGAATGTAAGGGAGGTATCTATGATAATGTCTTGGGAATAGACTGGGAAGCTATCTACACTAACGTCATGAAAGCATTCAATATTGGGTACAATACACTAGATCCATATGGCAAGCTAAAGATAGATGAGAGTCATAGGTTTAAGTCTCCAGATGAGGAGGAAAGCTGGACAGTCCAAATTATAAAGGATATTGAACCATTGCTTCAGGAGAATAAAAGGCTAATCAAGGAGGCCCAGAAAGCAGGTGATGAACGGCTAGTAAACTTGTTGAAGGCTAAGCGTCTAGGCTTGAAAGCAATATTGCATGGCCAGTATGGCTACTTTGGCTTTAAAGGGGACCCTAAGAAAGGATATCCAGCATCTAGATTGCTATGCATCACCATTGCTGAAGCAATAGCCATGGTCCCTAGAATAATACAGGAAGAAGGAGTTAAAAGGGCAGCTGATGAGTTAGGTTATGAGCTAATATATGGGGATACTGATTCATTATACGTTAAGCTTCCACCTAACACAAGTCCAGAAACAGTGAGAGATCAGTTTCAAGAAAAGCTATCGGAGTTTATTAGGAAGAGATGGAACATTGACCCTGGATACTTCAAGCTTGATATCGATGTTCTATTCAAGCGTGTGATCTTCCTATCTAAGAAACGATATGCAGGGATAGATAGCAATGACATGATTGTCAATAAGGGACTGGAAATAGTCAGGAGAGACCAGTCTATACTTACATCTAGAACTCAGGAAGGACTTATCAGACATATCTTTAAAGAGAGCAGTAGGGAAGCAATTAAGAGATTTGTAGCTGAGCAAGTAAGCAGGATGTATTCAGCTCCATTGATGGAAATAGCTGTCCCAGCTAACCTGAGACATAGAGTTGAAGAGTACAAGACTAGCTCCCAGCATCTAAAGGCATTTGTGTTTTCCAGGGACTATCTCAATATCCCATTAGCTGAGGGAGAAAGATTCTACTATGTCCTAATCAAGCCTATAAACGCTAGGTGTAAGATTAGGATAGGTGACAAGACACGGACATTCACCCCTGATGGTGTAGCCTTCACTCATCCAGACCAGATAGCTGGGGAGCTAAGTATGAGGGTTGAGAGCACACTACTAGATTTCTTCAACACCCAGATGAACAGCAAGGTTCAGCTGGAAATAGATTATGAACGGATGGTGGACAAGACAATAAAAGGGAAAGTTCTACCTTTCCTGGAATTGTTACATATATCATGGGAAGAAATTATGGATGAAGTTTGCAAGATGAGAAGTCTAAATAGATTAAGCTAGGGTGATAAATATATAATGAGAGTTTTAGTTACTGGTGGATGTGGATTCATAGGGAGCAATCTAGTGGAAAAACTAGTTGATGAAGGGAATACTGTGACCGTATATGACAACCTGCATACTGGATCAAGAGACAATATCTCTGGCTTGGACGTTGATGTTCATATCCAGCTACGAGCAAGGCCCTACAAGAACCTATTGAGAGAGGTAAAAGACGTGGATGTAATATTTCATTTGGGCATGCCATCCAGCTCTCCAATGTACAAAGATGACCCTGAGCTAGTTGCTTGGACAATCAATGATGCAATTGATATTTTCGAATACTCAAAGGAGACTGGTTGTAAGGTGGTGTATGCTAGCTCAAGTAGTCTCTACAACGGCAACATTGTCCCCTTCAGAGAGGACATGGACATTTATATCACTGATTACTACACTGAAACCAGATATTGGATAGAGAGACTGGCTCATTTGTATAATACCCTGTTTAGTGTACAATCAGTTGGTCTAAGGCTCTTCAGTGTCTATGGTAGAACGGAACATTACAAGGGGAAATATGCAAACATAGTCACCCAGTTCCTATGGTCAATTAGCAGGGATCGTCCTCCATTGATCTATGGAGTTGGCACACAATCAAGGGACTTTATACATGTGGATGATGTGGTAGAGGCATTTATCTTAGCTTCAAGAAGGGACTTTGAATGTGAAATATTCAATGTAGGAACTGGAGTTTCATACTCGTTTAATCAGGTGGTTGAGATAGTAAACAAGGCTCTAGATAAGAACGTTAGGCCAGTTTATGTCCCCAACCCAATTAAGAACTATGTGTATCACACGTTAGCTGACACCACTAAGGCATCTAGGATGTTAGGGTTCCAATCTAATATCTCATTGGAGGATGGGATTCAACGTTTAATTAAGGATTATAAGATAAGGTGATGTCTATGAGTTCAGATCTAGATGAAGCATACAAATATTGTCCACAGTGCCATGTTGAGACTAAGAAGACAGTTGTCACATACATTAAGCCTCAACATGGAATATTCAAGACTGACTTGTCCAGTAGGAAGACTAAGAAAAAGGTCACTGAGACCACATATGAATGTCCAAAGTGCGGATGGAGCTACTGGGTTATACAGGAAGAGGAGGAATAGTTAGGGATGGGCATACATGTAAAGATTAGGAAGGAGCATGGTAAAGCATACTTAATTGGGAAATATCTAGTGTCTAGTAGGGCTAAATACCCATTATCAACTTATACTAATGTGCCCCATGAGGATTTGAGGAAAATAATTGAGAAGACTCTAGAGCTAGAAATTAAAAACAGAGTCATAAGGGACTCTCTTGATGAGCTCCTTAAGCAATACTCTGGAAGCTTGTTGATAGATGGACTTCAAGTAAGAGTGTTGGTTGACAGCTCAGTAAAGGAGCCACTCTTAGTGGTAACTCCAGATGACTACTCAAGGATAATTGAGCTTGAAGGATTCGTGTTTCTGGAAAGTGAGGTAGATGAGTATAGGAATAGACCAGACTAGGACAAGGGACAAGCTAATGTCCATTGTCCCAGAGGGCATACGTCCAGAGATATATGACACTGAGTTCTACAGCAACTTTAGCCCAAACCCTGAAACACTAACGTTCACTATGAAATTCAAGTATAAGGGACAGGTACTCCAGATTACGATAGGCTATTCGATGCTAGAAGATCAGGAAGCTCTAGATGAGCTTAGGAAGAGATTTGCATTTGCTATTCAGAGGCTAAACGAGATGATTGAGCAGGGACTTGTATTGACCTCTATTCGTCCAAAGAATAAGGAGTACATTGCGTAACAGGTGTCCAGCTTTGACTAAAAACAAAAGATCATCTAGCAAAGAGAGGACTTTAGCTGATTTCTGTGACAGGTGTGGAGACTGCTGCAGGGACTTCAGCATAAGGCTACGTCCAGAGAAGAGTCTGCTAGAGACTTTGAGGTTCAGGTATGGTGATGGCTTTAGAGACAACGATGTACATTTGCTGATAGACAAGAATGGAGACGTCTATATCAGGCTGTTCCGTCCATGCCAGTTCCTAGCAAATGGGAATGAATGTATGATCTATGATGAGAGGCCAGAGATATGTAGGAATTTCTACTGCTCCAAGGCTAGGAACAGATATGACGCCTGGAAGTCTCTCCATAAGAGGAACAAGGATAAAGAGAAGGATGACGTTTAGCTTCTATAGTGTAGTCCGGACTACATCTGGTGAGGACTATGTATAGTGTGGATGTAACCAGACAGGTAGTAGAACAGCTTAGACATTTCCCTGAGCTAGCTCTGTTCTTTGATACGCACTTTGTAATTAAAGACAAGGTTTCCATAGTACCAGTCTTCACTAGGGAGGGAATGACATTCCCCAAATATTCCGTTATAGCTAGAAGAAACATCACATTCATTGACAAAATAAGATATTATTTTAGAGATTTTGTTCTCTACATGAGATATCTAAGGTGATATTTGATGGTGGACTATATAATTAAACAATTAGATATTGACATTTGGGAAATAATCTCTCCTAAGGGAGAACTTTATCATGTCTGGATAGACGCTAACGGAATCTTTAAATGCACATGTCCACATCACGTCTATCACAAAGGAAAAGTAGAATGCAAACACATTAAGATGGTGAAAAAACGCTATTTGAGGGAATGATATTGAGTAACTTAACGGATATTAAAGGCTTAGGGCCTAAGAAAGCTGAGCTTCTAGAGGAGAAGGGAATAACAACTATAGAGCAAGTGTCCATCATGGAGCCTGAGGAGCTAAAGGTTATTCTAGGTGTCAACCTCAACAAGGCTAAGGAAATACTGGAGTCAGCTAATGAGCTCACTGAGGGTAAGATAAGGCTGATGACAGCTAAGGACATCTATGAAATAAGGAAGAAGACCATCAAGAGGATACCTACTGGGTCAGCAGCTCTTGATGAGATGATAGGTGGAGGAGTACCTACATGTTCGCTGGTAGGGCTGTTTGGACGTCTGGGAAGTGGTAAGTCCCAGACTTGCTATCAGCTAATAGTAAACTGCATGAAATATTTAGGTAGAAAAGCAGCTTTCATAGAGACAGAGCCCCAGACATTGGACTTAGATAGGATACTACAAATGGCCAATGATCAGGGAGTTGAGCTAGACTTAGATGATATCTATGTCATCCCAGCTGAGATGATAGACAGTCCAGAATGGCTGTACAAGGCATACCAGTTTATCCATCAGCGTATCCTTGAGGGCATGGACATTGGGCTAATAGTAATAGACAGCTTCAATGCTCCATTTACTCAGACAGCTAGGGAACATCTACCTATCAGGTCTAGAGCTCAGCGTAGACATATAGGGTTCCTGCAAATGCTAGCTAGGAAATACAACATAGCTGTAGTAATGACATTCCAGGTGATGGGAGTCCCAGATCAGGGGCAGCAGCTTCAGGCTAGAAAGGACTTTGGAATAATGTATCCTCCAGTGGCATCTGAAGCTGTGAAGCATGGAGTTAACTACTGGATAGCTCTAAGGAGAAAAGCTGCATCCAAGGGACCATTTCATGAAGCTACACTGGCTGATGGTCCAATGCCTAGGGCTACAGTTGAATTCTTGATAGACAAGATAGGCATAAGAGATATTGGTGGACGTAGAGGAGCTTAAGTGTAGTCCGGACTACATTCAAGAGGCATATACATTGACAGATGCTCGTGAATCTATATTCAAGAACAAAGCAAATGAATTGTTAGAGTTCTTGATTGAGAAGGACAGGAAATATGCTGGTGACATTCCATTAGGGAATATTAAGGAATATTCAACAAAGTGGGACATATCACCTCTCAAGGTGTTGCTTGTTAGGATTCATGACAAGCTCAATAGAATATCAAAGAATCTAGATGACAAGGAAATACTTAGAGAAGAGATCAGGGACATTTGGGGATACTCATTGATCATCCTAATCTTGATGGATGAAGGTGTTGAAGTGTAATGCCTAAAATAGTTATTCTAGGATCATGCAAGTATGAGCCATATGAGATAATGTTTGTACCTAAGAAAGTATCTGAAGAGCTGTATAATACTGAGGAAGGATACAGGATAGCCTCTAAAAAGTGCTACACAGCTATTGATGAAGCTGATGAAGTCTGGGTATATATTCCTGAAGGAATGGGAGAGCATACAACCAGGGACTTTGAATATGCACTTTCAAAGAACAAGAAAATATTTCTAGTAGTTGACTTTGAAAAGTTCAAGATATGGCAAAATATAGTCCTGAAGCTCAAGGAGCTTTTAACCAGAATGTGGATTGAAATTATTAAGGAACTAGAGAAGATAGGACGGTATGAACTTGGACTATGAGAAGTGGACGAACAAGATCTACTTAGGAGATGCATTGTCAGTACTCAAGAAGCTACCTAGCAACCTAGTGAATTGTATAGTCACTTCTCCTCCATACTACAGACTTAGAGACTATCAGGTGGAGGGACAAATAGGGCTGGAGGACACTCCTCAGGAATACATTGAGAGGCTAGTAGATGTCTTTAGGGAAGCTAGGAGAGTTCTTAGGGACGATGGGGCCCTATGGTTGAACCTAGGGGACACTTACTATTCTGGTAAGGGAGAGATCTATTCTGGTAGAAGCTCAGATGACTACACTAAAGCTGTGTCCCATAGCTGGAGACCTAAAGTCTTTAGCAACTGGCTTAGACATAAGCAACTGTTACTGATCCCTCCTAGAGTAGCCATAGCTATGCAGGAGGATGGATGGCTCCTTAGGAATGTTGTTGTCTGGGAGAAGACAAATCCAATGCCCTCTTGTTTATCTGAGGATACAGAGATTTACATTCGAGAGAACAATCAAGTCAAAGTTCTTACTTTAGGAGCACTTTATGCTAGTGGTATAGAAGGGAAGGAAATATTAACACCTCATGGCTGGAAAAGAATCAGGAAAATATGGAAAGTGAAAAAAGAAAAATACTTACAATTCAGGTTTGGTTCTTCCAGTGAGGTTAAATGTTCTTTAGATCACCGATTTCCTGTTAGTCATGACAATAGAAGGAAAAATTATGAAGTCAAGAAAGCAAAAGACTTCAGGGACGACCCTCACAGAATGCTAGATAGGTTGCTTTTTGTTCCAATAGGGAAATTTCTAGAAGGTAACATAAAAGAGATATATGGAGTGAAGTTGGACTATGAGCTAGGCAGGTTCCTTGGTCTAATAGTAGCTGAGGGCGGTTTTAATGCTCCACGAGGCCATCAATGTAAAATTACTCTTTCAAGAGAAGAAAAAGAGACCCTTAGCTTCTTTACGAATGTTCTAAAAGAAAGATTTAACCAGTATTTTAGCATCTATGAAATGGACAACTATGTGAGTTGCCTATTTAGTTCTCTGTTAATTAGAAAGCTCTATGAAAAAGTCTGTAAAGGTAAGTGTAAAGAAAAAGAGCTTAACTTGAATTTTATTCTGAATACACCTCTTGAGTTTAGACAAGGTCTGTTCGATGGAATTATTGAAGGAGATGGGCATTATGATGAAAATGGAAGGATTAGCTATGGGACAGCTTCCGAAGCTCTGAGGAACCATGTTTATCTCTTAGCAAGTTCGATAGGCTTACTTGCTTCTAGACATCCTCCCATAAAACGACTTGATAAAAGAACTCAGAAGGTATATACTTTATATCCCCTAACAATTCCACTTTCTCTTCAAAGGGAAGTTATCAAAGGTGAAATGGTAAAGATGGGCTATTATAATCGAAAACTCCAGAAATATATCCCTTCAAAATATCGTAATGAGTTCTATGCCAAAACGCTGAAAATTACAAATATTAAAGTTGAGAAGACAGAGTGTGAATTAATAGATTTAGAAGTGGAAGGTGGTCTATTCCTGATTAATGGTGGACTAGTTACTCATAACTCGGTAAAGGACCGTTTAAGCTGTACTTGGGAGTATATGTTCTTCTTTGTTAAGAATGAAAAGTATTATTTCGACTTAGATGCTATCAGGGTTCCACATAAATCTAAGATAAGACAATATGGGATACGTCCAAAACAGAAGGCTAGTCCAGACTCGGTTGTTGGTGGTCCACATCGTCTCACTAGGGAATATCATCCTCTAGGGAAGAATCCAGGAGACACATGGAGCTCTAGTGAGCTAGAGGAAAAATTCACTCAGGGAATTCTGTTAGTTAGAGAAGCAATGGAACAGAGTGATCGAACATACAAAACCAAGTATACTGGAACAGGGATGGAAGGCAAACACTTTGCTTCGAGAGAAGGTAGAATAGCTAAAAGCAGAGAAGTGGCTAAAGCAGTGGCTAAACAGATATTCCCTGATAGTCCAGCATTGCAGAGACAATTCATCAAGTTCTACCATAATTTTGTTGGGCATCCATTTGGAAAGAATCCAGGGGACATATGGAAGCTACCAACAGCTAGCTTCAAGGAAGCCCATTTCGCCGTATTCCCTAGTGATCTAGTTAAGAGACCAATATTGGCAACTTGTCCACGGTGGATATGTAAAAAATGTGACAGGCCTAGAGAACGTGTAGTTAAGATAGAGAAGCTAGAGCCTGAAGATGACTCTACCAGGAAGAAGAGAGGAAGATCACAGGCTAAAATGGCTGTGATGAGGGAAGCCCCAAGCAAGGGATGGCTATCTATCCACAGGACTGTTGGATGGACAGACTGTGGATGTAATGTGGGATGGAGGAAGGGAATAGTGCTAGATCCATTCTGTGGGTCTGGAACTACATTGTATGTAGCTCAGCAGCTAGGAAGGTCCTGGATAGGTATAGACATTAAGCCTGAATATGTAGAGATGAGTAAGCGTAGGATAAGTAAGATATATGCAGATGACCTGTCCAGGTGGATATAAAATATGAAGAGCCTGTTTAGGAAGCTTAGGGAATGGAAATGGTTAATCCTATGGTTCGTAAGCATACAGATCTTCTTCAACACACCATTATACGTTACTAGTTGTTTACTGAAAGCATCTATGACGATGGTGTCCCGGACTACTAGCTTTCCTTTCAGTTTACAAGATTAATTCAGATCATATAAAATGACTTAACCTTTAAAAGGATAATGTAAATAGAATAAGGATGGTGTAAAGCTTGACCTATGATTCAAATATATACTATCATGAAGAATTCCAGCCATTAATTGCTTCAGCATTCTATTTCAGATGTCCACAATGTGGATACCTAGTGCAATCTAACTGGAAACACTGCCCTCTTTGTGGAAGGAAGCTAGAGACAACAGGGATTTGTTTTGATTTTCCAAATAATAGGACTGATACAAGCTCGAATTTGTATTAGGAGGAGTTTTAAATTGAAGTCAATAAGACTTTATGTTGATGGAGGATGCTTCCCTAACCCAGGAGAGAAAGCTATAGCTGTTGTCACAGCTGATGGTGAGGTTCTGGAAGCTAAACGTACTGGATATGGAACAAACAATGAAGCTGAATATGAAGCCTGTATTCGAGGACTTGAAAT